GGCGATGACACTCATTTAACCTTTTTTGAAATGCTGGGAAACTGGTCTCTGGGAGATTATTGGAAAGAAGATGCCATCAAATGGTCATTCGAATTTTTAACGAAAGAATTAAAAATTCCATTAATAGTTGTTTTATAAGACGGGTCTAATTGAAAATACCAGCTTGAATTTGGTAAATTCCATTCAACAATAAATTCAGCAAACCCATCTTTGATTGTTATTAAATCAAGTTCGTTGTTTTCAAAATTAACGCTCTGATCAATATTTGATATAATTGCAAGCTCAGATGTGCCTGCAATGTAATCAATTACAAAATCTTTAAAGTGCCATCTACCATCTAAAAATTTTTCAATTTCGTCAAAACTAACTACAATTGCATCTTGGTGCAAATCAGATAATTGATTACTAACGGAAACAATTCCTTTTGTTTTTTTATCATAATAGACATAATACTTAGTGTCCATATACTAGCTCCAATTTTTGCAATAGTTTATCAGATAAAAAATCTTTTTCTATGTAATGAAATACTCTAGACTGCTTGATGTTACCAACTACTAACTCGCCTTTTGAATTTAAAATAGCAGAAACAGAACGCTGCCACGACGATGATGGAGCTACCCAGCCTTGCAATGCAGGACGCATATGTATAAATTCTAACGGGCTAGCTGCATCAATCGCATCAATACCAGACAATTGGATAGTAATTGCAACCGCTTTGTCCATACTTAAAAAATCTTCATATAATTCAGGTGCAAATATTGTATAACATTCTTGCCAGTTATTGCACACAAATTCTAAACATTTATAAAACTCATCTGCAACTAACGACTTTTTAAAATAATGCAACGCACAATACGAATTAGGTAAATTGTTTACAACAAAAGACTGTCTATATACAGTATCAACAACTGGGTCTAATTTATAATTCTTAATCTTAGAGCAATAATTAACATCATAAGTACTACACTGTTCCCACCACGAACTAATGTCTTCTAACATTAGCATGTCGGCATCTAAAACAATCGTTTCTTCATACGGTGTTACATGATATAGTTTCCATCTGTTTTCAGCCTTATATCTCGAATCTGTGTTGTCTGTCCACGGGATTGGAATAATTTGATCAAATACGTGCTTATAGTTTTCCGGAACTTGATCATTTGTTACTAACGACACTGCATTAGTTATACGTTGACTAATTTTTATGCTCAATGCTAACGCATATGCTTGTTTGAGATAATCAACGTCTTTAGTATTCTGAACTAGTATTAAAAATCCTTTAGACACCTGCACCTCCATCAATTACACGACTTAGGCTCATTTTATTCATAACATGAACATCTATTCCAGATGTCTTTGCTGCAATGTATTCACCGAGGTAATTTTGTTTTTCAACAAGGAATTGCATATCAGTATCGTTAATGCTAATTAATAGATCCCTGTCTTGCACGTAAGACATAATACCCGGCAAATGTGTTGCAAATTCTCCATTTGTTTTTCCATTCATAATATGTATTGCAATACTAAATGCAAAATCATTTCTAAAAATAGTAGACCCCATACTGTATAACATTCTAAAATATACCCAATTAGACTTTATATAAGTTACTAAATCAAAGAAAGCTTCGACTATAGGGTCTTTCTGAAATACAAAAACTGTTGCCCAATAAAAAGGAATAGAATAAGGATTTATTCTCTTAAAGTATGTAGTATCACGCCATCCTGAAATATCAAAACTATCTCGATATATTTGGAATACATCATCACGTTTAAGAGCAATTTTAAGTATGTCTGAGTTAATAATATAATCGCTATCTAATACTAATGTCTTATCGTACGGTGTTAACTCATACGCTCTATTTCTAGTAACATTTTTCCACTCAAGTCTTTTAGATGTTAGTGATCCATCATAAAAATCTTTTTTATTATACTCAGTCAATTCTGTGCTAATAACTTTATCAAAATTATGATCAGGGATAGTGCTAGTTAGCCAATCAGGGCTGTCAGTAACAATGCTAACAGGAATGTCTAAGAACTTCTTTACGCGACTTGCTGCAAAATTTGCAATTTTTACATAATCCACATTTGAATTATTATGAGCAAAAATTAAAGCACCTGTAGTCATAGCTTAACAATATCCTCAATTTTTCTTTTGGATTTTATTTCTGCAAACTTTGCAGCATACTCATTAATTGCTTGAAAGTAAGTTTCTACAATATTATTGTAAATCTCTTGGACGTTATTAATTTAGATTGGAAAATTGTTAGAATCAATAAAAGGAACATCAGTATTATGTCCTAATTCCAAAACAGATTTTGTAAATGTAATCAAGTCAGTTGAAACTTTAAAAGTTCCGCCATTTTGATAGTAGACTAATTTTTGATTAAATTCTTCTAGTATTATGCGCCGTTGGTTTGACAATGTTGCCATGTAATTAGCAACACCAAATGCTTTTTCTATTCTTTCATCCATAAAGATACCTCAAGTAGTATAATAGTTTATACTAGTTGAGGTATAATGTCAAGCGTTATTGGTTAACCAATACTTGAAGATGTTGCTGGCGGAACTGATATTGATACGTTTGATGTTGACGGACGACGTATTTGTACAAAGCTAGTAACAGTGCCTCCTACTGATTCGTCAATTCCCCAACCGCCTGGGCTAGAATCATCACGCCATTGAAGTACAAATTGCAATTGTGATGATGTTGGAGCCGAAGCAAGGATAACAAACTTGTTTGGATAATATGTTGAACCCGATACGTCTTTTTCAAAAATTTGTACTTGGGTAGATGTTAAATTTGAAAAACCATAGCTAGATCCAGTGCCGCTGGCAGCAGTTGTCGATCCGTATCCAAAAACAATAGTACCCATAGAACTTAAAATTGTTCTCCAAGTATCGTCTTTGCCGCCTGGTGCAGAACTGCCGCCGGTTAATGAAGCACTAAATTGTATTTGAGAACCTGAATTAAAACAGTAACGTGCAGCATTTGCATCAGTAAAATTAACTGTAACTGTTTGTTGAACTATACCGTTCCAACCCGGTGCTCGAGTTTGTTGAGTAACTAAATTATCTACAGAAACTTCACCGCTTGGAGGTACTGCTAATCGATTAGTTGTAATAGTATCAGCTAGTGCATTATAAGCAGAACGATCAGATTCTGTAATTGTAATGCCGCCGAATCGACAAGTCATTGATCCGGATGCCGTTGTTAATGCAAATACTGCTCCGCCTTTACTTGCACTAATAGTAAATTGCGAACTTGTATCAACTGTAAGTACGTAGTAGGTTGTTCCTGCAACAATTCCGCCAAATGTAGTTCCACTAAATGTAATAGCTAATCCAACTGCTAGTCTAGCAGTGTTAGAAGTTGTTAATCTATTTGTTGCAACATCAGATGCAGTTACGGTAATACTAATTGCAGGATCAGTTAATAAACTTGATTGATCGCCACCAATTTGATGTTGACGAGCACGTAGTAAGTCTGAACGCAAATTTGCCCATTGTGTCATGGAAATTTTTGCATTTGCCGATACGGAAGAACTTGCTACGCTTTGCCCGTAACCGTAATCTCCAGAGCCAGATCCTAATACTAATGCAATTTTTCCTTGAATAGTATTATAATCCGCTGCTGCAATTTTTGATCCTACTGCCATAAGTTATCCTTTTATCTACGTAGATTATTTATTTTTAAAGGATCAAGCATTCTACTAATCTGACTTCAATGTCATTGCTAGTTTCTAAAGCAATTGCAAAAGTATCAGCAGTATTACCCATAGCCGCTTGTGCTGTTCCGTTTGGACCAGCAACTAATCTTTGTCCTTTAATGACTGATCCAGTAATTTTAACAGGAACACGCCCTTTTAGAGCAATATATGTTCCGCCTTCTAATTCACTGTTCATCATATACGCTGGTTTTTCTGATACTGGACCAACTGCACGGAATCCAACTGCACACGCAGTTACTTCTTTTTCTCCGCCTACCATTAGTACTGTACCAATTTCGTACTCTGCATCTGCTAAGTATTTCTCAGCTAAGTCAGCATAGTTGGCGCTTGTTGCTGTACCAACAAAATATGTACCTTTAACTGCACCAGCAGTAATTGTAGTGCCATTGATTACTTCATCAATAGCAGTACGAGCAACAATAGTTCCAACACTTGATGCAGAACTTGCTGTTACATAATTTCCTGCTACTGCTAATGAGTCAGCTTGTGTTGCTGTACCATTAAACGAACTAGCATAAACAGTTGCAAACTTCTTAGAGGCCGAACCAATGTTACTTGGAGTAGCAGATTGTGCATCTGCACCAGGCAATACATCATTGCCTACTAGTTGCATTGGAGTTTTTGTTACTGATGATACAGTTGTCTGGAAAACAATAGTATCGTTTAATTGGTTTTGAATTGTAGGCGTAGTGTTAGAGCTATTAAACACACGTAATTTCGGTGTTGCTCCAACAGTAAAACCAACATCGTCAAATTGTACTAATGTGTTAAAACTTGCAGAACCAGCACGAATATAGCTACTTGCATCGTATCCGCCTAATTTGTCAGAATCTGTAGAAGTTCCATAGAATCTGTGACTATCAGTAGTATGCCCTGTTGAATTAGTGTACGCAAGTGTAATACCTTGATGGATGTCAGTAAACCCAGTAATTGGGTTTGTACCAGTGTCCAATGTAAATGTTGAATCTGGGCTTACTACAAACACTGTTTGATATGTGCCTGCGCCTGTACCAACTCTAGCTTCAATAATAGCATGTGTTGTAGATGAACCAGATTCCTTAACACTTCGTGAAATCATTTGTGTTGTGCCAGATCCAGCAACACCCTGAGGACCAATCAGAGTAAAATCAGTACCATTCCATGAATACAATTGCTTGTTTGCTGTGTCAAACCAGAAATCACCAACTGTTAACCCTGTAGGTTGAGTTGTTCCAATTTCAGCACCACCTGTTGTACGGAATTTACTTCCGTCATAAAATTTCAGCTTCGAATTAGTGCTATCGTACCAAATCTGTCCGCTCAAAGGCTTTGATGGGGGATTTGGATTTGAGAAATTTTCTAGTAAAAATAAGAAGTTCTCGTTTTGAATTTCTCCGTAACCAGCGTAATTTTTACCGATTAGCTTAAGGTCAGTAGTTGTATCTACTGTACCGTCAGCAACTGTAGTTACGACTGATCCGTTATATCTATTAATGGTATATGGCATTTCTATTATTCCTTGGTCCTAGTATTTATGCTGTTTTGGCTAGTACTAGCCGCTCCTTAAATATCGATTCCGCTACCCCAAACACCGCTGGATAAGGTAAACTGTTTAGCAGAAGATAAATCGATACACCAAATTCTACAAATAGCCCCGTCTTGATGCTCTGCAGGTGGATAAATCTTAGTGATAATGTTTAACGCAATTTGTGGATTTGTCAAACTTCCCACATTAATAGAAAGCCCTAGCGGTGCTGTTTGTACAGAATATACTAGCGTTTCTAAATTTACGGCATCTGTTCCATCTATTGGAGTTGCTAAATTTGTAATCTTTTTGTTACTTACACTTACTGATCCGGACCCTTTTGGTACTAAAACTACATCACCGTTTGCAAGGCTCGGGTTCTGATAGTTAATTGTGTTATCATTAAAGTATAAGTAATCGACAGTTAAAGAATTTAACTGCCCGATTGAATTTAACCCTAACGCACTAGTAACTGTTGTTCCTAATGCTGTTTGGCTTAGTACTGAAAATCCGTTAACATGGTACTCTTTGCCTGATGCTAAATTAAAATCTTCTGAGCTTGTCCACGCTGTTGTTGCAGAAAGCCACTCGATAGTTTTATTTCCATCAATTCCAGCTTGCAAACTAATACCGCCGCCATCTGCTGTTGTATTTGTCGGTGTATCTGTTTTTCCTAATTCAATTAACTTATCTTCAATTTGTAAATTTGCAGTATTAATTGTTGTTAAGTTTCCTTCAACAGTTAAACTACCTCTAATTCTCGTATCGCCGTTAACATCTAATGTTGCAGTCGGTAAATCTGTGTATAATCCAATGAACTGATCTTGAGCAGTCACATGAACTGCTGGCAATAATCCACTAGCGTTTAATAAATTTATTTCAAAATTTTGATTTGAAATATTAGAATTAATCTGGGTTATTCCAGTGTTTACGTTTACTTCAATGTTCTGATTAACACCTAATATTAGAGGTGTTGAATTTGCAATAGTAAGTGTACCAGATGTTCCAGTATTATCAATTGCCGAAACAAAACTTTCTGCACTTCTTAAAGAGCTATCGGCACCAATTAAATAAGATGCCGAAGAAACTGGAACATTGAATTTAACTCCAGTATAGCTACTTGCATTAAATCCAATTTCAATATTCCCCGAATAACCAGGAATAGGTTCCGACGGTGTAAACGCATCTTTACTAAAAATACCCAATAAAGTTCTAGCAACATAAACTAAGACAATAGTACGAGGAATAGTATTAGTATCTAAAACATCAATTGCTTGTAAGCCACTAATGCCTTGCTGTGCCGTATATACTGGTCCGGCAAGAACGGTATCAACACCGTCATTAAAATATAATTGTTGTCTTAAACTATCGATCCAGATGTCACCTTGTACCATTGTTGGCACTGTCGGTGACACAATTGTACCGCCGGATACTTTAAATCCGTTCCCGTCATAAACTTTTAGACGACCTTCACTTGTGTCATACCATAATTGTCCAGTAATTCGGTGAGGAGGCTCAGATGTGTTAGCAAAATTCTCTAGCAAATGAACAAAGTTTTCATTAAATAACTCACCATACGAACTAGCATTTTTACCAACTAAAGTAAGATCCGTTGCTGTTTGATCAATAGTACCGTCAACTATTTCTGTTAAAACAGATCCATCAGTTTTGTTTATAATATAGCTCATAGATATACACCAGTATAGATAATATAGTTAATTGTCTGATATGGGTTCATAACAGACAACGGTTGACTTGTAGTACTCGAAATAACGCCTCCGGTGTTTGGAACTGCTAAACCAGCACTTGTTGACTGCGGTCCTGGAGGGCTAACTCCGTTTGTATCAGTTGTTAAACCTGGACGACCAATGGCAAAATAATCTGCTTGTCCTGATGACAATGTATGTTTGTGATCAGGCAAGTTGCTAACTGATAGTGTTCTAGTTTCTGAACCCGAACCAGATCCCAAAGTATCAGCAGTTACATCAGTAACACGATTAGCACTTCCGCCACCTGCATCAATTAGTACATTAGGATTATTCTTATCAGGTACTGTTGTACCGTTATCCATGTTATCGCGACCTAATGGGAATCTACCGCGCAAGTCAGGTAAGGCAAACGTATTTTTACCAGTTAATAGTACCGCTGGTCTGTAAGTGTATCCAATGATTGAGAATAAAGATGAATACGCTCCAATCTGTACCTCGCTACCGTCACACAACAAGTATCCTGTTGGGGCGCTTGAACCTGCATAAGGCATAACTGCACCAATTGGCACTGTTGGAATATTCGATACTAACGTTTGTTTAGATACTTTTCTTAAACCTACACTAGGTCTATAAATTAGTAGCTCGTCTGTATCATTAGAATCTGTAGCTTCTGTTTTATTTTGAATAAGGTCTTGACTAATAGTTGTCAAAAACGTAGCAGTACCGTTAGTAGTTTGCCCGTTAAATGCAATAGCGTTACTTGATACATCCCCTGTTAAACTAAAAACAGTAGGACTTGCTAACTTAGCGGCAGAACCTGTGATATCACCAGCTAATGCACCAGTAAAGGATCCTGTAAAATTACCAACAAATGTTTGTGCATAGATATTTCTAAATGTTCTTGTTGAAGAACCAATGTCATATAATGCATCAGCAGCGTCGCTTCCCGGAAGAATAACACTGCCGCCGACTGGGTTTTCTTGACTGTCTAAATTATTTAAATTAATCGGACCGTAACTAGAAATATTGCCACCAACTGTTAAGTTTTTAGCAATGCTTACACCACCGTCAGCAATAAGACTGCCAACTCCGATATCAGTTGAATCAGTAGTGTTAGAAATTGTTACTACGCCCGAAACTAACGCTGTTCCTAGTACATCTAATGTAGCTTGAGGGTTTGTGTTGTTTGGGCCAACACCAACTCTGTTTCTTGAATCAACGTGCAGAACTGTATTTGTGCCACTAGATGAATTAAGTTTTAAATCAATACTTGCACCACTAGTTTTGTTGTACAATACTGTACCAGAAGTATCTGTGCTTAGGTTAAAACTCAAATCACTACCGATTGTAAGTCCACTATTGTTTCTAATATTAAAAGAATAACCTGTAGTACTAGATTGATCGCTTCTTAAAAAATTACTAGCCGATATAACAGAGCCGTTTACATTTAATGCATCAGCTGTACTTGCTGCACCCCAAAACTTTGTTGGTGCTGTAGAACTTGCTGCATCAGTAGAGCTTAGATTGACACCTTGTCCAATTGTAGAAAAACCAGAAATTGTCTGTTTAGGTGTAAATGATTCTTTACTAATAATCAACATTCTGTTGCTATTAGCATACATAGTAACTACACTATGATCAACGTTTGCCGTGTCGGCTAAAATTTCAACTACTGGTCCGGATTGTGTACCAGCACTATACTGAGGTCCAATTAGCAGCCAGTTAGATCCGGAGAACATATAAAGCTGTTGGTTGTTTGTATCAACCCATAAGTCGCCTTTAATACTGCTGGATACATCGGGTGCAGTTGTTGCTTTTTTAACGCTGCCTGCCGCACTCCAGCTAGTACCGTCATAAACTTTTAATAAATTGATACCGGCATTATTATCAAACCATAATTGTCCTTGAACTGGGTTTGACGGTGCGGTTGGTGCTGCAAAATTTTCTAATAAATGTAAAAAATTTCCAGCAATTACTGGACCATACCCTGCATAATTTTTACCAGGATATTGTAAAGACGTTTGAGAATTAAGCTGTCCGTCGTTGACAGTAATCGGTGGTTTTGCAGGGTTAGAGGTTTCTGTATATGTAACTTGATAAGTCATTTATTTCGCTCCTGCTTAACCTGTTAGACTCTGAATACGAACCGTATAATCAATTTGAATTAAACGGTTTAATGATTTTTGTACTGGATGGAAAACAACGTGTGTTAAAAGCATTCCTGTTCCATCCGGATTGTACGATTTAAGCCCTAACTCATCAAACACATATGCGCTTTCATTATTAGTTGTAGTATCGTATGCCTGCTGCCCGCCCGGCTCGCCGTAATCTAGCAAACAGGTAATAAACACATCTGTGTAATTTGTTCCAGTTACGTGACGTGTTTCAATAAAATTGCGTGTTGGGTCTGTATTATTACTAGACTTATCGTCGACTACTTTAGTGTAAGTTTCGTTATACAAGCTAGCATTTGAACCAGAACTGTTTGGTGTTAAGTATGTAATGATTCCAGTTGGGTCAACTGCTGTACCGCCGTTGCCAAACGCCATTTGATAGATAAAACCCTGGCCACTATCGGCAATACTTTTAGCGAGTGCAATACTCATATTTTCGTAGTGAATGGCGTTACCTTTGTCCTGAAGCACTATAATATTATCAGGCTCAGTTACATCGGTAATTTTAATGTGGCCTCGAATAGCCAGTCCTGTCATGTCGTTACACTGCATAGTAATCTCTCTTTATCTTATATTTATCTAGTGTCATTATCTGCTATGTTTATATATTCTTGAATTCCGAGTACCAAATACCAGGCTCTGCTCGTAAGAATTGTGCAATTTTGTTACTGTCGTTTTGAATATTAACTGTAGAATCCCAATCTGTTCCTACTCGTTTTACTACTGTAATTCGTGTTCCGAACACAGGAGCATCACGTAAAGTAATTTGATTTGATATTCCATCTACTGTAAATTCTGGTGCAAACGCTTCGTCGCCTTCTGGACTATCTGGATGTAGTTGCGGATTGTAAACACTATACGCATGTTTTTTAAGTCTACGTCCGCCTGCAAATACTTCAATATCGTTAACACTTGCTGGCGTAAAATCTAATAAAACTAACTGTGTGCCATCAGAATCAATATTCTTAGTAATAGTTTCTTCAGTATAAGGTAATGTTTCGCTTACTCCAATTTCTTGGACAATCGAACCAACTTTATGTAACTCACGTACCCCTGTTCCTAACGTACCTCTACGTAATTGCCCTAGAACATTACCATTTAATGTAAAGTACTCAATTCTCTCTCCCGCTATTTCAATAATACCAGGTTTGTTATTGCTAGGGCTAGGAGGATCAAAGCTACTTGAATCAGCAACGTGAATTGTTACATCGGTAGGCTTTAATTCTTGTGTTAGCATAGTTTGTTTCATCTTGTTTAGACGTTTAAATATTGTTCTATTCAAGATGTCCTTAAATTGCATGTAAGCAATGCCAGAGGTAAGAATATTAGTACCAAATGTAATGATTGTAAATTCATCATTTAAGTTAGGATCAAATGCTAATTTGATACTTTGCTTATCTTGATTTAGTTTAAAATCAATACCAGGTGTTAATAATGTTCCGTTTTTAATTACCCAGACATAGTTATCATTTAAAACTGCTCTATCCAAGTGTAATAAACCACTAGATAGTCCTCTATATCTGTAATATTCTTCTGTCGAAGCTGTTAATGACAAATTAGAAGTAATATTAATTGCTGTTCTTTGAATATCAAGAACATCGTGCTTGTAAGAACTGATGACTTCAATTTCATCTGCTGAAGTATATACTTGACTTGTAATTAATGCAGGCGGAATACCTGGAACATATTGATATCCATCATTTTGTTTAATACTAATAATCAATTCTTTTCCAGAATATTTCTTGTAAACCGACTTATTGATTTTTACAGTAATTCCGCTTAAATCTAAAATATAATCAGTAGCTGGGCTTAACAAAATTCCATTAGCTAACACAGCGATGTCATTAGCCGACACAGTGTATGGCAAGAATTTAGTTGGGTCAACTGTATAATTTAATTTGTTGCTCTTAATTGTAAAATAACTGTTATTAGGAGCAAGTAAAATTTGCTGATTAACTCTAACAATCATATTTGATTCTAGTGGCAATGCATCACCGACAACGTTAGCTAACGTATAAGTGTCAGTTCCGTTGCCTCTAAACATTTCAGATTTAGTAATAGCAAACGATTGCTGTGTTCCGCTAACAATTACAAAAGTAATTAACGCCTGGTCCTTAGGAGCATCAATAAATCTAATTCCAATTCTATTAGTACTTTCATACGATGAATCTGTTTTAAATAAAACAACATTAGCAGGTTGTCCATCAACATATACCATGTGTGATACTGTTTCTAACCACGGTGCTTTTGTAATAAACTCAGTAGTATTTCCGTTACCAATAAAATAATCTAAATCTAAAATATTAGATCCGTTAAATCCTAAACTAAACACCGACAATGTAACTCCGTTAGCCGGAGGTGTTACTGTGTTAATAGTTTTATTTGTGTAATCAAATGTATAATCTACATCACGTTCTAAAATATAAGACTGTCTGCTAGGAATTCCATTAATGTCGACAATCTTTTCTACAGTTTTAACAATAACTGCTTGGTTGCTGTTAGGTAATTGACTAATTCCAAACTGGGTTCTTTCACTGTCGCCCAAGTAACTATCTACTTTAATTACAGCACTACCGCTAGACGGTCTGTCATAAATTTTAATCGACACTGCATCAGCTACTTGCCCCGGAACTACCTCTTCAGGTGCCGAACCGCTCGTAACTGTGTGGAAGCCGTCGCCATCAATTATAATCTCGTCAGCTGTTTTACCAGTTGCTGTTGAATAGATACCGCCAACATTTGCTAGTGTTCCGCCTGTTAAGGATGTATCATAATCGTCAGTCTGTGGTGTTATACTACCATCGCTAGTACTTTGACGAATTATAAACTTATCGCCTTCATTTACCTGGAAAGTATCTGGTATTGTTATTGTACTAGATATACCGTCAGCGATATGAGGAAGCATTATTGCATATGGATTGGTTTGATCAACTGTTCCGTAGTTTGGATCGTCAAGTCTAATTTTATTTAAGTATGCTTTAATTTCAAACTTTGCATGTTGTACTAATGGTTCAGTTAATTGAACTAAACCATTAGTATTAATAACATAATCAGTTGGGTACAGCATTGTTCGTGTAAAGATTGCTGTTGAACCCGATGGAATAGTTCTAAATAAAATCTGATCAAGTTTAACAAGACGAGTAGAATTAATAATTTGTACAATCTTACAATTATAAGCAACACCGTTAAGCACTGACGGAATAGTTAGCACGTCACCTGCTTTTAATCCTGTAACATCGTTTAACACAATAGTATCAATACCTAAATTACTAACCTGAGAAACTGTTCTAGTAATTGTAGCAACTACAGATAACGGAGCATTATCGTAAACACTAAATGCATACTCAGTAGTAACACCATCAGTATCTAATGTAGAGTCAACATTTAATAATGAATAATAAACATTTATCTCAGTACCAGCTTCAGGAACATATCCTAAATCAAAAGAATGTGTATCAGCAGCAACCGTAGCAATAACATCATTGTATGATTCGTCTAAACTTGCCCATTTATCTGTGTAGTATGGTAGGTTATCCCATCCGCCGTTAACATCAAACCCTAAACCACTAACAATAACTCCGCCGTAATCAATTCCATTCATTAACTGTGCTAAGTCTTTGCCTAGTTCGCCAGTTGCTGGATCATAATAGAATTGAACTCTATCAGCAGAATTCAATAATGACCAGTCCTTCAAATAAGTAATTTTAATTTCAGAACCAGTTGCTGGTGCTACTGTAAATGTAATAGACCCGCTATAACTTGTGTATCCTTTAGAGGTTGATTTAACAATAGACAATTTATAGTTGTCTCGTAACGCATCAACACCGTTAACAGTAACAGTCGATTTTCCAATACGGACATCAGGGCCCCAAACTAACGGGAACTGTAGTCGACTACCTGTACCGTAATGGGTTTCAGTTTGTTCTAAAGTATCAAGGACATAGTTGTTTGTGATTCTATCAAACTTCATTTTAATTAAAGTTGAACGAACCGCGCTATTTCCGATAATTGCAACTGCTCTAGCAGGAGTACCATCTGATGCAACTCCACCATCAATTACAATTCTTGGCGCACTTAGGTAACCACTTCCAGGTGTTAGAAGAACTATTCTATTAACTTTTCCATTAGCAATAAATGCTCTTGCAGTTGCACCAGAACCCGAATCGCTAACGAATCTTACAACTGGTTCTGTTAGATAGCCCGATCCAGAACTGACTAATTTAATATCAGTAATTTCAAAACTTGCATTATCTAACCAATGCTTCCACGGATAAGATTGTACAGCACTATCATATGCCACAATCTTTCCATTAGATACAGTAGCATCAACTGTAGTTACCGAACCATTTTCATACACCGGTGGTAAATCAAAGTCAGTCACCGACATCATGCCAGTATCTAAATTGCTATAGTTGCTAATATACTCTCGAATTTTTGTTCTGTAAGGCTTGACTTCATTTACATATGCTTCAAAGTCTGGTAGATTATCATTAGAGTAAGTAACTTTTTGTTTTAGCTCTCCAATATTATGATGAACTTTAACAAAACTAGTTTTAAATGCCCAATCAATATTACCTTGTTCTGCAAATGCATAACGCAAGTTAGCAAAGAATAAACTTAGGTATTCTGTCTTTAAATCGTCAATTAAAATATTATTCTTAATTGTTAATAATATGTTTCTTAATTCAACCGATGCAGAGTTATCAAAGATTCCGCCGTCATATAATGCACCGTCGTAACCATATATACTGCCTTCAAAATTATATAAACTAGGTAAGAACTGAATCGTTCCGTTTTGTAAACCTATCACTTCATAACTTTGTGTCCAATCAATGGATGTTGAATCAGCATACTTGCGCAATAATACCCAATTACCGGAATTGTTTGTTAAAACTTTAACAATCTGTCCAACCTTTGCAGAAATATTGTTAAGTTCAGACAGCACACTAACTGCATAATCAGCTGCTACATATTGACTGATACCTTCTGCATACCAATCAACAAATTCCCAATATTTTCTTGTATCGTATGTTTGTCCATAAATGCGTGACCATACTTGAGTAGTTGGTTCGTACGCATAAATGCTCCAATTGTTATTTGCCTGGCTATCACTATGAACTAGTACAGAATAATTTCTTACTAATAAAATTGTGTTGTCATTATAACCTTCACCAGCATTTTCTATAGTGACGCCAACAATCTGACCCTTAGCATTTATTTTTGTACGAATCTTTGCATTGATACCTGTACCAACAATATCAATATAAGGAGCAACTAAGTAACCGTTACCTTTTTCAAGAATATTAACACCTGTAATTTTACCATCTTCGATAATAGGTGTTAACGAAGGTTTAATAAAAGTACTAATTACAGCAAAGCGCAATTCTAAGTCAGTATCTAATACAGTATCATACGTGCCCTTAATGATATTAGGTTCTACATCATATGTTTCTAATAACGCTAAATTTCTGTCTTCCGCTATTTGATTGTTAATCAATACTCTGTTAACTTGTTCGATAAATTGTTTCAACGCTTCGAAACGATTCACAAACATGCTTTGACGTGGACGGTTTTCAATACCGTAACGTAATTTAATCGGCAATGAAGTATCAGGAACAACACGTCCGCTAGCATCTTTACCGCAAAGACTATCAAACCATTTTTGTTCAATTGCAGATGGCAACTCTGATTCAACGTCATTGCTAATCATTTTCCATTCAGTATGGATGTTTCTTGTAGAACTATCAACAGTCCAATACTCAACAGATAAAGCAACATTATCGCTCTGTAATAGCGGCTTAACGTTAACTAAACTGAAACTATTTGCACTAGTTAGCGCAAGGTATTCATAACCCTGACCTCTTGGGTTTTCTATTAAACTAGCAACATCCTTGGCAGAAAGATTTCTGCTTATTAAATTAGGAACTGTTGTTTTATTTTTAACCCAATAATAATATGTTTTCTTGTATGTCTTAGATATGTTATCGTATCGTTTTATAACACTATAAACTGTATCATCATATAAGGTTGTTCCGCTAATACCAAGTGATAATCCCTCTTCGGTATCAGTAATTGCATTCCATGCGGACGGCAACAATGTAGAGCTTACCCATTCGTAAACATCTATACTTGCTCCTGGGAATAACGTATTCCATGTGCTGTTTCTGTAAACAACATCATTATCCGAACTGTCAATAAATTTAGCAGTTCTTAAATCCCACCACAACGTACCAACTTGTGTTTTAGCCCATGCTGTTCCATCATCTACATTAAGATCAGTTGTTCCTACAGAATATACTGCCGGGTCATAAAACGTTTTATACTTAATTTCTTGTTCAGCAACGCCTGGTATTTTACCTTGTGTGGAATCAATTACATCAAGATAGGTAATTAATTTATTTGTATTTGTGTTGTACAAGAACGCTTGTTTAATCTTAGTTACATCTACCTTATCAATTTGATAATGCAACACTTCCCAACTTGATGTGTTGTTTAATTTTGCATATGAATAAACTTTACCAGATACAATGCCTTGATCTAAAGCTGTTGGAGCACTTACAAAAATTACATTTGACCCAACACTAAATCCGTGTCCAAAATTATCAGACTGGTTTGACGGATTAGAGATTGTTTCTCCATATATCCATTGAGTTACATATTTGTCATATACATCAATTTGGCCATGAAGAGCGTTAACGGCGTTGCTAAGAATAACGAGTGTTCGGCTATCGTTCATTAACGCAACTTTTGTTCCAAAGTAACTATTATTTGTAGGAACATTTTGTGTTATAGCTTGTAACACTGTAGTTGTGGTACCATCATATCCATAAATTGCAACAACACCTTGATTGGAATTTGCCGTGGCATCAGATACTACAAGATAATTTCCATTGTTAGATACTGCAACACTAGATCCGCCCGATACTGAAGTTATCGATTGGTATTGTCCATTAACATTAGAGTATACATATGTCTTTAAAGGTACCGCAGTTGTAACTAACAGTGTCGAACTATCATTGCTCATTGCTAATGCAGATCCAAATCCAACTTCTCCATTAGTAGGAAATAACACATTATCAACATACTGCCACTGTGTTAGCGTAAATTGTAATTGTCCAGATGGAGTAGAGTCAGGCAAACTACTTACGATGATTGTTGTCGAATCAATTACTTGCTGGACTGTTTGACCGCTAGTAAACCCAGTACCAACAATAGTCATTCCCTCAACAATTGTTCCAGTTCCTGCTGATAATTTTACAGTATATGCTGAACTACCAACTGGATTGTAAGAAGCTGTTGCGTTTGTAGATGTTACATATTCTAATTGATATACAATATTGCCACCTGGCGCAGTAACAAATAAAGTATTATTTCCAAATACTAAACTTGCTCCAAATTGTTCATCGTTATCGGGATATTGGCTAGCAAATGTATGAACCGCTGTAAAAATATTATTACTATCCTTACGATAGATTGTTACAACTCCGTGATTTGTTAAACCAGAATCGGTTCCTAAATCATCAACAATATTTAATACACCGTCGTATCTTATCAATGCGTCTGTTGCTAATGGTACTCCGACTGCTAGCCATGTACTGTCTGCAGACAATGCAATAACATCGCCAGTTTGAGTTTCCGGTGTTGGGTTAGACAATCCTGGAGTAGAAATAAATGGTGGCAGAATAGCTTGGCGCTGCACCCATGGTGCTGATGCTCCAATTCTATCGTAGACAACAATTTCTCCAGCTGCGTTTGATATAATAGAAATTGTACCAGTGTTGTTAACTAAAACCTTTCTACCATAATAGGTATCTACTTGAGGAATTGTATTAACAATCTCAGATTCTTTATAGACATTGTTGTGCTGCCATACAGCCCATTTGCCGTTACCGTTATTGTCAGTCCAGATTTTTTCATTCTCAATTAGTGTTGCAGGTAGAATTTGTGAAGCATTATCAATAGAGTCAACACGTTGAGTTAGTATTGATGAAATTGTTATTGTACTTAAATCTATTAAAGGTGTCCAAGCTGGGATGGTAGCAGATACGCTAAATGTGCCCTCGCCAGTATTAGTAACTTGATAGAATCCATTTAATATTGTTGCTCCGCTAATACCAACATAATCGCCTATTGAGAAAGGGATAGTGTTTGCAGAAATTGTTAAAACTTTATTAGAATAGGTTGCACCCGATACTAATAAGTTAGCATTAGTATATCGATAAACATTCCAGAAATGCGGAGGATTATCAAATGCGCACCAAATGTAGCTGCCTTCGCTAAACTTAGATATATCTTGATTTAATATATCGCTTAGATTTGCAAGAGTAACTGTAACATCTTCTGTTCTTACATAACCCGGAGTGCGAAGATAAGGTTTAAAATTCTTGATTAAAGGCCAAGGTGCATTGTTATAACCTAAAGGTTTTAAGTATACATCATTTGGTGTTTGACGAATAATAAAATCAACTAGAGATGTGTTTACTGAATTAACTAGTTCAACTCCTTGAGGATTTGACTTAAACAATTCTTCACTTAAAATAAATTCAATGTTTTCATATGCTGCATTTGAACCGTACTGACCAAGACGCAATGCCCATTCTTCGTAGAATGATAAACTATCTTGATTAGCAGAGCTTAATACATCAAATAATTTGTTGAGAACATTTTGTGTACCCTTTTCAGCAATCATACCTTGATAGAATTTAAATTCACTAACATCATCTTTAATAATGTTATCAAGATATTGACGCTTTTGATATCCGACTAAATGTTGAGCTAGTTGTTGCTGTGACGAATCAAAGTTATCACTATCTAGACTATAAAAGTCCATAAACTGCCCGGCTTTGTATGTCCAGTTTGGTAACAATTCTTGTGTTGGTGGGTTGATATCTTTAACCCAATCAGTTGGGTTAAACGTTTCTGTTCCTGCAACAAACGACTGAGCACTGTAATAAAACTCTTTGTACTTGACAATATCGCCCAATGCATAATCTTGCCATGCTTGCCACTCTTGAACAACTGCTCTATCAAATATAAATCCAGGCACATCAAAACCACCGTACCAGTTGGTGCTTATGTATCCAGCAACTTTGATACGCTCTTGTCGATATCCGCTAGCAGGACTATAAATTACGTCGTTAAACATAGTTGTATTGTTAATAATTACAACTTGCTCTTGCTGTATTAGATAAAAACTTGCACCAAAGATCCCGTTTGAATCTCTCGGAGAATAGCTTACTGCGTTGTCTTCTCTATACGAATTTAAAAAGTGTGGCTGCAACGGAGAACCGTCAACTTTAAAAATTTCGTAACTGTTAAATGCGTTTGAAATATCGTCAACTACACTTAACGGTGTTGAAAATGTAATCTTTGTTGCGCTTGGGCTTAAAGAAATAACCGAGCTGCCAACGGTGCTTAAACCATCTAATTTATCGTAGTCTACCTCATCGAAAATATCAGTAGCTTCGATATTTCGTACTGCACGATAATAGTCACCGTTGTATCGTACAATCTCATTAAATTTAATTTGTTGTGACGGATTCCACTCTTTCCATTTGTCTTCGCCTGTGCTCCAGTTTTGTGTAGTCCAGAATAAAAACTCTTTAGCACTAGTTTCCCAATTTGTTATAGTGTTTAAAGTAGTGTTAAATTCATCAAAAATAAATCCTTGATCCTTTAAATACTCTCCGTATCCTTGTAAGAAATCAACTACTTCTTGCACTGAACTAAATTTAGTTCCATAAGGAACAATGATTGGTTCTCTATTCCAAGTTTTTCTTAAAATTGCATTCTTGCCTCCAATGATAGGCAACGAATCTAACAATTGATAGTTAGTTGGATCAAACTGTGAGGTAGTTGTATGCAAGACTTTAGATCTGTAAAATCTCTTGTTGTATTGAACAATTTTTCCAACAGCATATTGTACACCAGCAGTCCATGTTGAATAACTTTCTGAGATACCACCAACGTTAATAGTAATACCAGACTGTGTCCAAGCGTAATATTTAAAATATGGCTCGGTTAGACTATAGCCCTTAATGTCATAACCGTCACTAAATTTTGTAATAATAACTGCACTATAACTAATCTTTTTAATAGGGCTAGAACTGTTAAGAATAATATTGTAATCTTCTTGAGGTACAAATACACTACCCTGACTTAAAGGTGTTTTACTATCTAATAAAAGATTAAACTTTTCTTTACTTGTAAATGCGCCAACACGATAGCTTAACTTTGCTGTTATATTTTGTAAATCGTTAACGTATGCGTTATATGATTTTAAATTGTCACTTAAAATATAATCAACAACATAATTTATAATTCCAGCAGTTTGTACAAATGAAGTGCTTGAATAAATGCTTGGAAGAATAATGTCTTTAGGTGTAATTCTTAAATTAGTATCTTTATAAATTAATTGTCCAGCAATATTTCTGACAATACGAGATCTGTCTAAAACTAAGCCAAATGTTTTTGCAGGTTGTAGAAGCATTGATGTAATTAGTACGCTGAATGGATAGTAGCTGCTACGTCTCCATGCTGCTTCGACCGGGCTTACATCACCAAATACAAAATCTCCTGCTGTAGATGTTGTGGTAATACCTTGTGACAATCCAGAAATTAACGGACTTGCAATGTTTCCATCTTCGTCAACTGGACAATAATTTTCTAAATATGATCTTACATACTGAGGTAACACAACTGGCGGGACACCCGGTTCTCTAACAGTACCGGTTGCTAAATCATTCCACAATGGTTTATTATCTTTTGTATAAGGTGCAGGACCGTATACCTGTGTCCACCAAGATGGCTCTTCGCTAAATCCTAACATTTCCCAAGGACATAGATTAGGACGATCTGTTCCTAATAACCAGCGATATACACCTCTCCAATATCCAGGAGTTTCACGGCCGTCAGGAGCAGAGTGTCCCCTATAATTAAATGTTAAAGGATTATTTCTATCATAGCTAAGTGGCTTTGTAAAATCTTTATCAACTAGTGTTAACCACTTGTAAAAGTTTGGAGCTAATGCTGTGTTGAATTCATCTAAAGAATAATCTGATTCTCTGTTATAAAGAGGAACAACAGTATCTACATCAAAAATATCAGGATTATACTTTATTTTAATGTTATTATAGATTCGTTTTTCTAATTCTAGAATTAAATCATCGCGGTAATCACCGTATGCAAGAGTCTGACTACCGTCATGTCCCTGTATCATCACTCTAGGTGTTAGCAATGTTGTGTCAGTATAAATCTTAGGCTCATACTTTGGCCAGATACCTAACTTTGTAGGTGTCTCGGGAACAAAACAGCCATTAGTGTTATCGTATTCAACAATAGTTACAGTATCACCGTTTGTTAAATCAACACTATTGTCAATTACAATAAACCCCTGAGCATCAAATGTATATTGTCTGTTAGCTAATAACTGAACATTATTTAAATATACACCAACTGCTTTAGTAGACAATGTGTCAAGGCTAAAATAATTTGTCAATGGATATGTTTTAATTCTATAATCTACTACAGTAAGAGGTGTAATAACTTTTGCACCGTATGGCACCATATCACTAAAATAAAACGGAGCAGAATTAGGAGTGTCCTTGTTAATTTTTTCTAAAATTAAATCTACGTGAGATACTGTGTCAGTATCAACACCTAATTTTTCTGCAATGTTAATAAAGTTTCTTTTAAACTTTCCATACTGCTCTCGAGCATATTCGATAGATCGAATAATATTATTGTTTTCGCTAGTAATATGATATAAACTTAAACTTGCAGGGCCGCTATGCTGTACAAATTTTGTGCCGTAGGGTGTTACACTTCCTAAATCACGTAAGTTACTTGCGCCCGGAAAGGCTCCAACAAAGTTAATTAAATTTTCTACAATAGAATTAACGTGATCGTTTACTTCACCTAAAGTAAAAGAAGTAATAGACTCATTTAACGGATTGTTTTGTAAATTAACAGGGATTTCGTAGTATCCATTGCCATTAATAGGCTGGCTTGCAAATGCTTTAATAGTTAAAACGTCTGTTGCAGAAATATCAGAAGCTAAGATAACACGTTTAAAAATAACTCCGTTAACTAAGTTCCACTTTGACGGGTCAAGGCGTATACCGTTAACATAAATTCTTACAACTAAATCATCTAAATTGTCAATGTTATCAAAAATATCAAGATCAAAGTTATTAACTTTATTTGAATTTTTATATATTCTAATTGCAGGTTGAGTAGTTTCAGTTTTGCAAATTTCCCAACCATTAACATATGTTATAGAATTGTCAGTATTTGTTTTCTTTAAAAATCCAACATCAGTTGTTAGAGTTTTAACTGAGGCAATATCTTTATACTGGAATGAATCACTTAAAATATTAAAATTAAAAACAATATCGCCGATATTATTAATATTTTTGTAACTTAAAGCAAATCCTAAATTGTTATCAACTGTACCAGTTCCCACTTTATAAGAAAATAATGTTGTTCCTTTAAATGTTGAACCATTATAGATATCAGTGTTACCAAAACTGTATCCACTTTCGTCAAACATGTCAAAGTAAGGAGTCTGATTAAGAGTTGTTTTTTGCTGCCCAACATTCCACGTTGTACCATCGTACCAATACATAGATCCTTGCGCTTTAACACCTTGTTTAACAAGCACAACATTGCCATCAACTGGCTCAGTTTCTAATTCAAGATGAATCTGACGACGTCCTTGTATTGTTACAAATGTAACTCGATAAATTTTATTCTTAACAAGTCTGTCAGTGTCAGCAGTAAACAACACACGCTGATTTTGATTTAACTGAATACCGTCTACATTATAACCGAGACTTCCTTCGATTGTTGAAAATACATCAGTTGTGTAAGTATCAATTAAGTCAACATCTGGAACTGCCATAGTTCCAAAGTTGAATAATTTAATGTCTGCTTCAAATTCAATAATTGGTCTAACGGCTCTAAAACTTTGATTAATAGATGGCACTTGTCCATTATATTTTGCACTAGCTTCAATAACATCTTTGTGGAACCAACGATTAATTCTGCTCCACGGGTTATGATCTTTACTTGCTCTGTTAACTACAATGTAATCACGTGTACCAGCAAACGAAGTTGCATCTTCCCAAGGCATAGTATCAAATGGTGTAGAATCAAATTGAATATTTTCGTTTACTGTATACTGACTAACAATTTCAAGGATAGATTCGGGTATCAATCGAATAGATCTGCCAACACCTTCAACATAATAGAAACCTGATGCATAGCTTTCAGGTATTACATTGCCGATAAATCGAACTTTCATACCATTGCTCAATGCTGTTCCATCAGGCAATGTAAAATTAACCTTACCTAATACATCTTGTTCAACATTAATTTCTGTATTATCGTTAATCGAAACAATTTCAAATAGTCCACCTAAGTCACTATCAGTTTCACTCATGTAAAATAATACATCAGGACAACTGTATGGCACTGTAAACGTTATAGTTCCGTCTTCAACACCTTGTTGATCAATATCAGGAGTATCATAAAGGTCCTGTGCATAAGGTGTTCTACGAGTCTTAATGCTAAAAGGGTTTCCAGGGCTACTAATTTTAAATTTGTATGTTTGCCCTCTTACTAATTTAAGAGTAGGGTTTCTTGTAAGATCGCTAGGAGCAAATAGATATACATTGTTGTCGCCCTCGGCTTCAATTGAAACTGTATACTCACTTATAATCCCTTCTTGCTGTCCAAAGATTGTGATAGGATCTGGGCCGTAAGGCAACCAATAGTAGTTTTGGAAGTTGCTAAACTTGTCCCAATCAATGTGCGGGTTCCAACTGTACATCTCTTGTTTGTTTATACGAGGATGATTTGTAACATCAGTTCCGAATACATTTAGCTGATTGATATAATCTTGATAATCTTTAAAAAATGTAGTATTACCCAGTGCATCTTGTACAGTTAATCCGGGTTCTAGTTGATAATTTTGTCTTTGCGCACTTGGTGCATTAAGGAATACATCATTCCCAGATGTTGCTTTTGCATTTTGTCTACCAATGTATCCGTTAACCTTATTGACAGTCCCAGGCTGAACTAGTTGATCAATCGTAGCTTGTAAGAGTTTCTTATTAGCATCTGATTGAAAAAACTTCGTTAAAAACTCATAGCTTTTGCCGCGGTTTGGATTTGGGTTGGTGTTGTCAGCCATTAATTGCTACTCCCGTAATTCGAACTTGTAATTGTTTGTTGTGATGAAATATTAGATGTCACTGTTGTACCTGCAATTGCTTTAATTCCACTTGCAGTAATTCCAGAAATGATTTCTACATCATTAACTGTTGCGCTGCTAATAAAAAGCTCATCGCTTCCAGATTTAATTTCAAATAAGCTACCAAAACTTAATCCATTTTGCTTTGGTACAATAACAAAACTAGAAATGTCTGGACTTAGTTGTGTGACAACATATGTAGATAATTCAGTAAAATAAAATGTATCGCCAAAATCCCAGTTGTTTAAGGAAAAGAACTGGTTAATTGCACTAATAACTCGTGCCTTAATATCGTTATCTGATACTACTTGACTGCTATTTTTAACTACTTTAAATGTTGCTTGTAACTCAGGTGTTGCTGAGTCACCAAATAATAATTTGTACTTAACTGGATGATAAATGATTTCGTCGCTCACTGATTTTATTAAATTTAAATTAGGAGACAACATGTCATATAACTCATCAGTACCCGGAGGTAAAGGTTCTGTAGTTATGGAACCAGCAATCCATTGTCTAAACATAGTGTCATATTGTTTAGTTAAAACATAAACATCAATAATATTGCTTGCGCCAGAATCAATTCTTGAATTATAATCAGCACTGTGTATATACTGGAATTTTAATCCACTTCTTCCTTGGTATACTTTATAATCAAGCGTTGCAGAGAACACGCCGGTCGATGCGGCGTACTGCATTACAACACCAGTAGTTGTAAAATAAAAATATTGCCCGTCAGTTTTTTCAAGATACGTTACATTTTCTTTTCTATCTTTAATAATAACTGGTCCAGTTACTGGATCATTTGAAACATACTTGTAATCTTCTTGTCCGGTTGTTATTAAATATTTTTGTTGAATAATGTATTTTGTTGTTGGCAGGTAAGAAGGTTGAACAATGTTTAAAAACACTTCTGGGTTATCAACTACGCCGTCATCGTCAGTATCTGCAAAAGATACAACTAATTTTTTAGTATCAACATATCCGTCTAGTCCAACATACTCGCTAATAATATCCCATTTTTGATCCACAGTAAATGGTGATGTGCCCATTGGCTCAAGGCTGCTTGTTGGTTTTGTGTTAATACTTAAAACGTTGATGACGTCTTTAACTACTGTTTCTGTTCGAGTATCATAAATTTTTCTTGAAGAGTCAAAGTAAAATCTAATTTGTGCATCGCTTTCAAATATATAACGCTGTTCTCTAGATGTAACAGTGTAAGAAATATTATCAGTAGTAAACAATAACATCCAACTTGAGTCTTGTTGTTGATTGCTATTATCGCCTTGTTTAGTTAGACTAAAATCACTAGACGAATCTAAATTTACTTCAAAGATAATTTGCCATGATTGAGTTGATGCATTGTAGCTTAATCCAAATGGCTTGTTAGCAAAAATTAAATCAATCATTGTTGTAATGACTGTGCTATCAATAACTGTTCTCCACTTTGGAATAACTTGCGAAACGATTGCACTTGTTGGAACTTCTGTGTTAAGTGTAATGGCTCCAAAGCCAACAGCAGTAACACCGGTATTACTAACACCAGTTCCGTCGTTTACTACAGAAACTACTTCTGCCCAGATACTAGTCACTGCTCCGGCAGGAGTTGCATCACCTAATACTAGTGCGTTTGATTTTGCTGTATCAAAGTAATACCCTGTTGGTGCAGTAAATTTAACTAAAGATCCAGAAGTAATATATTTTAAACCAGTATTAGTGTACGATCCTACTTTATAAACTGTAGAACTGCTAATACCGTTAATGTAACCAGTTGACGAATTTGTATCGTCTGTTACTCGGATCCATTCAATGTTTAATAAACTTTCAGAAATTAAATTAATATAATTTGAATAGTAAAAGTTTCTTAGATTCTTTCTTTTTAGGACATCAAATATAGTGTTATAAACAATGCCTTCAATATCTGTTTTAACGGTATAACTAAAATTAGTTTGATTTAAATAATTTTCTAAGTACACTACTCCGTCATCAGCAAATAAATTTGTAGAACTGTATTTGCCGGTTGGATCAATTAAGTCAAAGTAACGGCTAATCCCGCTGCTTGTTCTATTAATAGATTTAATCTTAGATACTAGATTGTTTGCAGACAACGGACTAATATTATAGTCTTCGCCTGTAATCATTCTGTTTTGTGTATAGAATGTTGCAGGTGCATTTGCCTTAATACTAGCATTCGATTCAGTAACTGTTGCATTGGAAACACTAGTTGCTAAATTCATAGTAACTGTTAATGTTTCAACTTGGTTAGTTGCAGATACATAAGGGAATGATATTGATACATTTCTGACATCAGAAGTATTAATAGTATATGCTAGCCCGTTACTAACACGATAATATGTTCGGAAAGTTCCTAATGGAAGATTACCAAATGTGCCGTCGCTAAATTGTAAACTAACTGCATCATTGGTGCGAGTTAATACTGCAAAAATATTTTTAATATTTTTATTAACACTGTTATAAATGATGTTATTTGATTCAAAGTTTGATACGGCGGTCCACTCTTCTGACTCTAAGCCGTTTGTGTCTAACTTGTATAACCAAACATCATCGTTATTAATATTTTGTGCATCAATGTCAATTGACTGATTGCTGCTAGGTTGTGTAACTGTAAATGTTCCAGTGTTTAATGTACCTTGAACAAATCTTAAAAAGAATCCGTTGCCAGGACTGCTTGCACCTTTACCGTCATCTCTGTACACACAGTTTAACTGATTTCCTACTTTTGGAGCGTCTTCATATATAAAAGTTTGTCCGCTGAATGTTGTACTAACAATTTCAAAATTCATAGGGCGACCGGCTACTGTTTTTGTAAAACTAAAAACAGGAATGCCAGATGTTGCGCTATTAAATGTATACTGAGAAGTTGGTATTCCGTAAATTGTTGCAGAATCTGCAGGATTTCCAAACTGTTGAATTTGCGGGAAACTTGCGTTCATTACCTTAATGAACTGATCGTACCAGTTAGAGTTAGACGGATCATTCCATCCGATAACTTGATTTGATAAATTTCTGCCGTTGCTATCAAGAACGTTTTCAGTAGTGCTAATAGTATTGAACTTTAATAGTCCGCTGCCAGCAGTAGTACGTTTAGCGTTGTAGCTAATTAATCGGGCAAGGCGTAGGACACTATCACGGCGCTCTGCTAGCTCTAAAAAGTTTTCACGAGCATTTAAATCAACACGGAAAGCTATGCTTTGGCCCAAGAATGCTATCAAATCTATAAGGGCAAGGTATTCGCTAGACTCGATATAATCGTTAAAATCTTCTGGAAAATTAACTCGAATATAGTCAATCATAGAACGGCGTAAATTTTCAAAGTCATAGCTTTGAAAATCAGCATTTCGGAAACTTTGATAAATTTTCTTCCAGTCTTCTGCGACTAATAGTCTGTTTTGTCTAGTTGTTACGCTCATGATTTGTCCTAATAATGATATTTATCGAATAAAATTATGTGCGTATTTTATAATAACATTCCGTTTGCTTGATCAAAACGCACTTGCATGGCTTGACTAACATTGTACGGAAGATAAGTTAGCACACATTCAAGCTGGATTCCAGATTCATAACTAGTAACCATAACTTGATTTGCTTGAACTCGAGGGTCGTAGTTAATAATTCTATTAACATTTTCAATAATTGCATTTTGCACTTCGGCAGTTAGTGGCTCATACAAGAAGTCCCAAATAACACAACCAAACTCTGGATTCATTAAACGCTCACCTTGACGAGTGTTAAAATGATTTAATATATCTTGTTGTATTAGATAAAAATCGTACAAATTAAAATTTTCAGATTTAGAATTAATTGTACTAAAACCCCTGTACATTTTTGGTGTAGGCGGAGTTCCGTTGATTGCAGGGTTTAAAACAATCTTATTGTATAAGTTTGTATTAGAAGTCATTATTGTGTCTCCGCAGGTTTAACCTGTTCAAATGTATCAGTTACTGTTGTATATTGTTTAAATGCTGTCGGACTTGGCTCAGTAGGCGAATCTGATGCTTGAGTAGCGTCAGGAGTAAAGCTAGCAGGATCTAAGTTTTCATGCCCTGCCCAAGGTTCAGTTTGTGGAACTCTGTTTGTTTTGCTTGCAGGCACTGCCTTTCCTGAATTTAAATGAATTTCGCCGCCATCAATGTTTGTGTTAGCAGCAAGAACTTCTAAATTTCCGTTAGGATTTAGTTTAATAGCTCCGCCAATGTTTACGTTCATATCACCCAATGCTGTAAAATTAATATCTCTATCAGCAGTGAAATTTAAATCATTTTCAGAGTGAACACTAATGCTGTCTTTAGAATATATGTCTATCTTTCCATTACTAGTCATTTCAATCCAAGCTGTGCCTCGACTATTAGTAATATAAATTAAGTCTTCGCTATTGTGTAATAAAATCTGATGCCCGGTGCGTGTGCGAATTCTAAACAATTCATTATGAGGAATTGTAGGATCTCCACCGTCTTCGCCTTGTTCAATTGCGGCGTATTCCGGAGGACCATCGCCGGCTTTAGTTTTACGTAAAAATTTATCGTCGCCGTCATCCATAACAAATGTTGTTCCGCCTAGGCGGCTAACAAATGTGTTAATTTTCTCATCGCCTTTACCAACTTTACCTTTTTTAGCATTACTTCGTTTGTCAACTGGTCCAGGAGTTGATATTCCAAAAACTGCACTTGGAACTTCACGACGTGCGCTACTTGTTGTTATACCTCGAATATCATCGTTAAGTAATCCCTGTGCCTCTAGTACATCTGCAAGGGGATGCGTAGGTTTTTTAATTTTTGTAGCATTAGTAACTTGAGAAGTAACGGCTTTGTTGTATTCAGCTACCGGAACTCTTCCGCTGCCATCAGTTGAAAATTTTGTAGCAGCAATACCAGGAACCATAAAATTCATATTTTCATCAGGTACACAACCTATCCAATAACCCATCTTAGGATTATTGTCAACAAAGATTACCATAACTGTTGTACCTACATCGGGAGGTATTGCCCACCAACCATAACTTTTTTGTGTGTTATTATAGTCGTCTGGGTCTTCGGCAACAAAGTCAACACTAGTTACTCCATAGAAGGGACTCATGTATTTGACTGTATGCAGTTGCCCAGCATCGTCTGATCCACCGACTACACGAAGTAATCGAACTTCTAACATTCCCATATAGGTCGGATCAAGGTGACTAACAACTTTAGCTAAGTACGGACCTGATTTAAATTCCGTTTGCGTTGCTGCTATTGTGTCTACGTTATTATCTGTTTGCGCCATTATGTTCCACTTTGTTCTTGATTATTATTAGATCCGCCGTAATCTGCTGCCGAATCTGGCATCGATACTTGCGTTGCACTACTAGTAACAGATTGAATTGCTGACGAAATACTTGACCCGACTGATGAAATCGCTGACGAAACTTTGCCAGCAACATCTGATACTATATCTGGAATGTTTGAACTTAGTCCGCCTTGTGCAGTCGGCGTTGCATTTGATTCGTACATCTTGCGTCGTGATCCATGCAGGGTTTGTCTAAACTCACCTTGTCTAAAATGATTTGTCACTGTAATGATACGATATAATCCTTTAAATCCAATTGCTCCATCTGAATTCGCACCAAGTCCGCCTGCATATCCAAACGATTTAAAATCGTATAGGCCGGTTGTTTGATTAATGTCTAATGGGTTTTTAAAATTAACAAAGATATCCACTTCAGTATTTTGCCAGTTAACTGACCCACAAGATGTTAGGTATCTCGACATAGGCGCTTGTTTAGCTGTGTAATTTCCCATTCCACTGTTAACAATCCAATACGGGTCACCAACGATTTCCATATTCAAGACAAGCATATCTAACGGTGTTGTAATAGCCTGATGCCATGATTTAGCAGCACGATTAATTTCCGAGTCCTTGCCGCCTCCGCCAACTCCGTCGCTAGGTGTTGAAGTTCCAGATGCTTTAGTACTAGTGTTTCCAACACCAGGTTCTGTTGAAGGTGTGTTCCCAGGAGGATTTTGATTAACTGTTTTTTGTTCTTCGTTTTGTCCGCCGCCAGATTTTGTTGTAAGAACATCAACGTTTTGTCTTCCGCCATCTGCTGCTAGTACGTTTGCAAAACTAATACTAAAATCTATATCAAATTTAATAATTTCGGTATTTTTACCAGTGAAGATATAGTCGTAATTTTTACAAACTTGTTTCTTCATTTTATCAAATCCAACAGTCTTTTGGTTAACTGAAGCTGCTGTACTAGAATGAGTGTCGTACGGTACAACTCGGTAAACAATTACCTTTGGCACTGTACCTGTTGTCTTCATGTTTTCTTTACTGTCAATGTAATAAACCTGTGTGTCAATTCTCCACCAAGGTTTAAATCCGTCTTTTTGATTGTCAGTGTCTAATGCCGTTGATGGATAATCACTTGCTAACATTACTGTGTTAATGACCGTTGGAATATCTACGTTTTGTGCAAAGCGTAAACTACCTTCTGCAGGATTTGTAATAACATCGCCGCGGGTCCATACTCCATTTTTAAGAACAGCAGTTTCTTTCGATGTTGTTGCATCGCCCATTCTAGAAAGATCATAACCCATACTGGCTGATCCTAATCTGTTTGTTTGTCCTTCTGCCTGGACATGGGTTTGATTTGTTGAACTTTCAATTACACCTAGTTTGCTAAAAACAGAACTGGCGCTAGAAGATAGCCCTGGATTAATTGTTGCTGTAGTGTTAGGTACTTGTCCACTAAATGATGATCCCGAACCTGCGCTAGAAATATCTGTTGGGAATAAAATAACAACTTCGTCAGCAACTTTCTTGTCTTTGTTGTTTACTGCTTCTTTTAATTTTTTATTAATAACGGCTTGTAAACTTTGTTCTCCAGTTTGTAAAACTTCTTGTACTGTTTTACCTTTAATTGTCATGTCTGTTTTTAAACTAGCATGTTCTACAGTTAATGCTTGCGCATGTGTAGCATAGGCGTTAAACGCATATGTAGATCCTTGTTCGTTTGCTTTAAAAAGCATCTTTGTAAGTTTAATAGGAATATGTCGAGTAGAATTCGGAACTGTAGACATTGTGCCGTTTTCTTTGTTTCCTCTAAATTCAATAGTGAGTAGAAAAGGTGCTTCGCGCCAGTTTCTCCAACCTTGTTTATTTGCTGCTGTTTGTAACGCTAAAGGAAACATACCTAAACTATAAGGTTCAAAAATATCAAACTGAACTGTAGTTACATTAGTTGCTTTAGCAGATTTTAATCCAATTGCTGTTTCAAATTTAAGATTATCTAAATAAAATTCAAACTTACCAAATTTTGTCTGTATTCTGTTATTAGGATCTTTACTTGCAGTTGCACAAATGATAGGTAAACGTTTGCCTGCCTTGTATGAAGAGTCTGGAAAATTATGATCCTTAAACGACATTGCACTTAATGTAATAACATAATCATAACTTGCATACGCCGAAAGTGGATTTGGCATTGGTAACTTTGTCACGCCAGCAGGATTAGATCCAATGGATCCAAGGAACGAGTTTACTGCACCCAATGCATCTGATACTCCACTTGTAATACCAGACAACGCAGATGCTGGCCCGTCACCAATTAATGATGTAGCAGCATTAGCTGCACTATTAACTGCTGTTGTTGCTCCAGTAATTCCAGATATATCAATACCCATATTAAATTCCTAACACTGTTCGTAAACTACTACCTTTTGGTAGATAAATTTTTGTACCTGGTACAAAATCAAAAATTGGATCTTGTAATACGTCTAAGTTACGCTGTGTGAATACCCACCAAAGAGCTGGATCCCCATACAATGCATACGCTAATAAATCCGGTCTGTATGCAAACTTTGCATCAATCGAATATAAGATATCGTCTGGTTCGGCACTAACTGGTCGAATAGTTAAAATGTCTAAGTAATTTTGTTTTATGTTTGTAGTAAACCAAGGACTGTTATTAGAATAGTTAGCTGTCATGATTAAATGTATCCAAATGGGTTATTTAAATATCCACCTTGAACAAATCTATCAAGGCTAAATGTTCTAATGGAGTTTCTGCTGTACATAGGAACCAGTGTTACTGTAAACTGGCTCTTTGTCGGAACATATGCTAGTCCACCGCTAGTTGTACCGCCTAGCCCAAAAGTACCAGCAAGGTTAGCAACAGATCCAACAAAGCCAGATGCTTCGCTTACTACTCCGGCTATATCGCCAAGTGCTCCGCCAAATGCTCCGCCGAAACTTCCGCCAATCGAATCAGCTAAATTACCAACACTATCTGCAACTCCAGACACTGCACCTGCTGCACTTCCAACAACATCAGTTGAAATATAATCGCAGTCTTGTGGCAATGTAGTATTAAATGATTGAATTGCAACAGGAATATTCTTAAACACATAATTGCCATAACCGTTTAAGAATACAATCGGTGGAGGATTTCCAGCCTTTGGATCAGATCCGCTGAACATTTTAGATGCGGATCTTAAATAGTGTACACATGCAATCCAATATAGCGCCTGCGTTGGATCTTCAACGTTCATAGGCGCAGTAATAGTGATAGTTCCAGGGTCACTATTTTTATAAGCATTAAACTGAAAGTTCGTATGAACTGTACTGCCAGGAGTATATTTTGCACCAGAATTAATTGTAACTTGTGGTGTGTATGGAAATATTAGTCCGCCTGCATCAACCAATGGTTTTAATACAGGACTATTTTTAAAACTTTGCCATTTAGGAATGCTTAATCTAACTCGCCAATCGTTATCACTAGCTTCATTGCCGCCAAACATAGCAACTGCGTCCATGACATCGCCAACAGCTTCTGCTCCTTGTGATAGTCCTGTACCACTTAATAGCTTGTCTGCTAGTCCCCCAACGCTACCACTTAATAGTCCGCTGGCTGTTCCGACTGCGTTTGTAACGGCGCCGAATGTAGCGGTTGCTGCTGTGATTGACGATGTAATTCCCTGGCCCATTGGCGCAGAAGACGATTTGGCTCTTGTCATAATAAATACCCTCTTTGGCAAAGTATTTATTTGACTTTATTATCTGCGTAGTTTATTATTACAGTTCCGGAGACTCTATTTTGACAACAATACCAATAACAACAACCAAGGTTAATTACCTCAACAACAAGGATATGTTAGCAGAGATACACAGAAGCAAAAATACATACTGTAGTTTTACTAAACCTGAGTATCACCAATACGACATCATTTTACCTAGCGTAGACAAGATTAATATACGCACAATAGCAGAAGCTAAACGTAATAAGGCTAAACGTTTAGGAGACGAAGAATACGCTAGACGTAAGCGAGCAGGCGAAAAAGTTAAACAAGCCGATTGCGAAGTTGATTACAAAAAAATCACTAAAGAAGAGTTAGTATTTAGGATTATGACATTTGATCATATTCCACTAAACACTACTCGTAAGAAGAATCCAAAAAGTCTAGCGGATCATAGAGACAAAGTAAATTTTCCTCCATTCCAGCATTTTAAATTTAATGACGAAGACGAACTAATTTGTGTTGGTAAGAGTCATTGGAAGGGAGGAATGAAAACCGGGCATTTCGACAAAGACTGCGGGCAAATTACTAACAATCTAGCTCGCATGATGATTAAACTTTGTGAAAGGTATGCTACCCGAGGAAACGTTCGAGGTTATACCTATAATGACGAAATGAAGGGCCAAGCTATTTTACAATTAACACAAATAGGGTTACAATTTGATGAGAGCAAATCAGATAATCCGTTTGCATATTTTACAGCAGCGGTAACTAACTCGTTTGTTCGTGTTATTAATATAGAGAAGCGTAATCAAAACATTCGTGATGATATTCTTGAAATGAACGGTATGAATCCATCATACTCACGTACAGGTCAAGGCGAACACGAAGCAGCGTTGAAGCGCCATAATGCAGAGGGCGAATCTAGTGAGTAATTTATTTAAAAAAGTAGCATGTTTCACAGACATACATTTTGGGTTGAAGTCAAACAGCAGCGTACATAATCAAGACTGCTTAGACTTTGTAGATTGGTATATTGCAAAAGCTAAGGAGGAAGGTTGTGACACTGGAATTTTTATGGGCGATTGGCATCATAATCGTAATAGTCTTAATATCACTACTATGGACTATAGCCTTAGGGCCTTGGAAAAGCTCGGTGCGGCGTTCGATCAATTTTATTTTTTCCCTGGTAATCATGATTTATATTACAAAGACAAACGGGATATTCACTCCGTTGAGTTTGGAAAATATATTCCCGGAATTACCGTGGTACACGAACCGACTACCATTGGGGACGTTACACTCTGTCCGTGGCTTGTAGGAGAAGAGTGGAAGCAAATTGGTAAGAAACAAGCAAAATATATCTTTGGACATTTTGAACTACCACACTTTTATATGAACGCTATGGTACAGATGCCTGATACTGGAGAGATACAGTTAGATAGCTTTAATGGCTACGAATTAGGCTTTAGCGGACATTTCCATAAACGTCAAAGCAAAGGCAATATGCACTATATTGGCAATTCGTTCCCACATAACTATGCAGATGCTTGGGATGATGATCGTGGTATGATGATTTTAGAATGGGGTGGTGAACCAGAATACTACTCGTGGCCAGGACAACCTACTTTTAGGACAACAACACTTAGTAGGTTAATTGATGAAGCAGATACATTAATACTACCAAAGCAACATCTTCGAGTTACTTTAGATATCGATATTACCTACGAAGAAGCAAGCTTCATTAAAGAAAACTTTATTGCCAACTATGATATTAGAGAACTTACACTGATTGCTGAAAAGAAAGCTGTCGAAATTAATACAGACATCGACATTCAAACTTTCGAGTCGGTTGACCAGATTGTAAGTAACCAATTAGTCAGCATTGAGAGTGACACGTACGATAGAAATGTGTTACTATCAATATATAACAGCCTATGATAAAATTAAAAGAACTAACAGTTAAAAACTTTATGAGTGTGGGCAACCAAACTCAAGCAGTCAATTTTGCACAACAAAATTTAACTTTGGTGCTAGGTGAAAACTTAGACCAGGGCGGCGATGATAGCGGTTCACGTAACGGCACAGGTAAGACTACAATTGTTAATGCATTAAGTTTTGCATTGTTTGGTAACGCACTTACCAACATTAAGAAAGATAACTTAATCAATAAAATTAACAATAAAAACATGTTAGTTACACTTGCGTTTGAAAAAGACGGACAAGACTATCGCATTGAACGAGGACGCAAACCTTCTGTATTAAAATTCTTTGTTAATAACCAAGAACAAGAAACTAGCGAAACAGATGATGCTCAGGGCGACATGCGCGAGACACAAAAGGATTTAGATCAGTTAATCGAAATGAGTCACGACATGTTCAAACATATCGTAGCTCTTAACACTTACACTGAGCCATTCTTAAGTCTAAAATCAGCTGATCAACGAGCAATTATTGAACAATTGCTAGGTATTACTATCCTTAGTGAAAAAGCAGAAGCACTAAAAGAATTAGTTAAACAAACTAAGGATCAGATTACTGTTGAGACTGCTAACATCGAAGCTACAAAAAAATCTAACGATAAAATTCAACAAAGCATTGATAGTTTACTAACAAGACAAGCTGCATGGAAGACACAAAACGAGCTAGATTTAGAAAAAATCGGTCGTGCGATTATTGAATTAGAAAACGTCGACATCGAAGCAGAGATTGCTAAACATGCTGAGCTTAAAGTGTACACTGAGAAGTCAGCAAAGCTGCGTAGCTTAAACAAAGAGCTAGCGACGCTAGAGTCAGCGATAGCGCAAGCGGAGCGAAGCGTAAAAAAATACGCTTCCGAGCTTGCTAAGTTGCAAGACAAAAAGTGTCACGCTTGTGAACAAGAACTTCACGACCATAAGCATGAAGAAATGACTGATACTGCTACTAAGCACTTGGAAGAAGCACAGTCATACTCTACTAAGTTGCTTAACGATATCTATAAAATTACCAAAGAAATTGATGAAATCGGAACAGTTGATGTACGACCAGACACTTACTACGACACTGTAGAAGAAGCGTTAAAACATCAAAATACTATTAAAACTCTTGAAACTAACCTTACTATCAAAGCAGGTGAGACTGACCCGTATCAAGAGCAAATTGATGAACTGCGCAATACTGCTATGCAGGAAATTTCATGGGATACCATCAATAATTTGACTAGTTTAAAGGATCACCAGGAGTTCTTGCTTAAACTGCTAACTAGCAAGGATAGCTTTATCCGTAAGAAAATTATTGATCAGAACTTAGCCTACTTAAACAACCGTTTAACGCACTATTTGTACGCTATGGGCTTGCCGCATACCGTCACTTTCCAGAACGATTTAACGGTGATTATTACACAATTAGGACAGGATCTAGACTTCGATAACCTCAGCAGAGGCGAACGAAATAGACTCATATTGGGCTTGTCTTGGGCGTTTAGAGACGTTTGGGAATCGCTATATCAGAACGTAAACTTGCTGTTTGTTGACGAATTAATTGACAACGGGCTCGATGCAAGCGGCGTAGAATCAGCACTAGCGGTACTAAAAAAGATGGCTAGAGACCGTCAAAAGAACATTTTCTTAATTAGTCACAAAGACGAACTTATCGGGCGTGTAAACAACGTGCTTAAGGTTATTAAGGAAAACGGCTTTACTAGCTATGCTAATGATTTAGAGGTAACAGAGTAATGCTTCCGGAACAAGATGAAGAAATTCATGCGGAATTATTAGCAAAATTTAGGGAATATTTTGAAGCTAATCAGCAATGGTTAGCTGAAGGCACGAAGGCATCTGCAATAAGATTAAGGCAAAGACTAAGCGAACTGCGCAAAATTTGTACACGTAGACGTGTAGCAGTTCGCGAATGGTCAAGAGTAAAAGAAATAGAACTAGCAGAAAAAGAAGCAGAACGGCAGGCTCAAAAACAACAGGCATCAGGTACAGACAATGCTAACTAAAGCATGTCATGGACTTACCAGGGAAATTTAATAGAAACTTTACCAGAAGATTGTTTAGGCTTCGTATATCTCATCACTAATACCACTAACAATCGTAAGTACATAGGCAAAAAACTCGCAAAATTCTCAAAAACTTCTCAGAAAACTGTAAAACTCAAGAACGGCAACAAGAAAAAGAAGAAGATTAGAAGTTTAGTTGATTCAGATTGGCAAACTTATTATGGCTCAAGCCCTAATCTAACAGCAGACATACAGGCAATAGGCGCAGACAAATTCACAAGAGAAATTCTTTATTTCTGTAAAACAAAAGCAGAAATGTCGTATATTGAGGCACGAGAACAGTTTGACCGCAGGGTACTAGAAACTGATGATTACTACAACGGTATCATCAATTTACGGGTAGGCGGATCACCGAGTCTGAGACAGGCACTCCTAGAACAACAGGCAAAACAATCTAACACTTAAGGTTGGCGGGCCAGTTTGAAAATACCGCTGTGGAAAACCCGGGGCATAAACCGGACACGTAACATATTGATGCACTCCCGTGGGTAAATCCCACTATCCTGAAGGGGAAGAGAGTCTGAGCGTGAGAACAAGGATACGCAACGCATTGATATAGTATGAATTGTTAGCATACGAAAACACTGGCTATAAACATCTAAACACTAGGAACGAGGTTTAGAGCACATAGAAATATGTGGGTCGTGGTAGGATGGAAAAGCACAGAGTCCATTAGCATACAGTGAAAAATTACCTACTTCCAACGTCTCGGCTGTGACAACTCACATGAAGACAACTAAGCGGAACCATGCAAATGGTTCCGTCTGACTAAAACAATCTACATGAATTTAAAACTGCTTCGCAGCTAACTTCAATAATTAAATCACTTAAAAAATAAGAAAAGTTCGAACGAAGTGAAGAACAGAAGAACGTTAGTTCTTCTTTAAATCAGAGCTAAATATAGAATCAAAGTGAGATTTAAATGAAAGTTCGTGAAATAATCGTTAATGAAGGAATTGCTGCTGAAATCGGATCTAAAGTATTCGGTAAATTAGCTAGTAAAGGAGCAACAGCTCTTGGTCCTATAGCTGCGAAACAAGCAGCGAAAGCAGAAAAAGTTGTGCAATTCAAAAACGATCTTTCTCTTATGGGCGGTGTTATAGGTAACTGGTTTTCCTTAATTAAAAATGTAGCACTTACATGGGGTATTGCAGAACCTATTGTTACTACTGGTTGGGAAATACATAAATTAAATCAATCACTAAAAGCACAAACAATTGAACCTGTAGAATACGAAAAGCAAGTACAATACTGGTTAGGTAAATGTGTTTCACAAATTGTAGCTATTGGGTTTGCTAAATTTTCAGTTGCTACTGCTGGACGCTTAATTGGTACACTACCTTTTGCTAGTGGTGCTGGTAAACTAATTTCTAAACTTAGTGGTCCAGGTGCTGCTGCGTTTGGTGTTTATTTGACGTCTGAAGCTGGATCAAAAGCATTTGCTCAGTGGTTTATTGGCGAGTCATTTGGCAAATGGGTAGCATCATTCATGCGTGAAACTGTTGGTAGCTGGGCTAAAGAAGGCTACGATATGATTACAGGGCACGAAGATGCTAGAGGATCGTTAACTGGTCCTAATGCTAACAAGGATGACAAAGACGCTATGTCAACATTAGCTAATGTTAAGCCTGCAGAAAACCCATACGGTATGAAGTTCGATACTGTTACTGGAAATTGGATTAACCGTTAAAGCAACGGCATTTGAGCTGTCTTAGTAAGCTCTATGTTTTCTTGAATTACTTCGTACATTGAATCACGGTCTTCAGATGAGTAGACATGCAGTAACTGTTCTAAGGTTACTCCGCCTCGCAAGAACCAACTTATTCGTACTAACTCTGTTTTAAAATCTTTAATTTCTTTTTCAAGCCTAATTAGATATTCTTCAATTTCCGAGGCGGATAATCGAATTAGGCTGGTACGAAAAAATCTGACTGGTCCAATGTAATGTTTACATATTGCTCATGTCCGCAATTGTCACATTTTACATTTTGACTTGGGCTACGCCAAGTTTGCTGATTTTTAGTAATCTGTTGACGAATTTGTTCTAATAGTTGACCATCACAATTCTCAACCCACTCTTTGATAAATCCGCGTTCAGTAACTACTTGTGATCCTGTATCTACACTTTCAATACCTGTAACAAAGATATCATTTTGTAAATTTGCCAGTTGCTCGTAGAGTTCTGATAGCTTTTTACGCTTCTCATCTTCATCTTCGATATCTTGAATTTGTTTTAAAGTTTGCTGTAACTGGAAATTACGCATACTAAAATCTGTGCTTTGTTTGTAGTTTAACGGACGCAACTTAACAGTTAAATCGCCTAGTACAACTTTATTTTCAAACTTGCAAGATGAATAGTAATCGATAAAAGTAGCAATGTCAAATTCGTACTCGTTTTCAGTTCCACAAGCTGGACACGTATTTCCGATTTCAAGTTGGTTACCGTATGTTGCAATACGAATAGCAGTTAGAACACTGTCTAAATCTATACCAGACAGCTTCCAGGGATCTTTAATTGCTGGAACGCAGCTGGAAATTATTTTAACTGTGCTATCGCCTGATAGCAATGCATCGGGTGTTTTAACCAAAATTTCATCCATGCCTGTCATGCCGTAAACTGGCAAGTGGCTAATGTCACCGTCAAAATCTGTAGGGTTGTTGTACACGCCCATACTAGGTAAACTGATAAAAATTTTAGGTTGTCTAAAAAACTGTTGTAACGGATTTGTGGCCATAAAAGACTCCGGATAAATATATTGTACGAGTATTTATATACGTACATTTTCAAGGATTTTTTTATGGCACGTACCGTTGCAGATATGACACCAGATGAGTTTAGTGATGCTATAGCGAATAGTTTTGCTAGAGTTAATGGCATGACCCGCGGAACTGGTGGTTCTTACAGTGGCGGCAACGGAGGCGGAGGAGGATCTAGCGGAGTACCTAGCTGGTTCTCGGCAGGAACTACAGGCATGAGCAATGCAATGGGTGCCGCTAGTAAACTTGCTACGGGCTTGTACGGTGTTAACGATGCACTAGGTACTGTTAAACAGTTAGGATCTGCATTTGGACCAGTTACTGGTGCAGTAGCCGGAATGGGCACACAAGTTGCTGAAGCTGGGTTAGCTGTTAATAGATCACTTAATACTGTTGCTGCAAGCGGTATCCATATGGGCCAGAACTTGGGCTTGTATGATAAAGCTGTACTAGAAGCTCGTATGAGCTTACCTGAATTTGAACAAACTATTAAACAAAATAGTAGATCAATTGCAGGTATGGGTGCTAACATGGATAAGTCTGCCCTTATCTATTTAGAAACTGCTAAACAAATTCAAAACACTGATGTTGCATATCAATTAAAAGCAACAGGAACTAATACTGAAGAATTTGGACAAATCCTTTCATTAGTTGCACATAACTCAAAGCAAGATAATTTAATGACTGCTTCGGCGCAAAAGAGTTTAATTGCTACATCTCTTGCGCTTGCGACTGAAATGGACAACACTGCTAGATTAACTGGCATTAGTAGACAAGAGCAACAGCTAGCGTTAGAAAAACAATTAAAGTCAAAAGATATGCAGCTTGCTATGGCTGCAATGGATGCAGATCAGAGAGACTCTGTTGAGAAGAGTTTAGCAGGAACACTAAAGTACGGTGAAGCTGTACAGAATGCAATTAGAATTTATTCAACCGGTGGTGTGACGAATGAACAAGAACAACAGCAAGTTCTAGCCGCAGGACCATTAGCAAAGTATGCAGAACAGCTAGCTGAGATTACTGGCACTACTGCTGCTGACGAAGCCAAGCGAAAAGACATCTATAAAATGATGGACCAAGAGGCTCTTGCATTAGCTAAAAGTTCAAAAGAATCTAAAATGGAACAAGCTGTCCAGATGAAAGCTGGCAGTGAAACTACTAAGGCAATGGCAGGTGGATACCTTGAAACATTGCGCTACGGGCAGATTCTTGCCAATGCCGACAACGAAGCTAAACGAGGAAACCTTACTCGAGAGCAGTACATTGCACAAGAAGAAGAAAAATTAAAGAAAGAAAGAGAAGGCGCTGCTGCCGGTACAGGCGGACCAGAAGGCGAAGCAGCAAAATTAGGACAAACGCTTAACAAAGTTGATACTGCTCTTAAAGATGTTGCTGCCGGTGCAGGTACTTACTTTAGTAATTTGAACACTAAAGCAGGCGAACTTATTACTAGTTTTGGTAATTTAAATGGTGTTCTAAAAAGATACACACCTGAACAAGTTGCAGGACTAGTACCAGCAATGGCAGACAAGGCAAAGACTGCAATGGGTACTAGAGAAGCGTCAGTTCCAGAATCTGAAAAGCAAAAAGCAGGACGCGAGTTTGGTAGTTTAGGATCAGTTGGCAAATTAATTGAAGATTTTGGTGCAGGTACAGATATGACCCTGCATGGCAAAGAAGGTGTTATAACTGAAAGTCAATTAAAAGGGATTATCGGAACTGCTCAAAAAATGGGCGCAGACATAGAAAAAACTATGACAGTTGGCAAGAAAGTTGATCCTGCTGATTTACAACTTCCTGCAATGTTTAAGAATATAAAAGGATCGATGGATTCTATTATGGCAACTGGTGGAATAACTAACCAGGCAGATGCTGAAAAAATGTCTAGAACTATTCAAACAATGGGCAAGCAAATGACTAGCCAAATGGGTCCTATAATTTCTAGCATCCAAGGTAATTTAAAGTCTGATCTTGAAAAAGCCAAGTCACAAATGCCAACAACTAGTACATTTGAAAAAATGTTTGAGAAGATTAAACCTTCTACTAACACCGAGTCAATGCCTGAGCCTGCGTCTTTTACACCTGCTGAAGAATCAAACGACCCCATGACTGAGATGGTTAAGGGCGTTAATGACTTAAATAAGCGTATAGAGAGACTAATAATGGCAGTTGAAGATGGTCATGATAAAAGTGTTAGGGCAATTAAAAACACTGGCAATTTGATTGCTTAAGGATAAACAATGAGTTGGAAAAAATATTTCACACCTGTACCAGTTAATGGAACTGTCAGCCCTGTTGGCAGCTCGTTAACTAAGGCTGGCCCAGCACGATCAAACTATTCTAGCTATCTGCCAGATGTTTATGCTGGCGCACCTAATCGTATCGAGCGTTATCAACAATACGAAGTAATGGATAGCGATCCAGAAGTTAATGCTGCATTAGACATTTTAGCAGAATTCTGCACACAAAAATTAAAAGACGGTAAAACACCTTTTAGCGTACAGTGGCGTCATAAAGCTACAAATAGTGAAGTACGTATTCTAAGTGAATATTTACAACAGTGGACTAAACTACAAAAGTTTGACACACGCATTTTCCGTATCATGCGCAACGTATTCAAATACGGTGATGCTTTCTTTATTCGTGATCCAGAAACACAGAAATGGAGTTATGTAGATCCAAGTAAAGTTACTAAAGTTATTGTTAACGAAAGCGAAGGCAAGAAGCCTGAACAGTATGTTGTTAAAGATTTAGCACCTAACTTTATGGATTTAGTTGCTACACAGATTACACCTAACATTAATCCACGTAATTCATCAGGTGGTATCGGCGGTGGCGCTGGTTATATGGGCCAAGGCGGAGCACAAAAAACTGGACAGTTTTCAGCAGGATCTAGCAATGGTTCTAGATTTGGTGTAAGCGAAACTGAACATGCTATTGATTCTGAACACATGATTCACTTGTCATTGAGCGAAGGCTTAGACAACATGTATCCGTTTGGAAATAGTTTGTTAGAAAACATTTTCAAAGTTTACAAACAAAAAGAATTATTAGAAGATGCGATTCTAATCTATCGTATTCAACGTGCGCCAGAACGTCGTGTGTTCCATATTGACGTGGGTAATATGCCAGGGCATATGGCTATGGCATTCGTTGAACGTGTTAAAAATGAAATTCACCAACGTAGAATCCCTAGCCAATCTGGCGGTGGACAAAACGTTATCGATAGTGCATACAATCCTTTAAGTATCAACGAAGACTATTTCTTCCCGCAAACAGCAGAAGGTCGTGGTTCTAAAGTAGAAACATTGCCAGGCGGTACTAACTTAGGCGAAATTGACGACTTAAAGTATTTTACTAACAAGTTATTTCGTGGATTACGTATTCCAAGTTCCTATCTGCCAACGGGTGCAGACGATTCGCAAGCCTCATATAATGACGGGCGAGTAGGTACAGCATACATTCAGGAATTACGCTTTAACAAATATTGCGAACGTTTACAAGCACTTGTAACAGCAGTATTTGATGAAGAATTTAAGATGTACATGTATTCACGAGGCGTGAATATTGATGCTAACTTGTTTGAATTAAAGTTTAATCCTCCTTTAAACTTTGCAAGCACACGCCAATCAGCACTAGATGCTGAGCGTATTAATACATTTACTGGTATTGTTCAAGTTCCGTTTATGTCAAAGCGTTTTGCATTAAAACGTTTCTTGGGATTAACAGACGAAGAAGTAGCAGACAACGAACGCTTATGGGCAGAAGAAAATGGTTCAGGACAACCTACATTTACTGATGCAGCAGGCGAACTACGCGGCGCTGGATTAAGTGCAGCAGGAATCGAAGGCGATTTAAGTGCGGCAGGCGACTTAACTGCACCAGATGGCATGGAAGGTGACACAGACGCTGAGTTAGGCGCACAGGCATCTAACCCAACAGCAGCACCTAGCGCACCAGCAACACCACCGGGTTGATAAATACATTATGATTCTTAGAGAACTATTTTATATTGACGCTGATACAAGACGCATTGCAAATGATTTGCGCTATCAGCCCGAGCGTGACGAATCGCAGTTGCATAGTTCTGACACACGCAAAACACGTTTGACGTTACGTCAAATTAACGAGCTACGTAAATCGAGCGAAGCACATATTTTAGAACAAGAAGGTGAACTAGAATTTATTCATAGTATGTACGCAACACCGGCAGCACCACCGGTATAAATATATCAGATTACAGAAAATGCCTCAAACGAGGCGTTTTTTTGGCCATTATAACACTATTTTTAAAATTAAGTGTAAATATATTACAGCCTTGTATAACCATCACAGGAGAATGAACAATGACTGATCGTAAACAATTTGAAGCCATGCTAGAGGCGTTGATCAATGAAGATCAAGAAACAGCAAAAGAGATTTTCCACAATATCGTTGTGGGCAAATCACGTGAGATTTATGAAGAATTATTAAAAGAAGACTTCGACTTAGCTGAAAGCGAAGAAGAAGAGGAAGAAGAAAGTTCTGAAGAAGAAGAAAAAGGTTCTGAAAACCCATTCGGCGGAGACGATGCTGAAGGCGATGACGCTGAAGGTGATGACGCTGAAGGCGATGACGCTGAAGGTGAAGAAGGTTCAGAAGAAGAGCCATTCGGCGACGAAGAAAGTGAAGAAGAATTCGGCGGCGAAGAAGGCGAAGGCGATATTGAAGATCGCGTTATGGACCTAGAAGATGCCTTAGAAGAACTAAAAGCAGAATTTGAAGAGCTAATGTCTCAAGAAGCTGAAGAACCAAATCACGATATCGGTGCAATTGATGCAGCTGGTGACGGTGATGCAGGTGATGATTTTGGCGGCGAGCCAGAAGGCGAAGAAGACGAACTACATGCATTCATGGAGTACGTTGACAAAGTAGCTTTACCAAAGCACGGTGATAACGGTGTTAACACTAAGTCTATCGTAGCTGGTAAAAACGATATGGGCGGTACAACTGCTAATATCGCTAAAGGTGGAGAAATGGGTGGCAAAGGCGTACAAAGCGGTTTGCTAAAGCCAACTACAAAACCACAAACTGGTGGTAACGTAAACGTTCCTGGTGCTAAATCAGCAACTAAACTAAAGCCAGTAACTAAGGGCCACGGTGCTGAGAAGAAGGGTGCAGGTGAATCTGCTCCTAACACTAAGAGCATTGTTGGGTCACGTAAGTAATCATTATGCTACATCTTCGAGAAAATCTAAGCTTCAACGAAGCAAAAATGATCGTTGAATCTGATGACAAAGACGGGAAATCGTTGTATATGTCGGGTATCTGCATTCAAGGCGGTATACGCAATGCAAATCAACGTGTTTACCCTGTGAAAGAGATTGACAAGGCTGTTAAGACCCTGAACGATCAGATTCAAAACGGTTATAGCGTTCTCGGAGAAGTTGATCATCCTGATGATCTAAAAATTAACCTGGACCGTGTGTCTCACATGATAACGAACATGTGGATGGACGGTCCAAATGGTTATGGAAAGTTGAAAATTTTACCTACGCCTATGGGACAACTAATCCGCACTATGCTAGAAAGCGGTGTGAAATTAGGCGTATCAAGCCGCGGATCTGGAAACGTTAGAGATGACGGATCTGGTGAAGTATCAGATTTTGAGATTATCACAGTAGATATGGTAGCTCAACCTAGTGCCCCAGGAGCATATCCTACACCAATTTATGAACACTTGATGAATAGTCGAGGGGGATTAAGTGCCTTACGCATAGCGCAAGAAGTTAAGGGTGACCCGAAAGCACAAAAATATCTCAAAGAGAGCCTATTAGCAATAATTGGCAAACTCCAATAATAAGGAGAATCACATGTTGGATGCACTAAAAACGTTATTTGAAAACAATGTGATTTCTACAGAGATCAAAGAGTCAATCGAGCAAGCATGGGAACAGCGTATCGCTGAAAACCGTGATCAAGTTGCTCAAACTCTACGCGAAGAATTTGCTCAACGCTATGAGCACGATAAAGCTACTATGGTAGAAGCTGTTGACAAAATGTTAACAGATCGCCTAGCTGCTGAAATCGCTGAATTTAGTGAAGACCGCAAATCGCTAGCTGAAATGAAAGTTAAGTACGCTTCTAAAATGAAAGCAGATGCTGGTGTAATGAAGGAATTTGTTACACGTCAACTATCCGCAGAAGTTAAAGAATTGCACGAAGACCAAGTTGCAATGGCTAGTAAGTTCGGTACACTCGAACAGTTCGTTGTAGAAGCTCTTGCTCAAGAAATTGCAGAATTTTACAAAGACAAACAAGATCTTGCCGAGACTAAGGTACGCTTAGTTCGTGAAGGACGTGAACAACTTCAGAAGGTCAAACAACAGTTTGTTGAACGTGCAGCTAAGAAAGTCGAAAAAGTTATTAATGAAGGACTACGTTCTGAATTACATGGCTTAAGAGAAGACATCGAAGCAGCCCGTCGTAACGACTTCGGTCGTAAGTTATTCGAAGCATTTGCTTCTGAATATCAAACAAGCTATCTTTCTGAGAAGTCAGAAACTGCAAAATTACTCAAGGTCATAGACATGAAGGACCTAGCTGTTCAAGAAGCTGCTAAAGCTATTGAAGACGCTAATGCCCTAGTAGAAAGTAAACAAGCAGAAATTGCAGCTTTAAAAGAAGCGCAAGAACGCAAAGAAATCATGAGTGAATTACTTGCTCCACTTAACAGTGAGCAACGTGAGATCATGGGTGAATTAATGGAGAGTGTAAAGACTACACGTCTAAACGAAAGTTTTGACAAGTATCTTCCAGCAGTCCTAAATGGACATGCAGGTAAAGCTCCGCAGAAGAAACAGGCACTTGTAGAGGCAAAAGAAGTTACAGGAAACAAAGTTTCCAACGCAAATCGTAGCGGCGAGAGTGATAGCAATATCGTTGATATCCGTCGCCTCGCTGGACTAAAAATTTAAGGAGAAATTAAATGTCTGAACTACTAAATGGCCGTTGGGCAGAGACTAAAGAAGCTCTTTTAGAAGGCCTACAAGGCACTAAAAAATCTGTAATGGGAGTTACACTAGAGAACACACGTAAGTACCTAGTTGAAAGCCCAACTGCAGGTGCTACTTCTGCCGGCAACGTTGCCACATTAAACCGCGTGATTCTACCGGTTATTCGTCGTGTTATGCCAACCGTTATTGCTAACGAATTAGTTGGTGTACAACCAATGACTGGCCCAGTTGGCCAGATTCATACTCTACGTGTTCGTTATGCAGATAACGGTACTGGCGTAGTAGCTGGTGAAGAAGCACTATCACCATTCAAGATTGCTGAAGCTTACTCAGGCAATGACAGTTCAACTGCTAAAGCAGCTTCTACAGCTACTTTAGAAGGACAAGCTGGTAAGCGTATGTCAATTCAAATCTTGAAGCAAACTGTTGAAGCAAAGACTCGTAAGTTATCAGCTCGCTGGACTTTCGAAGCAGCGCAAGATGCACAAGCTCAACAAGGTATTGACATTGAAGCAGAAGTTATGGCTGCTTTAGCACAAGAAATCACTGCTGAAATCGACCAAGAGATCCTAGCTAGCCTAGCATCTTTAGCTGGTTCAGCTACTGAAAACTTCGACCAATCTGCTGTATCTGGTACAGCTACATTCGTTGGTGATGAACACGCTGCTTTAGCTGTTCAAATCAACCGTGTTGCTAACTTGATTGCTCAGCGTACACGTCGTGGTGCTGGTAACTGGGCTGTTGTAAGTCCATTTGCTTTAACTATCCTACAATCTGCTACTACTAGCGCATTTGCTCGTACAACAGAAGGTACATTTGAAGCACCTACAAACACTAAGTTTGTTGGTACATTGAACAACGCTATGAAAGTTTATGTTAACACATATGCAACTGACTCTACAGACGTATTGATCGGTTACAAAGGTGCTAGCGAATCTGACGCAGCAGCATTCTATTGCCCATACATTCCATTGATGAGCAGTGGTGTTGTTCTTGACCCATCAACATTCGAACCAGTCGTATCATTCATGACACGTTATGGTTATGTTGAGTTGTCAAACACAGCTTCATCTCTAGGTAACGCAGCTGACTACCTAGGTCGTGTAAGCATTTCAAACGTTTCTTTCAAGTAATCCGTTACTTAAAAGTAAAACACTTAAAGGGCTCTTCGGAGCCCTTTCTCTTGATTGCATAAATACATAGTACGACTTACATAGGGTAAGTTTTATGCGGAAATCCAACCGCGTATAGCCTAGAACGCTATTTTTCTTAAGGAGAAAACAAAATGGGACGTCCTTTAAATAAAAAGTACTTTGGTAACCGTAACTATGGTACCAATGGCGAACAAATCAACAACGGTTTATCTAACAGCCAAAACTACGGTGATGACCACATCGGCGGCGAAGGTTTAGAAAGCATTAGCAATCCGGTTGGTGGAGTTGGCAGCTTTGTTGTTAATAACACATACAAAAACTTTCCGCAATTAATTATCGGTGCTCCGACTATTCCAGGCGGTGTGCAAGCTGCTGCTGACGTAGTATTTGAAATTAACACAGTTACATACTCAAGCGGTGGTGCAACTGGTTATGTAGCTGGTTTGTCAACAGCTATCACTGGTTTAGGTGGTGGTGCAGTTGTTAATATTACAACTAACGGTGGCGGCGCAGTTAATGCAGTTAACTTGACTGGTGGTAACCGCGGTGAATTCCGTCGCGGTGACGCATTTGACGGTACTGGTATTACAACATTCCAAGTTTTACAAGCACCTAACGCTGGTACAGATTTACAAATTAACATTACATTCCGTGTTAAGAGCATTACTATTACCCAGAAAGGTTCTGGCTACGTTGCAGCTCCTAGCTTGTCATGGAACGGTCACACATTTACTGGACAGACAAGTCCAAGTTTAAATGCTGTAACAATGACTACTGATTCAGGTGCAGTCGGTTCAGCAACTAATCAAGAAAATGCTATCTTAATGACAGCACGTTTAACTGGCGGTTCAGCAGGGTTAGTTGACATTATTCGTCAAGTAAGCACAAACCGTTATAAAGTAACAGACGGTACACGTACTGGTATTGTTAAACTAAAATCTTCAGTTGCTACAGCAGCCGGTGAAGGCAGTATCCGTTTAGTTGATACTGACGGTAATACATATTTTGCTACTAAGATTACATCTCGTAAAGTTGTAATTACTCGTGGCACTGGTAGTCAAGCAGCTTTTCCAACTGGCGCTTCAGTTAAGTGGAATATGACTGCTGCAACAGCAGATTCATTAAAAATCGATAACGCTTAATAAGTGATTAGGGGACTTCGGTCCCCTTATTAAGGATATAGAATGTCTAAGATATTAAAAGTAAGTCAGAGTAATTATAAAGTCCAGGTTCAGTCTGGAGGTAATATCACCTTAGATACTGGTTCAGCTGTAGGAACTGTAGTTATTACTGGCAATCTTGATGTTAAAGGCACAACTACAACAGTTGAATCAACAAACACAACTGTTAAAGATAATATTATTCAAATTAATTACGGGCAGACTGGTAACGGTATCAGTTCTACCCTTAATTATCAATCAGGTATTCAAATTGGTCGTGGCAATTATTCAGATGCTAAACTTGTTTTTGACGAAACAGTTCAACACTATGACCAAAATTCAGCATCTAATTTACCTGGAACATTTAGTTTCCAGTTTGCAGACGGAAGTTTAGCAGGTATTCAAACTTCTGGTATTGCAGCAGGGTTATCAAGTAATTTAAACTTGGACCTACAGAATTCAAGTAACGTTGTTAAAATTGTTAACGCAGATGCATCGAGCTACTCGGCTCGTGTAACGGCAGGCGATGGCAACGTTGTACCAAATAAACAATTTGTTTATGATTACATTCAAGCAGGTGTTATTGTTTCAGGACAAGCAGACGTTGATAGAATTTATCACGGACATGGAACAAGTCCTAAAATTGTAGACACTGAAGTTATTGCAAACGCAACTAACATTCAATTTTTAGTTAATCCCGGTACTGGATTAGCTCAACGTGCAGTTATTACAGCAAGTGGACTAGCCGTTGATGATATTACATTATACGGACATACAGTTAGTAGTACCGGAACATATAATTTAACTCTTACTTCTTTATCAACGAACGAAGTAGAAATTAATTCAGTATTAGATCTTGTTGATCAGGGCGGTACAGTTAGTGTAACTGGCGGCAAAACAAAATTGTATTCTAAAACATTAGCCGGTCCTGGAAAAACAGGATTATTCTTTGTTAACAACAATAACAATGATGAATTGGTAAGTAAAAACAGAGCGGTACTTTTAAGTATCCTACTTTAAGGAAAGATTATGGCATTGACAGCAACAGCAATTACAACAACCGCACTAAGTGGCGGAGCAACTAACGGGACTGTAATTTATACTAGCAGCGGAAACAATGCTATTACTAGCATCATTGCATGTAACAACAGCGGTAGCACAATTAATCTTTCACTATATGCAGTGCCGAGCGGTAAAAATGCATATAACAATCCAGAGTGTACTATTGTAAGCGCATTACCTTTGCCGCCTGGTGAAACTGTTAGTTTTGATCAAGAAAAATTAGTATTAAGTAACGGCGATATTTTATGTGGAATAACAAGCTCTGCATATTCCGGAACAGGTGTAAGCGTGGTGGTAAGCACATTGGCGGTATAATACAATGAGATTTTTAAAACAACAAACAATTAATCGTAGACAGCTTCGTGCTACAACAGTTTATTCTGATGTAACAGATGCTAACGTTTACATTAATCCTAGAAATAGCGGAAGTGTTGTCTTACCTAGTGGCACTGACGCACAGATTCCAGCAAGTCCTGTTAACGGAATGATGCGATATAATGTAGACCATGGCGAAGTGCAAGTCTATCAAAGCAACACATGGCGCAGTTTACGTTTTAAAGAGTCAACAACTATTGTTCAACAAAGTTTAGGTAACTTAGACGGATATAGCTATTATTATGGCCCATTAAATGCAAGTTATAATCCAACAAATGTTGCAAGTGGTACTACATTGGGCGGACAGAATATCCTAGTGTTGATCGAAAACGTATTTCAAATTTTTAATACAAACTATGTTATCACGCAAAACCCAACCGCAGGTGTAACTACAAATGCTCAAGCAAATGCTGGTACAAGTACATTAACATTTGCATCAACAGCAAGTATTCCTACCGGATCTGTTGTGTCAGGTAGTGCTTACTTCCAGTCAAATACAATTGCAACAGTAACTGATAGCCATACAGTTACATTAAGCAAAACAATTAGCGGCGGCAACATTCTTAGTGGTACTGCTATTACATTTACTTCGCCGGCTGGCTATTATTTAAACTTCACATCAGATCCTAACTATGCAGGTATGATTGGTAAACCTATCACAGTGTTGCATGGTTTTGACAAGTAATTAAGGAAACGCCATGGGCGCAGAATTAGGTAGAATAAGCGGCCCGTTACTAGCAAATAATTTGCTACGTCGTGGCGTAGACTTAACATTTAGAAACTTTGATGCTGATCCTGACATCCTTTACCTGGATGTTACAAACGGACGCATCGGTGTTAACACTAGTACTCCGACTCGTGAACTATCAGTTAACGGTACAACTACTACCAACAACTTAATTGTTGATACACAAGGATCGATCGGTAACTTAACGCTCCTAACGTATCGCATTCAAAACGCATTAGGGCAAATTGTTGTTTCTCCTAATCAAAGTTCTAACCCAACAGTTGTAATTAACGAATTACATTCTGATAATTTAAAGTTTTCAAACAGTACAGTAACAACATTATCGTCTAACGATAATATTAATCTTGCATCTAACGGGATTGGTAAAGTTGTTTTTAATACATCTACGGTTAATGTCAACGGCAATCTACATGCAACCGGAGATATTACTTGGGACGGGAATATCACTATCGGTGATAGTAACACCGACAGCATTACATTTGATGCTGATGTTACTAGCGATATTATTCCCGCTACTGATAATTTTTACGAATTAGGTAGTTTAACTCGAAACCTAACTTGGGGGACTGCATACGTAGGAACCCTAGAAGCCAACAGTATAAATTTAAATAGCCTAACAGTTAACAACATAGACATGTTGCTTACACAAGGCAAGTTATGGTATGTTGGAGTCAACGGTAATGACAGCAACTACGGCAATCACCAACACTCGATGTTTAGGACCATTAGCCATGCATTGAGTGTAGCGCAGTCTGGCGATAGCGTTTTAGTTTATCCGGGTACATATACTGAAAATTTTCCGTTAACTGTTCCGCAAGGAGTAACAATAACTGGAGAAAGTTTAAGAAGTGTAAAAATAGTCCCAACAGTTGGTACACAAACACGAGACGGTTTATTACTTAATGGCGAATCAACTGTTGAAAATATTACAGTAGCAAACTTTTACTACGATCCAATCGCAGATACCGGATATGGATTTAGATTTGCTAACAATATAACAGTAACAACTCGTAGTCCATATATTCGAAATGTAACAATCATAACTTCTGAGTCAACACTACCTGCTGGTAGAGGTGCATTAGTCGACGGCAGTGTAGCAAACGCTGCAAGCAAAGAAGCTAGTATGCTATTCCATGCTGTTACAATGATTGTACCAAACGCAGAAGCTATTACAGCAACTAACGGATCACGAGTAGAATGGTTAAATTCATTTACTTACTTTGCTAATAGAGGAATGCATCTGACTCAAGGTACATTAGGCTTTGCTAGTTTAGGTGTTAAGTTTGGTGCAGAACTACGTAGTATTAACTCTGCAAACGTATATGGTAATTACGGTGCAGTAGCAGATGGTGCTAGTACCCTTGCGTATCTTGTTGGGCATAACTTTGGTTATATTGGGACTGGGACTAACAGTAATAACGATGCTAATCTTTCAATACAATCACAAGAAGTAGTTCAAATTAATGGCGGTGTTATCTATTTTGATAGCATGGACCATAAGGGTAATTATCGTGTTGGTGAAATATTTTATGTAGATCAACAAACCGGACAGGTTAGTTTTAACGCACAGAGTATTAGTTTCAATGCAACTGGAAATATTACTATTGACGGTCCTACTGGACAAATTATTGTTGATGCAACTAAAGTTCAAGTTAGTAACATTCGAATCCATGATAACAACATAGACAGCTTAACTGGGCCGGTTAACTTTTTAGCACAATCAGGAACTACTACATTAAACACAACGGTTAATGTAACAGGTAACACAAATGTTACTGGCAATACACTTGTTAGGGGTAATGTATTCTTAGGTAATAGTCCATTTGATTTAATCACTATTACTCCTAATTTAACACAAAATATTTTACCTGGTGCTAATAACACATACAATTTAGGTTCTAAAACACCAACAACGGCTGTTTGGAATACTGGTTACTTAACAACATTTAACATTGATGGCATTACTCAAATAACAAGTAATACAATATCAACGTTGTCATCTGGGACAGATTTAAAGTTCCAAGCATCGGGTATTGGAATTATACATGTTACAGGAACAGATGTACAAATTAATAATAGTTTAACAGTCGGCAACACTCTAACTGTTAATGGATCGACAAGTTTACAAAATATCAATCCAACTGGAACCATAACATTAGTCGGTGATATTGGACAAACTGGCAATACATATATTACTGGATTATTTGACAACAATAATATTAGTATTACAGGGTCAAATTCTTACCTTTCAGTTCCTAATATTAAATTACAAAATCAAACCATTAGTGCAACCGCTACTGATAACGATATTCGATTTTTTGGTAATGGCTCTGGCGGTGTTACATTTGATAACAAGTTAAAAATTGTTGATAATGTTATCAGTAATATTTGGAACAGCCCGACAACTAACGGCCAAAAGAGCATTTATTTTACACCTAACGGAACCGGCAATGTTGTTATTAGCTCTACAACCTATTTAAAGGTGCCTTACAGCAACGATTCTACTAAGGTGCTATCTGTACCAGGTGAGATTAGACAAAACAGCACTACAACGGCATTTGAAGGGTATTTAAGTACTGGCACCGAAAGTTTTACTAACGTGTACAGTACTGATAAGAAAACATATATCACTCCAGAATTAACAATTGGAACAAACGATAATATTTTACGTTTTACTGTAAACAATGTTGTTAAAAGTACAATTGATTCTTCCAGAGTTTTTTCAGCAAATATGCAAGTTGGAAATTTTGTATTTTCAAATAATACAATTAACAACCCAGTGCCGAATAGCGATAGTGTTTTTAATGGAGCAGGCACTGGCTCTGTTAATGCTAATGGATTATTTTTTAAAGATAATTCTATTACAAACGCTCAAAACTCTGCTATCACATTAGTGAGTAGTGGTACTGGTTATGTTAAGTTTGGTGGTAGTGGAGCAATCGTATTACCCTTTGGTCCAACTAGCGATAGAAGACTACTCCCTGAACAAGGTGAAACTAGATACAACTCTACATTAAACTATATGGAAGTTTATTCTGGAACATCTTGGATACCTGCTGTTGGTACATTAGGTGCAGCATCACTAACAGACGTCCTTGACATTATGGACGAATTTGCCCTCATATTAGGCTAAAAGCCCAAAATAGCTAAATACTGTTACTGAGGAATTTAGACCTAAATTCCCGATATTAAACTGTGGTAAACCAGCAAAGAGCCGTAAAAACGGATGCGGAGCAATCCAAAATAGGTTAACCGTGCAACACGGGGTAAAAGGAGAGCTATGGCTGTTGGTCGAATTACGGGCCCGCTCTTAAAGGCAAACCTTGTACGCCAAGGTGTGGACTTAGCCTTTGAGACGGACTTACTCTACATTGATGTTATTAATGGCCGTATTGGTATAAAGACCAGTTCACCTTCTACCGACTTACAAATCAATGGTACAACTCGTACTACTAATCTAGAAGTTACTACCGAAGCAGACATCGCTAGTTTTACAATTAGTGGTAACACAATTGCTAGCAGCAATTCTGTAATCAACCTAGAACCTAGTGGTACTAACCCTGTTGTTTACCAAGCAAAATTATTAGTCAATAATAATTTACAGATTACTACAAATCAAATTAGTACAACAACTACTAATTCTGATTTAAACATTACTACAACTGGTAGTGGACAAGTAAACGTTAACAGCAATATGCTTGTTAACGGTGATTTACATGCAACTGGAAATATTACTGCCGATGGTAACATCACAATTGGTAATAGTAATACAGATAACGTTACATTTAACGCAGACATTGCAAGTAATATTATTCCAGACACTACGTTATCTTATAACTTAGGTAGTCCAAGTAAAAACTGGAAGACAGCATACGTACAAACTGTAGAAGCCGATGCTATTAACTCTAACAGTATTTTAGTTAACGGTATTGATTTAGCGTTACCTCCAGGAAATACCATTTATGTTGCTACTAACGGTAGCGATACTAATGCCGGATTACACGAAAATGATCCTGTATTAACATTAAAACACGCACTAAGTATTGCAACGTCAGGTGATACAATTTATATCTATCCAGGTGTTTATCTCGAAGCATTCCCGTTAACAATTCCAGTAGGTGTTACTGTTCGCGGAGCAGGTATCCGTGCAGTTACAATTAAACCAACAACAGGCACACGTTACAACGATGCGTTTATTTTAAACGGCGAAACAACAGTTGAAGATTTAGCAATCACAGATTTTTTCAGTGGCGGCAATTATTTTACAGTAACTAGCTCGACAACTAATTCTGTAACATTTAATGCTGGTACAGCACCGTTTGCACACACTTGGGTAAGTGGCGGAACTATCAAATTTGGCGGAAATACATACAATGTAACTGGTGCTACTTACGCTTATACCACAGGTGTTACTACTCTAACATACACTGGTCCAGCAGCATCTGGCAGTGTGTTTGTATCTAACTTAACATTTAACTGCGGTAGTGGAACAACTAGAGTGTTCCCAGACAACGGGTATGCTTTCCGTTTTGCAACGAATATGGTTGTTACTACTCGCAGCCCGTATATTAGAAATATAACAGTTATTACTCGCGGTAGTGTAACTAGCCCAAGTGATCCTTACGGATTTGATGCAGGCGATGCTGGTAAAGGTGCTTATGCAGACGGTGCTTATGCAGCTTCTTCATCAAAAGAAGCAAGTATGCTATTCCATGCAGTGACATTTATTACTCCTAATGTAAATTGCATTACTGCAACAAACGGTGTACGCATTGAGTGGTTAAACTCATTCAGTTATTTTGCTAACAAAGGATTTTACGCATACACTAGCACGTATGGATTTGCCTTACAGGGCATGACACGTCTGCGTATTGATACACGAGTCGGAACATGGGCTGTAGGAAATACAGTAACTTATTATGATACTAACGGAACTACAGTTCTTGGCACTGGAACTATTGCCAGCATTTCTGGAAACTATGTTAACCTTACCGGAAGATGCTTAGGGTTCCAAACAATTACCGATCGTGCTGGCAAAATTGTTTACACAAGCGGTAATGCAAAATTATCAACAACTCAAAAGAAATTTGGCCCAACTAGTTTAGCATTAAACGGAACTACTGATTATCTAACTGTTGCAAGCACTCCCGATTTTGAATTTGGAACAGGCGCATTTACTTTAGAGGCATGGATTTATAATACTGCGCAAGGAAGCGCAAATCAAATTATCTTTGATTTTAGAACTACAAATCCAGAAGTTACCCCAACATTATATATTAACGCAACTACCAACACATTACGATTGGCTGTTAATGGTAACTCGGTTATTGAAAGTGCATCTACAATTCCTCTTAATACTTGGACACACATTGCTCTTGCTAAATCTGGCACTAGCACTAAGATGTTCATCAACGGAACTCAAGCAGGTTCAACATATACAGATAACAATACCTACTTACAAGGCCCATTAACACTTGGCGCACGTTTTGATGCAACTAGTTTATTCTTTGGTTATATCGATGATGTAAGAATTAGCAAAGGTGTTGCAAAATATACAAGTAATTTTACAGCACCGACTAGTCAATTAAGCGGTGATTTAAATACTGTTCTGTTGTTAAACATGAACGGTAATAATGCGTCTACAACTATTTTAGATAATGGAATTACATTCCAAGACTTGCGTACAAGTGCAGGCGGAACAGCACAGTTAATTAATTTTGCAGACTATTCAGACTTTGGTGCTGAAATTCGTGCAATTGGATCAGCATGTATCTATGGTAATTACGGTATTGTTGGCGATGGCGTAGGTGTTATTGGATATTTTATTAGCCAGAACGTTGCATATGTTGGCTCTGGAAAATTATCAACTAATGATCCTAACGATCGTATCGATGCTAACGAATTTGTAGAATTAAACGGCGCCCACATCTATCACACTAGTGTAGATAACGAAGGTAACTTTAGCGTTGGTGCTAATTTTAATGTTAATCAAAAAACTGGTGAAGTTGTATTCAACAATCAAAGTTTAAGTATTACTAGCTTAACTGGTGTAACATTTACCGATGGTACACATACAACTACTATTACTTCGACAGATATTACAACTGGTAATATTAGAATTCATGATAATAATGTTGATAGTTTAACTGGCGACATTAATGTTACATCTGCAAGCGGTGCAATTAATTTACAAAATAATACCTACATTACAGGCACATTAAATGTTACCGGTGATGTAAACATCGGCGGCAATATTCAAATTGGCGATCAAACATCTGACACAATTAACTTTGTTGGTAGCATTGATAGCAATTTAATTCCGTCACAAACTGCATATTACAACTTAGGATCTAGCTCTTATAGATGGAATACTCTGTACCTAAGCAGAGCTGAGATTGATAATTTAGTTATTGATAGTAATACAATCCAAACAACTAATGCAAATGATGATTTGCAATTAATTGCTGCTGGATCTGGAAGAATTTATATTCCAAGTAACAATGTTGCTATTGATCAAAACTTAACTGTTACTACAGATTTAACTGTAACAACTGGAACAACTTACTTAAAAAATGTAGGTGTAACCGGTACAATAACACAGACTGGAAATATTAACCAAACTGGTAATTTTGTTACAAGCGGTAACACACAAGTCACTGGAAATATAACTGGAACAGGTTATTTACAATTACCACAAATTACAATTTCTGGTAATACAATTCAAACAACTACTACTAATGCTGATTTAAATTTAGTAGCTAATGGATTAGGCAATGTTGTTGCTGAAGGAATAAAGTTTAACGACAACAATATTCAAAGCGTTGCATCTAATTCAAACATTACATTAGTTCCACAAGGTACAGGCGGCGTGATTGTTAACAGCAATCAAAGTATTCAAATACCTGTCGGCGGAACAAGTGATCGTCCTTTATCACCAAGTAACGGTATGATCCGTTATAACACTGACTTAACACGTTATGAAGGTTACAATAACGGTTATTGGGTTAAGCTAGGTGGTTTACAAGATATCGATGGTAATACTAGAATTGTTGCAGAAGCATATCCTGGCGCTAACGATAATACAATTTATTTCTATGCAGATGGAAACCTAACAGCAACTATTGACAGTACTAAATTATTTGCTCAACGTTTCCAAACTGTTAATTTAGACATTACTAGTAATACAATTACTCCTATTACAGCAGGCAGTGATTTAAATTTAACCACTACCGGAATAGGCGGTATACGTCTTGGTAATTTAAAGATTTATAACAACACTATTACTAACATATCATCTGGTGCTATTACAGAATTTTTAGAAACAGGTAGCGGTTATGTAAAAATTGCTGGTACTAACGGTGTTGTTATCCCGTCGGGGGATACACAAACACAACGTCCATTAATACCAGAGACTGGTATGATGAGATTTAATACCGACTTAGAATTAGTCGAAGTATATAACGGAACAACTTGGACAAGCGTTGCTGGAGCATCCGGTGGCGTTACAACAGTAGAAGCAACAGACATTGGTATTTCTGCTGCATTAATATTTGGATAAAAGATTATGGCATCATTTTTTAGAACTAAAGTAGTCAATGGGATTGGTACAACACCAGTTGATGTTCTTGCAACATCAGTGGGTAATAGATTTACACTCATTGGATGCAATCTTGCAAACACAACAGACGAAGATGTAATCGTTGATGTAACGGTTACAGATGCATATAACGTTACTGGATACTATATTAAGCAGCTAGTAATTTCACCGTATACTAGTGCCAAGGTTGTTACTAATGGTGAAAAAATTATTTTAGCAGAAAATACAACAATGACTATCGTAAGCGATACCGCTAGTAGCGTTGATTTAATTGCTAGCTATGCAGAGATTGTTTAATAGGAGATAAAAAATGTCAAGCACATATCAATTTGGTCGTTCACAGGAAGAATTAATAGGAGATACACCTAGATATTTTTATGCTCTACGTAGAACAGACGATGGCGAATTATATTTTGCTAGAGTGGATCAACTTAGCAGAACAGACGGAATTCAAATTAATGCAGAAGGTACAAGCGATGGTAATTTTCCAGATTTTGAACCAGGTGCAGACTTCTTTGAAGGCAGAGATGTAGAACACGATTTAGTGTTTGAGAATTTAAATTATGAACAAATGCGTTGGGATCAAAGAAATTTATACTATTACATCGACGATGCAGGAAATTTAGTAGTCAGAACTGATATAAAATATACATATCCAACCGGCATATAAATAATTAAAATTCATAATAACTGAGGTAAGAAATGGCAGAATTTAAAATACCACGAATTAGATTCACTTGGAAAGGTGACTGGGCGACTAGCACTGCATATACAAAAGACGATATTGTTCGTTATCACGGTAAGTCGTACGTCTGTTTGGTTGGACACACTGCTTCTGCGGACTTCAATACTGATTTAGATTTTATTGATGTAACAACACAACCAGACACTCCTGCTCCAAAATGGGTATTGTGGTTTGATGGATATGAGTGGCGCAATCAATGGACGCCTAACACTCTTTACAACATGGGTGATTATATCCAGTATGACAGTATCATTTATATTTGTACTAACAGTCACACATCTTCTGCTACGCTACTTACAGGAATTGAACCAGACTTAGTCAATTGGACTGTCTATGCCAGAACTGAAAACTGGACAAAAAATTGGACCGTTGGTACAAGATATAGATTAAATGATGTTGTTCGATATGGCGGCACATTATACCGTTGTAACACTGGACACGTGAGTGCCGCAACAGTTACTTTAGGACTAGAAGCTAATACTAGCTTTTGGGATGTTTTGCTGTATGCATACGACTGGAGCACTGATTGGACTGTATCAACCCGTTATAAATTAGGTGACGTTGTGCGTTACGGCGGAATTATTTACAAGTGTACACAAGGACATACTAGTGCAGCAACTGCTACTATTGGTATCGATCCAGACATTAGTAAATGGACGATTGTACATAACGGCATTGATTATAAATTTGCTTGGACTTCTAGTTTCCGTTACAAATTAAACGACATTGTAAAATACGGGGCAGATTTATATATTTGCTCAACCGCCCATACATCTTCAACTACATTTAGCACAACTAATTTTACTATTTGGCTTCCAGCTTTAGAATTTGCAAATTCTTGGAGCAGTGTAGTTTCTTATGTTAAGGGAGATATTGTAACTTATGGCGGTTACCAATACACTAGTAACAGTACTAATAATTTAAACAACGTACCATCAACAGATACTACTAACTGGACATTGTTAGTTAAAAATTATAACATTAGAAACGAATGGGATGTAACGGCTAATTACAGAACTGGTGACTTAGTCCGTCGAGATGGATATCTTTACGTAGCTATTCTTGATAGTCAAGCACAAGAAACTACTAACATTACATACTGGACATTAGTAAATCCAGGTATGCAATGGAGAGGTCCGTGGAACAAATCAAATACATATGTTATCGGTGATGTTGTAACATTTTATTCTACTTCTTATATTTGTACAAGTAAAGTTAATTCAGTATCATCGCCTGACAACGATCCGGCACACTGGACAATTTATATCCGTGGTGATCAATTTGAAACATTGCAATATCAGGGTGATATTCAAACATACGATAATAAGCAATGGGCTGCTGTATCAATAGGGTCAGAAGGTAATTTACTTAAAGTTTCATCTAACGGTCAATCAATGTTACCAGTACCTGCATGGAATGATTGGGGTGTTATTGGTAACGTTTATTACGTAGCACCTACAGGAACTGATACTGTAACATACGGAAAAACTGTTACTACCCCGTGGAGAACCGTTAAGTACGCATGTACTCAGGTATCTGGACCAGCAACTATCTTTATTAAAACTGGAACATATAGTGAATCACTGCCAATTAGTATTCCGGCCGGTGTTGCTCTAGTAGGCGATGAATTGAGAGGTGCAGTAATTCAGCCAGCTCGAGTAATTAACGCCGTTGCTACATCGTCTAGTTCTACTACTAACACAATCATTGTTAATACTACGATAGGCATGCAGGCGAACGATGCAATTCAAATTGTTGTTCCAACAATTACAGCAACTGTATTATCAACCTCATCAATTGGCAATAAAGTATTTTTATCTAATACAATTGGAATGTATTCTGGAATGCCAATTATTTTCTCAGGAAACTCAGTTGGTAACTTAACTGCGAACACAACATATTACATTGTAGCTTACGATTCTGTAACTGCTTACATTACTATTAGTTTAACCGTAGGCGGATCTGTTGTAACTCAGCAAACTGCACAAGGTTCTATGGGTGTAACTGCTGGCGCATTTGCCGGACTTACTTCTGGGCAAACATATTACATTATCGGTTCATCAATTACCCCAACTAGTTTCCAAATATCGTTAACATCAGGCGGAACAACCCCTGCACCATTAGCAGATTCTTCAAATCAAACAGCGGCGGTATACGGCGCAGACGGTATTAAAGATATGTTCTATGTTCGTAACGGTTGCGGTATTAGAAACATGACACTTCGTGGGCTAACTGGTGGTTTAAGTGCTGCTAACGTATATGGAACTAAGCGTCCAACAGCAGGATCATATGTAAGTTTAGATCCGGGATCAGGACCTGGGGATTCGTCTGTTTGGATTACAACTAAGTCACCGTACGTACAAAACGTTACAACTTTTGGACAAGGATGCACTGGTTTAAAAATTGACGGTTCACTTCATAACAACGGAAATAGATCTATTGTTGCTAACGACTTTACACAAATTTTAAGTGATGGTATTGGAGCATGGTGTACTGGACATAATGCATTAACTGAATTAGTTTCGGTGTTCTCATACTACGGACACTGTGGATATCTTGCAGAAGCTGGCGGGAAAATTCGTGCTACTAACGGTAACACTTCATACGGTAGTTACGGATGTGTTGCAGAGGGATTTGATAGTACTGAAGTTCCACTAAATGGAACAGTTAATAATAGAAATCAACAAGCACAAATTGCTGCGGCATTTATTGGTGAAGCTACTAATAAGATTTTAAAATTAGAATTTAGCAATGCCGGACAAGGATACACTGGTGCAACATACACATTTTCTGGTGCTGGACAAAGTGCAAACGCTGTTCAGGACGAATTCAGAGATGGCGGCATTTTTGAAGGGCGCATTACTGGTACTGATTATAGTGCTGGAGGTTTAGGATATATTACCGCAGGTAACCAAGCACAGGCAGGTAATACACAAACTATTACAATTGCATCAAACGATCAAAATACGTTTGCTAACTACAACGGTATGCGAGTTATTGTTACATCAGGTACTGGTGTTGGACAATATGGTTATGTAGCATATTACGACGCTGTTGGTAAAGTAGTGACTGTTGGTAGAGAAAGTATTACTGCATTACCATCTACTGCTACTAACGGTACTAATAACACAATTCAAGTTAGTGACACATCACAATTCCAACCCGGACAGCCAATTGTTATTGTTCCAAACCAACAAACAACTACAGCTTACAATACTGTGCATACTGTTGCTACAATGACTAGCGCATATATTTCTGGATTTACTCTTACTGTTGTAACAATGGGTGCTGGATCTATTGCAGTTGGTATGGTATTAACTGGTGTCGGTGTAACTGCCGGAACATACATTACTGCAAATAACAGTGGCTCTGGATCAGGAAGTACTTGGACTGTTAGCTCTCAACAGACTGTAGGAAGCTCTGTTTCCCCTGTAACAATTACTGGTACTAACAATCTAGTAACATTAACTTCTAGTACAGGCATGTCAATTGGTGAACAAATTGTATTCAGCGGTACAACATTTGGCAACATTGTAAACGGTACAACATATTACATTAGTAATATTATCGGAAATCAAATTGCTGTTAGTGCAACATATCAAGGAAGCGTGTTTGCCGTTTCAAACGCAACTGGCTCTATGGGTGTAGTTGCTGGTGGTATGTTAGGCGGATTAAGCGCAGGAATTATATATTATGTTATTGCTAACAACTACACTTCTAATTCTTTCTCTGTAAGTACATCATTAGGTGGCAGTGCTGCAACAATAACTACACAAACTTACGGTTCTAGCATGACAATTAATGCTATTGGTTGGGAACATGTTAATTCTGGAACACCAATAGTTTCGTTGCTAGATTCAACAAGCGTTTACTCAATTGAACCAGCTGTTAGATTTACATCACCAAATTACACTGCTGTTAATGCGGTATTACCATCATCAGCAAATTGGGTCGGTATAGCATACGGCAAAGGCAAGTATGTTGCAATTAATTTAGCAGGTGGTGCAGCAATATCAACTAATGGACAGAGTTGGACCGCAGGCGGATCATTGGGTGGCGCAAACTGGTCTAGTATTGCATATGGCAACAACTTATTTGTAGCAGTTAATTCTGGGTCTGGCATAGTTAGTACCTCTGCAGATGGGTTAACATGGACTTCGGGTACAACTGGAGGCGCTGGGTATACATCGGTCGCATGGGGTAACGGCAGATTTATTGCTGTTGGCACAGGTACAGATGTAGCATATTCAAACGAAGGAACGAATTGGAGTCATTCAACAGTACCTAGTGGTTCATGGACTGATGCCGTTTATAGTAGCCTTGGAGTATGGGTAATTGTAGGTAGCAATAACAGTAGTACATCATTATATTCAACTGACTCGGGTGCTACATGGCAATCAAGTACGCTTCCGGCAACAGCAAACTGGTCTTCGGTGATTTGGGGTAATAGCAGATTTGTAGCAATTGCGTATGCTAGTGCAAATACAGCATATTCATTTGATGGCATTAACTGGATTTCAAGCACATTGCCATCGACTGCAAACTGGTCATCTATCGAATACGGGCAAGGAATGTTCTTTGCAGTTGCATCGGGTACAAATACAGCAGCTTCATCTCAAGATGGATTATATTGGAAACCTAGAACGCTACCAACATCTACTACTTGGGGAAGCATTGCATTTGGTAATCCTAGTTCAAATCCTGGGTTTGTAGCAATTCCTAATATTAGTAATAATTTAGGTGCGTACATTATTGCCGGAGCAACAGCAAAAGGTAGAGCTTCAGTTGCAAGTAACAAAGTTACTTTAATTAAAATATGGGAACCTGGAAGCGGGTATTCAACTTCAAGTTTACCTTCAGTGACAATAACTGATCCAAACCCAACATCTGCTGCCACTATTACTTGTCGTGTGGGTAATGGAGTATTAGGTAACCCAACATTCTTAAATCGTGGTACTGGTTATAGAACATCAACTACAAGCGTTGCAGTTACTACAGGCGACGGTTATGGTGACATTTACCAAAGCTCTAAATACTTAACAGTATCGGGCCTATCATCTTTACCAACACCGGGTGCTGCGTTAAACATTGCTAGCAATCCAAACCAGTATAGAATTGTTGTTATTAATGATTTAGGTAATGGTACTGCACAATTTCAGGTAAGTCCACCATTAAGTATTGCACTAGCACCTGAGCACAGCACTATTGTTAGCATTCGACAAAAGTACAGCCAGTGTCGTATTACTGGACACGATTTCTTATTAATCGGAACAGGAAATCAAACAATTAGTAACTATCCTAACGTAGATGTTAACACAGCATTGTCATATCAGCAAATTGCTGAAAATAATGGCGGACGTGTTTTCCAAACAAGTACTGACCAAGATGGTAACTTTAAAGTTGGTAACTTATTCGGGGTTCAACAAGCATCGGGTATTGTTACAATTAGTGCGGATCAATTAAGTTTAACTGGTTTACAAACCTTGTCACTTGGTGGATTTAGTTTAGGTACAAATACTATCACTATTACTCAATTTAGTACAGACTCGTACTTTACAGCAAACAGCGACAGCGTAGTTCCAACACAGAAAGCGATTAAATCTTATATTGCTAGAAATATTGCAGGTGGTGGTGCAAACGCACAAGCTGGTGCAGTTGTTGCAGGTACATTTGGTGTAGGTGGACCAAATAAGATTTACTCATCTACACAAACACAGTTGTTTGTTAAGAACTCAATGAATATTAAGTATTCAGGCGGAAAAGGCGGTATCAACGGCACTATGCTTGCTAAGAGCTTCTTTGGACACGGATTTAGCCCTAAAGGCTAAAAGTAAAAATGCATTTTTTCGAAATGAATAAATACAATATAATGAATATCGGAGCATTGAATGGCTGAATTTAAACTAGGTAGAATCCGCTTTATTTGGAAAAATAACTGGTCTACAGGCGTAACATACTTAAAAGACGACATCGTAAGATACGGTGGAAAAACATACCTTTGTGTTGTTGGACACACCGCAGATGCTGACTTTTATAATGACTTGGACAATGTTCCAACACGTTGGAATCAAGTATCCGACGGGTCCGAATGGAAAGACAATTGGACTACAAACCACTACTACAAAGTTAACGACTTAGTAAAGTATGGCGGAAGATTATACTTATGTAATACTGGACACACTAGTAATGCATCAGCTGATTCGAGTACAAGCCCTGATATAACTGCTGGATTAGAAGCAGATCAATCTAAGTGGGATTTATATGCCACTAGCTTTGATTGGAAAGGTAATTGGACTACTGGTACACGCTACAAAGTAGACGATGTGGTTCGCTACGGCGGCATTTCATATGTATGTAACACCGGACACCACTCCGCATCAACTGCTAATACTGACAGTGATGGTTTAGAAGCAGACTTATCTAAATGGGATACATACGCTAAAGGATTTGATTGGATTGGAAACTGGAGTCCAAATTATCGTTACAAACAAAATGACGTTGTTCTATACGGTGGTACAACATATGTATGTAATACTGGACACCAATCAGCAGCTACAAATGCCCTTGGATTAGAAGCCGATCAAGGATTATGGGATTACTTCCATAAAGGTATTGTATTTTTAGGTAACTGGACTACTGGTACACGCTACAAAGTAAACGACATTGTAAAGCAAGGTTCGGACCTATGGATTTGCGTTACAAATCATACAAGCTCAGTATTCTTAACAGATCAGGCTAACTGGTCACTATTTGTTAACGGATTGGAATTTGAGAACAGTTGGAGTAACTCAACAACATATCAACCAGGCGACATTGTTAGTTACGGTGGTTATGCATATGTTGCGGTAACAAATAACTTAAACAAAACTCCTACATCTAATCTAAGCGATTGGAATTTATTTACAACTGGTTTTAGCTTCCAAGGCGATTGGGCGTTATCTACTAGCTATCTAGTAGGACACGTAGTTCGACTAAACGGTTACACATATGTTTCATTATTAGATCATACTGCTGACTCAGTTAATTTACCCCCAAATCAAACATACTGGTCTCGTTTAAACAGTGGCGTTAAATGGGCTGCAACTGCTCAAACATTTACTAACGTAAGTGGTACTAATGTTATCGGTTCTGGTACTGGCGCTACATTTGACGTTACCTTAACAAATACAAAATACTCAGCAGTAGTACACACTGGATCAGCAGGATCTGGTTATGCTACTAATGACACTATTAAAATTTTAGGATCTTCATTAGGCGGTGTAACACCTGCTAACGATTTAATATTAACTGTAACAGCAAGTGGCGGTGCAGTTCAAACCGTTGTGTCAACAGGCTTTTCAGTAACATGGGCATCTGGTACTAGTTATGTTTTAGGCGACTCTGTTGCAATGGGTGTAAACAGCTATATTTGTATCCTTGCACACGTTGGTAGTTCAGGAAATCGTCCAGATAATGATACAACAGGTACATACTGGAACTTAATTTCAACCGGATCTATTTCAGCAATCTTAACCACACAGGGTGATACAATTTATTACGGTGGTGCTGGTCCAACACGTTTACCAATCGGTACAGACGGGCAAGTATTACGTGTAACAAATAACACACCAGCATGGTCTTATTTTGGTGTTGTTAACAACGTTGTATATGTTGCTAACTCTGGTACAGACATATCTGGTAATGGTCAAGGTTTGACTATTGATAAACCTTGGAAAACTGTACGTTATGCAGCAAAACAAATTGAAGACGGATATTTGAATCCTAATGCTGCTTCATTATTAGCTAAGAACAAACAGTTTATTGTTAAGGAACTTAATAATTATGTACAAAATACATTTAAGTGTACAGTAAGTTCTGCATCTACTACATTATTCACATGTGATTCTACAGCAGGATTATATGTAGGTATGCCGATTAGTTTTACTGGTACAGTAGGCGGTGTAGCATCTGGTACAACTTACTATGTATTTGATATCCCGGGCGGAACTACTTTTGGTATTTCAAACACATACGGCGGTGGACGCAGAGGGCTTTCAACAGCTACTGGTTCTATGACAGGTAGCTATGTGTATGATCAAACAAGAACAGAACGTGATTCTGGTATTATTTTAGACGCATTGGTGTATGATATTAGTCATAGTGGCACATATCAAACAACACAAGCAGCATTAGCTTACTTTACTTCATCTGGTAGCTCATATGTTTCTGGTGTGTATGCGTATGATATTGGAGCATTTGTTAATACATTAAATTACATGAAAGTATTAACAGCTAACATTATTAATAACCAGCCTCCTGCAACTAACTACCAATCATCTAACGGTGTGTTACTTGCTAACCAAGCAATTCAAAATATTGATTATTCATTAACTACTGAATCAGGAGTTGCAACAACAATTTCTGCACTAGTTTCAATTATAACAACTGGATTATCGGCTGGTACAACTAGTGCTATTCCAGCAGTTATTAACCCAGGCACAACAATTTCAGTTAAGACAGGTACTTATAGTGAAATCCTCCCAATTGTTGTACCACGTAACACAGCCGTTGTTGGTGACGAATTGCGTTCAAGCGTTATTCAACCAGCTACTGCTAATATAAATTTAACTAACGATAAACCAAAAACAATTAGTGTATTGACTAGAATGAAATCTATCATTCCTACATTGTTAACAAATGGAACTGTTACACCAACAAGTGGTAACACAACTGCGCAAGCATATGTAAATGGTTTTTCAGGAAGCACAACAGCAGTATCTCGTATTAGTGCTAACAGTACAGTAATTGATACTATTCTTTCCGGTGGATTGGGATCAGTACCTTCATTTACATTAACAACGCCAACTGGCGGTACAGGTAATGCCTATACAGCAGGATACGCTAATGCTGCCCGTTTAGTTTATGCTAATAAGTCATTCTTGCAAGCTGAAGTAACAGCATACATGGCTCTTAACTATAGTTCATTGTGGTCTAGCTTAGGAGCTGGCGGTCAAGCTAACTGTACACGTGATATCGGCTACCAAGTTGATGCACTACGTTACGACTTAACATACGGCGGTAACTTAGAAACAGTTGTTACAGCACGTTCATACTACAGCAACGGCACATTTGTTGAAGCAAGTAATGAAAAGACAGCAGCTTTAGCAGTACAAACAAGATTACAAGCAATTATTTCTAACATTGCTCAAGGTATTGCAATTACTCGTACATCAGGTAACGTTGCTACTCAAGACGTTAGTGGTACAGGTGGCTCATCAGCTGCTGGTACACAAGCAGTTAACCGTGTTCAAGAAGTTTACAATACAATTAATACTGGTTTAACACCGACTACTATTGTTCCTGATACAAGTTGGGTTTCGAGTGATTTGTTAGCTGCATTTAATCAAATTCAAGCAACAAAGTCATTAATACAAGCTGGTGCAATTGCAGCTATTAATAAACAATACCCAACATTAGTTTACAATACTTCAACATGTTCGCGTGACGTTGGATACATTATTGATGCATTGTGCTATGACTTTATGTTTAACAGCAACTTCCGTAGTGCTAAAGCAGCAATGGCTTACTACAGAGCAACAAGTTCTGCACAGATTGTAATTAACAATCAGTTATCACAGACTCGTTATACAAACTCATACATTAGCACAGCATTACAGCATTTAGCTACTGGAACAGTTGGCGACACAGGAAGCACAGCAGCAATTAGTTCTATCCTAACTAATGCAGCAACTATGACACGTATTTTAAATACCGGTCTAAGTTCATTACCTACATTTACATTTACTAACCCAACTGGCTACAACGTAGGGTTCTTAACTGGTTACGGTGATGGTAAAGCACAGATTGTACAAAACTATCAGTTTATTAAAGACGAAATCAGTGCATATTTAAACACAAACTACAATTCAGTTTGGACTGCACTAGGAGCTGGTGGACAGGCTAACTGTCAACGTGACGTTGGATATCTATTAGATGCGTTGCAATACGATATGACGTACGGTGGCAACACCCAGACATTAATTGCAGGTAGTGCATATTTCTCATACGGTACATTGGCTATTGCAAGTACAGAAAAGACAGCTACTATAAACGCATACGGAAGATTACAAACTGTTATCAATTACATTGTAACAGCAAATACAAGTTGGACAAAATCAACTGGCAACGTTACTTCACAGGTAACTACAGGTACGGCAGGCAGCGCCGGAGCAAGTACATTTGCTCAAGCTCGTATAGGTGATATTGTAAGCTGGATTACAAACGGTACAGCGCCATCAACTGTTTCACCAACAGCAGCAATAGCATTGGCAAGTACTGCACTGCAAAACGGTTATAACGCATTGCAAACTTATAAAACTGAAATCCAAGGCGACACCGTTGGTTGGGTAAACAAGTTCTATCAATCAATGAACTTTACATCTGCAACATGTTACCGTGATGCAGGATATATTGTTGATGCATTAGCATACGACTTAGTATTTGGTACAAACTTTAATTCGATTAAAGCCGGTATGGCATACTACAGAGCAACAACAAGTGCTCAGTATGTAATTGCAAATCAATTAGCAGCAGAAATTGGTTCAATTAATTTCATTGCACAAAAAGCTAAGAGAATTGCAGCATACGGATCTGCCGCTCAGATTACTACAACTATTGATGATATTATTTTATCAATTGCAGGTGTAGTAACTCCGACAGCAACAGCTACTGCGGTAGGTGGTAATATTACAGTTTCTAGTACATCTGGATTATATGTCGGTATGTCAGTTGTTGCAAGTGCGGCACTTGGTGGCATTGCTAATGGATTTACCTACTGGGTCAGCTCGATTGTTGATAGTGTAACAATTCAAATTACAAATACATACGGAAGCGCAACTCCGATTACTTTATCAAATGCCACAGGTAGCATTATATTAACAATCGGTGGATTATATGAATCATGCGGTACAAACGTATATAACAACGTATTGTCCACAATTAACGGCGCCGAAATTTTACGTGCTAACAAGGCGTTCTTATCAAATGAAGCAACTGCTTGGGTAACACAAAGCTACGGTGGAACAGCAACTGCAACTACTGCATCTAATGGACGCATTACTACAGGTTCTGCACACAATTTAACAGTTGGGGACCCTGTTGTATTTACAGGTACCACATTTGGTGGTGTATCAGTTAATACAACTTATTATGTTTTAACAACACCAACTACAACGGCATTTACTATTACAACAACTCAAGGCTCATCTACACCTGTAGCATTATCTGATGCAACTGGCACAATGACAGTTCGTTATAGTTTTAGCACTTCACTATGTCAGCGTGACATGAGTACTTACGTTGACGCACTAATTTATGATGTATGCTACTTAGGTAACTACAAGTCATTAAGAGCTGCAACATTATATAAAAACGCCGTTAACGGTTCATTATTATCAGACATGTTCTACTTACGTAACGGAACTGGTGTACGTAACATGACATTAAGTGGTTTAACTGGAACACTAACTACTGCTAACAGTTATGGAACCAAACGTCCAACTGCTGGTGCATATACATCGTTGGACCCAGGATTTGGACCAACCGACAGCAACGTGTGGATTACACCACGTTCTCCATATGTACAAAACGTTACAACATTTGGTACAGCTTGCGTTGGATGTAAGATTGACGGAGCATTACACGTAGGTGGTAACCGTTCTATCGTTTCAAACGACTTTACACAAGTTCTAAGTGACGGTATCGGTGTATGGTGTACTGGGCATAATGCGTTAACAGAGCTTGTTTCAGTGTTCTCATACTACAATTATGCAGGTTACTTGGCAGAATTAGGTGGTAAGATCCGTGCTACTAACGGTAACAACTCATACGGAACATACGGTTCATTAGCCGAAGGTGTTGATACTTATGAAGCACCGGTAACAGCTACAATTAATAACCGCTATTACCAAGCACAGATTACAAACGTTGTTACAAACGGTACAGATAATATCTACAGACTTGAATTCCAAAACGCAGGCTCTGGATACAATACTGCTACTTACTCATTGAGCGGTACTGGTTACAACGCAATTATTGATAAACCAGAATTCCGTGACGGTGCTGTATACGAAACTCGTTTAACAGCAAACGGTGCTAACTATGTGTCTATTTCAAACGTAGCACAGGGCGGCAATGCAACAAGCATTACAATTGCTGCAACTGACCAAGCAATTAGTGCTGCTTATATTGGTATGAGAGTTTTGATTACTTCAGGTACAGGCGTTGGACAAACTGGTTACTTCTTAACATACAACTCAGGTACAAAAGCAGGTACAGTTGCTAAAGAAAGTTTTAATACAATAAACGTAACAGCAGCTGGATCTAACTTGTTAACTGTAGCAAACACTGCTACATTGTATGCTAACATGCCGATTCAATTTACTGGATCAATCCTAACAGGTTGCACATTAACAACAGGCACAACATATTATGTAATTGGATCGACTATTACGTCAACACAATTTAGCGTTGCTGCTGGTTCAGGCGGAACAACTCCGCTAAGTGTTGGTACTAGTTCAGGCGGTGGCCCGATGACTATCAACGCTGTTGGTTGGGATCATATGATTACTGGTACATCTGTTGTTGCTAATTTAGACTTAACAACAGCGTACATTATTGAACCAAGATTAGTATACGCTAGCCCTTCATTCTCAGCAACCGCTGGTACTATTACTAGTGCGGCATATTCTGATATGGTTTACGGCGACACTATTGCTACATACAACGGTTCAGGTTCAGCAGGTGTAGCACACACAGGCGGTTCAGGTAGCAATGCAACATTTACAGTTGTTAGATCAGGTGTTGCTTACACAGTCACTGGTAACGTTGCTGGTACTAACTACAAATATGGCGACACTTTAACTATTGCTGGAACATTGTTAGGCGGAACAAGCCCTGCAAACGATATAACTATCACAGTTAATAACGTTAATGCAAGCACAGGCGCAGTACAAAACTTTACATACACTGGTACTGGTGTAGGTGGTTATTTTGTAACAGTAACTGGTGGCAGTACAGCTACACAAATTAGTTCTAATGGTACTACATTTGCAGCGGGTGGTGTATTGACATCAAGTACGCTTTGGAATTCAGTAGCATATGGTAACGGACGTTGGGTTACAATTAGTAACTTAAACGGTATATCTAATTTCACTACAGATCCTACCGCAGCATGGACACTTGGAGGAACCCTTCCAACAACATCAGCTGGTTGGCAAGCTATTTGCTACGGAAACGGTGCATTTATGGCTATACAGACTGGTAGCACAAATGCAGCATATTCGACAAATGGTGTAACATGGTACGCAACTTCAGCACTACCAGCAAATACAGCATGGACTGGTGTTGCTTATGGTAACGGTGTTTATGTTGCAGTAGCAAGTGGTGGCACACAGGCTGCAATTAGTACAGATGGACTTTCATGGACTAGCAAAACATTGCCAACAACTGCAAACTGGTCAAGTGTAACATTTGGTAAAGGTGTGTTTGTAGCAGTTGCAACTGGTAGCGCAATTACTGCTTACAGTAAAGACGGTATTACTTGGGTACAATCAGTTCCTGGTATGCCAACAAGTTCAACATGGTCTAAAGTACGCTACGGAAACGGTGTTTTTGCAGCAATTACATCTGGATCAGGAAACGTACTAGCAAGCTCAGAAAACGGTAAAGATTGGACAGCGAAAACCCTAGCAACTACACAAGCATGGGCAGCAATTGCATACGGCAATCCAAGCTCAACACCATTATGGGTATGTATGGGTACTTCTACTACAGTATCGAACTACTTAACATTAGGTTGTACTGCACAAGCTCGTGCTAAGGTAACTAACGGTGCAATTAGTGAAATTAGAATGGTAGAACCTGGATCAGGATACACTTCTATACCGTCACTATCGATTGTTGATCCTAACACAACACAGTCTGCTACTATTGGAATTAGAACTGGTGTTGGCGCATTAGCTAACCCAACATTTAGCAACAGAGGTTTACAATACGCAACGGCAACTGCTACAGTTTTGGGTAACGGTTATGCAGATATGTATCAAGCAGGTTACTACGTGAACGTAGCTGGATTATTGTCGCAGCCAACAGCTGGATCAAACATCCAAATTGCACTAAACGGTAACTATTATAAACTTGTACAAGTAAGCAATTACTTAGGAACACAAGGAAACAGCCAAGGTGGATCTAGTCCATATACAGCAAGATTCCAAATTAGTCCTGCGTTAACAGCTTCAAATGCTCCTGCGCACAGTACAGCAGTAACAATGCGTATTAAGTATTCACAAGTTCGTTTAACAGGACATGACTTCTTAAGTATTGGTACTGGTGGTACAGCAACAACTAATTACCCAAATACCCCAACACAGTTACCTGATGTAACTAAACAAACTGTTGGTAACGGCGGCGGACGTGTATTCTACACAGCTACTGACCAGGACGGTAACTTTACAGTTGGTACACTATTCAGCGTTCAACAAGCAACTGGTGTTGCAAGTATTAATGCTGATGCGTTTAACTTAGCTGGTTTGAACTCACTAACATTGGGTTCAGTAGCTTTAGGTGGAACTGGTGCAACAATTACTAGCTTCTCAACAGATCAATATTTCACTGCTAACAGTGATAATATTGTTCCAACACAGAAGGCGATTAAAGCATACATTGCTAGCCAAATTGGTGGCGGATCTAGTGCTTTGAACGTAAATACACTAACTGCTGGTGTTATCTATATTGCAGGTAATAGTATTAGTACTACTACTGGCGTACAGATTAACGTATCAGCAACAATGAACTTCACTGGCGGTATTAACGGGTTGCCAGTAGCAATGGACTTCTTACTTTTAGGATAACGGAGAAAATATATGGCAACAGGAATTTTAGGATCAGCTAACTTAACAGCAGCAACAAATACGACACTTTATACATGTCCGACAACAACTTTTGCTGTAGTTACTGTATCAATTTGTAACAGAAGCAACAGCTCAATCACCGCAAGATTAGCTATGTCCGCGACAACATCGCCGGGTTTAGCTGAGTGGATCGAATACGACACAGAAATCCTTCCAAAAGGAGTGTTAGAACGTACAGGTTTGGTATTAGATGCGGGTAAAAACTTAGTAGTTTACGCCAGTACTGGTAATACATCAGCAATGGCGTACGGAATTGAAACTCCGACAGCATAAATATACTGATAAAGGAATACTCATATGGGAAGATATATTACAACAACTGGCACCGCTGGTTCAGTAACACGATACAATGCAGGTTCAAACTATCAAGCAATAGTTAACGATCGTATTATTTGTACAGCAGGTGGACAGACAATTACACTACCTGCAAGTGGTTCTAGTTTAGACGGTGATACAGTTCAAATTATCGATGCATTTGGTAATGCATCTGGTAGTAACATTACTGTAGCTAGAAACGGTGCAAACATTCAAAACTTAGCGCAAGATATGACAATTAACGTTAATAACGCTTGCGTTACATTGGTGTACACAACAGCACTTGGTTGGTTAATTACAAGATAAGGTAAAAAGACATGTCAAACTTGCGCGATCTTTTGCCGACACAAACTTATACGTCGAACTATACACAACAGCAACTCGCTATCTACAATACTAACATTCAAAACGTTACTAATGGTGGACAATGCTGCTGCTGGGTTGTTCCGGTAGGTGTAACGTGGGCAATTTTTGAATTATGGGGCGGTGGTGGCGACGGCGCTGGGTCTTGCTGCTGTATGGGCCCATACTGGGGTCCGGGTTCTGGCAATTATGTTAAGAAAACAATTTCAGTAACTGGTGGATGTTATTTCTGTATTTGTGCGGCAGGATCAGGTTGCTGTGCAGTTACATGTTGCGGACAATGTGGATACCCAAGTTGGGTTATCTGTGGAGCAAACGCTTCAATGGCAACCTGTGCAGGTGGCGGATTCATTGGCTGTACATTGTGCTTTAGATCATATCAAACATGTACTGGTATTTGCGTACCAGCTTGTAGTTATGGTTGTACAGGAAGCGGTGACTACTATTACCCATCTACTAACTCTATTGCTAAAGAATCAAACTACTGCTGGAGTAACATGTGGACAGGCCAACCAGGAAGTCCAAAATACGGCGGTACATTTAGAGTAGGCATGGAATACTGTACTACTCAGTTAACTCGTAACGGTAACGACTTCTATCCATCTAGATGGCCAGCAGGTGCAGGTGCAAACTCACGTGCATGTGGCGGCGGATGCTGTTTTGGTGGTTGGGGTGCCGGTGGTTTAGTATTAATTACTTATGGAAAATAAGAGGTAAAAAGAGATGCCAGAAATTACTAGAATTGAAAAAACATTTACGTATGATATTGCAGATGCATATCTATACCAAACAAACAACTTGAAGAAAACTGCTGAATGGACTTATACAGGTCCTCAATTCATATGGATATTTGTTGATAACAGCACAAACAAAATTTCTAGTCGTTTCCACTACACTGAGAGAGACAATGGACACGATGTTCCAACTCCAGAAGGAATGACTAAGGTTATGATTGATGCTGACAAAGATCCAATTTTAGCTAGTTTAATCCATAGCGAATATACTTATGGTGATCTTCCACATACTGAAGAAATCCTCCCAGAGGGTGTTACATACGGTCACCCAGATCCTATTCCTCCAGATCATACTTACGAATTAATTGATATCGAATATGATCCTGCAGCAGGTGAGTTTAAGAAACCGTACCCATGGAAGAAACCACACATGGATTGGGAGTCAATTATTATTGCAAGAGACGATTTGTTAAAAGCAAGCGACCTAAAATATAACACTGCAAATGAAGCAGATAAACCGGCTTGGGAAGCATATCGTCAGAAATTAAGAGACTTGCCTACTACATTTGAAGGAATTGATCCTTGGAAAGTTCCATTCCCAGTTGAACCTGGCGTAGCACAAAACGCGGGGTAATTAAATGTCAGACTTAAGATCATTATTTCCAGATGCAAGATATAACATTGTTAACAACTCACCGGTTGTTAACACTTTATATGTTTATAACAATAACGAAGGTAACCAGAACGGCGGAAGATGCTGTTTATGGACTGTACCGGCTAACGTTACATGGGCAAAATTTGAAGTATGGGGTGGCGGTGGCGACGGCGGTGGAGCATGTTGCTGTCAACAACCAGCAAAAGGTGGAGGTTCTGGATCTTACGCTCGCAAAACAATTCGCGTAGTTCCGGGTCAATCATATACATTATGTTCAGGCGGATCTGGCTGCTGTTCACAAAACAACTGCGGTACTAACGGATTCCCATCATATGCATGTGGCGGTGTAACATACGGTTTATGCTTATGTGCAGCGGGCGGCGAAGGTGGCGCATCATGCTGCTGGGCTGCTATCGGTGGTAACTATCACTGCGGTACTAACATTTGCGGAAGTGCTTGTGGGTATGACTGGGCTATTTGCGGTGTGCAAGGTTCTGCTCACCAATCATGGTGCGGATATGATGCATGGCACTACTTACCATCGGGACCTGTTATTGGTAACGGACATCGTTTGTCAAGAACACACTGCGGTGAATCATGGATGGGTTGCGATCTAGCAGGTGGCTGGTCAGCTTTCCCAGGCGGTGGTGGCGGTACAGCTATTTCCTATGGCGGATGCTGCTGGGGCGGCTGGGGCCAAGGCGGATTAGTAATGGTAACATATAGATAAGGATAAAGAATGTCTGATTTAAGATCATTAGCGTATACATTGTCGCTGCCAAACTCGACCAATTATCCTACAGAATTTGTAGTGTTTAATGGTAGTGTTAATACCCCAGGTAATGGCGGAGCATGTTGTAACTTTGTAGTGCCAGCTGGCGCAACTTGGGTTACTTTTGAAGTTTGGGGTTCAGGTGGCGGCGGTGCTGGAGCATGTTGCTGTATGCAAGGTTGGCCAGGTGGGTCAGGAGCTTACACAGCAAAAACTGTTTGTTCTCCAACACTAGCAGGCTGCTCTTATACAATTTGTGCAGGCAGCACAACATCTATGAGCCCTGTTTGTTTCGGTTGCCCCGGTTATGACAGTTGGGTACAAGGTTATGGTTTAAGTAATTTCTGTGCAAAAGGCGGATCATACGGTGAAGTTCACTGTTTCCAATATTACGGTTGCTACACATGTAGTATTCCAAATCCATATTGCTGCTGTGCATTCGGCGGAGATATTTGTATTCATGGTATGCAATCAACACAAACATCATCAACATGGTGTGCTCAGTATCCACAGCAATTAGCGTCATTAGCTCCATTAGCGCAGTCAGGTCCGCAAACTGGACCAGGTGGTTGCATTAACGGATCTGCAAACGGCTCTTGTACTGGTTGGTTCCCATGTACTGCTTTCCCAGGCGGTGGCGGACTAAGCGGTAATGCACACGGTGGTAACTGCTGGTGCGGAAGCTGGGGTGGCGGCGGCGCAGTTTCAGTAACATACGGTTAATCAGAGGTAAAAAATGGCAGATAAAGAAAACAATATTGTAAGTGTACCGTTTACTTATGATTTACCTGATGATTATTTACATCAAACAAGTACATTGGGTAAAACAGGTGAATGGACGTATAACGGCCCAGATAAAATTTGGGTAATGGTAAACAAAGAAACAAATAGATACTCAGGACACTTTTATACAGAAGCAGAAGATGGTGAACACTATCCTACACCTTTAGATAGAGTCAAAGTTTTTGTTGATTGTACAACAAATCCGTTATTGTGTTCCATTGTTGGACATGCTGACGAAGTACGTGATTATTCACAATTACCTCAGTATGAAGAAACATTACCATGCGGAAATGTTTACAGTCGTCCAGAAACACCTACACCGGATCATACATATGACATCCATGCCGTAGAATACGATCCATCTACTGGTGATTTTAAGACGCCTTATCCATGGAAGGCTCCGCACATTTCTTGGGATGATATTCGCAATTATAGAAATCAGCGTTTACAAGCCCATGATCATAAAGCACCTGAAGATGCTCCACAAGCTGTAAAAGACATGTGGGAAGCGCACAGAGAGGCATTAAGAAACTTGCCACAAGTACATGGCGCAACTAATACACACATAGAAGTCGATTTAACTGCCGCTTCTCCTATTAACACCGTAGGACAAGCAGTTCTTAAATTAACGTCAGTTACTGGTATTAACGTTGGTGACGATGTTGGGGTTAAAGAATGGTTTGCAGATAATATTTTTGAAGATCATAGTCGAGTAGTATCTATTAATGCTGCTAATAAAACGATTACATTAGATAAAGCACTAATTGCTACACCAACTGATGCAAATAAGGAATTAGCATTTAGTCCTTGCCCAGAAACTTCTCCTTGGAAAGTTCAACCAGTTGAAACACCGGACGAAGGGCGTACTAGACCTGTTATACCACCAGAAATAAAATTTAGAGCGTCATAAAAAAAGCACCCTTAGGGTGCTTTTTTATTAGTTAGCAATTTTAACTAGTTTGCCTAATTCAGGCACATACAAGTATTCAATATCACTCTTTGCAAGAGTATCTAATGCATCTTCTAACGTTTCAACAAGCGGATCACCACCTAAGTTAAAACTTGTATTAAAGATAATAGGTACGCCTGTACGCTTATAGAACGCATTGATTAAATCATGGTAGTGTTTGTTTTGCTCTTGTGTAACAGTTTGGATGCGACATGTGCCGTCTACGTGAATAATAGCAGGAATCTTTGTTTCGATACCTGGCTGGCAGTTAACAGCATACATCATATACGGACTGTCTTTCATACCACGCAAATCAAACCATTCATGTACGTGTTCTTGTAGAATAGATCCAGCAAATGGACGGAAATATTCGCGACGCTTTACTAAGTTAACAAAATCTTTACCGTCTTCGTATGTTGGATTAAACAAGATACTGCGATTACCTAATGCACGTGGACCATTTTCTGAACGTCCTTGATAGAAACAAACAATATTTTTGTTCATTAACAAATCAACAACGTCTTCGTTAGTAGCATCAGTAATTTCTGCATTGTGTGATGCTGCAAACTTTGTAAGATCATCTGCGGTATAGTTATACTTAAACCCTAGATATAGTCCATCTTTACTATAATCGTTTGTGCTTAATGGCATCATGTCTTTCCAGAACATAAGTGCTGCACCGATAGCAGTACCAGCATCATTGCTAATTGGCTCTACATAAATTTCAATGCCATCTTCTTTTAACCCATTTAGGTAAAAGTAGTTAGCAACACAGTTTAACCCATAACCTCCGCTAATGACAACCTTCTTTTGCCCAGTCATTTCACTAGCCTTGCGAATTAAGCGTAACACTTGTTCTTGTGTTTGTGTTTGGCAAGCATATGCTAAATCTCTACGATTTTCTAATGTGGTGATATCATCTGCATTTGAGTCTTGTAAGAATTCAAATAATCCTTGATTAATTTGAGCACCGTTGGGATATGTCGGAACAACTAAGTTTCTGTTAGACAATGGTGCAATACCAGTTTCGTCAAACAGTTGAGGAATTGCAGGATTTTCTTTTCCATATGGAAATAATCCCATTGTTTTACCTGCTTCAATGCTCGACCATCCACAGAATGTTGTAACGGCTTCGTAAATCTTTGTAATACCAGCACGATCAGTAATTAGTGCTTCGTGTGTTGAACCAGGTTCGTCATACATTGTGCTATCAAAATTACTAACTAGTGCTCCTGGGTTAGGGCCTCGTAAACCGATGTGTTTATATTTTGTTTTAAAATTAGCAGGATATGAACAATCGTAAATACTTTCAGTTTCCCATCCAGTAACGTTCTCGCCGTTAATTACCAATGGCAAGAATGTGCCTGCACCATCGACAATTAGTGCTGCTGCTTCTTCAAATCCTGAGCGATAAAACGCACAAGCGGCATGTAATTTATGATGAACATGACTCAAGTCAACTACTTGTGGATGATCAAATGGATTTTGTCCACGTTTAATCAACCCTAATTTTCTTGCAAGACCAGTGTAAACATCATCACCCGAAAAGTCAACTCGCCCAGCAGTGTCACTTAATTTCTGTGTATGTGCAATAACCATGTAGTCTAGTCTATCAGTATAGTCTAGGATTTTTAACATAGCGGCGTATGGTCCGCCGTCATATTTGTGTCTACTAATGCGTTCTTCTTCGATTGCAAAAACAACTTCTCCATTTTTAAGAAGACAAACACCACTATTGTGTCCCCTAGCTATGCCTGCAATCCAAATATCTTTGTTGTTATCTGACATGTTTTTCCTTTAAAATCCTTCGTATCTAAATGGCCATTTTAAAACATGAGCTGAGGGAGGAAATCCAACCCGCTTAGCCATCATAAGCTCAAATGTTTGTTTATTAAATTTAAATTTTTGGTATGTTTCTTCAATACCATCAACTACTTCATTTGCTATTTTAATACTTTCCTCTGATAATTGCAACTTATCCTTTAGTTCCTTTTCAACCCATAGCAAGTGTTGTCTTGGACTTGGGTGTGTATCGAGGAATGTTTTATTTTTGCGAACAGTGTCGATAAATTCTAGTGTTAGTTCTGGAGTTTCTTTTGCCATAACTTCCATAGGAGTTAACCAATGATCAGCATGATCTTCCCAGATTGGCTTATTGTAAACTGCTAACTCTGGAATCTTTTTCCAGGCAACCATGTCTTGGTCCCGGTCTTGAGGCTTTAAGAAATCAGTTTGCTCACCAATGCCGTCGTTATCGCGTAAGTCAGAACCCATGTTCCTAATATCACCGATACTAGTCATGTACCATTTGCAACCAGTTGACTTTAATAATCCCTGGGTCATTGAAATATAATTTAATGTATGCATAAAATACGCTGGTTCAAAAAAGAATGTGTTGATCCATTTTTTGTCGTATAACTTCTCGTTAATATAGTTAAAAATACTACCAGCAGTTTTCCATCCAGTGTGTCTCTCTGGCAAACTATGTTGATGCCAAAAGTCATTACGAAGGTGACTAGACCATTGAATGATTACAACATCGTCTTCAGTAAATTGGTATTTTATGTTAGCTTCCGCAACACGTTCTGCAATTGCACGATTACCGATGCCCGACATACCCCAGTTTTGAACAACGTCGAAGTCGATACCAGCATAGTCAGCCCAAGTAGGCCAACTATAACTAGTATAACTACAACCAAACGCAAATAAACGTCTCATATTATTTTGTTCCGCAACTAACTTCTGGAGCACTAGTAACAGCAAGTCCAACATTTTGTGTTACTGGGATTACTTTTGGAAATCTAGCCATGTTTTTTACAACTGAATCAACAATAGCATCTTCGATTTTATCATTCATTACCATAATACCGTCATTACCTCTATCAGCAACTTCGTCCATAGTAATTCTAATTGGGCTGTATCTACGAATATCACCGCCCATGTCCATTACGTCAAATTTTTCATAATCTGGATATGAAACGTTAATACCAAACGTTGATCCAACAATTACTGATGACGGTACATCACACGCATATGCTAAATGTTGTCCTACGCTATCACATCCTAAGAAGTAATCTGCTGAATTGATAATGCTAGCCCATGTTCTAATTGGAACGTTTTGAGGAGTTGCTACTGGTTCTTTAACACCGTGCTTTGAAAAATCAATACCAAATTCACTCATCATGATAACTGCATATTTCTTTTGTAATTTTTTAATAATATTAACTACGTGAGTGCCTTCAAACGAGCGATTTGAAGGGTCAAAAATAATGTTATTTTCAGCTTTGCAGCCACGACCGAACGGTTGGAACACTACAACTTTGTCTTTTTTAGTTTTTTCTTTAACTTCTTTAACAACATTATAGCCAGTATAAACTTCTTCTCCTGCTAGTTTAATAGTAGGTTTTGGTAGTTCACGAATACCTTTGTTGTTAATAGCAATGTCGTATGCTTGTGCAATAGAACATTTTTGATTGTAGTATTCCCAAATTCTATAAGGTTCAGGGGTTACTAAATCCATGTTAATTAACTTATCTTCAAACAAGTTTTTGTGCCAATAGTCGTATGCTCGCTCGTGTAATACTGGATGCCCCTTATAAAAGTCTGTTGGGCCTTCGCAGACAATAATAAAATCTTTGCTAACTTCCTCTGCATATTTTTCTAGAGCTGGAATAGAGCAAATTACTCTTCCTGCCCCACCGTTGATAAAGAATGCTTTTGCTCTTTCAGTCATAATTCTTCCTATAATAAGATACTATAATTTAGCATTTTTAAGAAGTTAAAGCAAGAGTTTTGAATAGGCTAAATATACTATAAAGAGACTAATAATGAGCAATTTTTCTTCATTTTTTACAGCAGGACCAAAAGGAACTTTAAAATTTTTAAAGAAGCCTGGTCTGACCTATAAGGGAGATTGGGTACAGGTATTTCCCGGCACCGAAATCGATAGATGGCACGTTGGGGAGTTTTCTTCTGCTGCCTATTTGATTACTGTAGAATTTGGATCAAATAAAAAAGAATTAATGCATGTTAATGTCATTGCTAGACCGGACCAAGCAAGTTATAACATTTATGGCCGCACAAGCATTGACGACGAACTTATAACACTTGATGCTTCGGTTAATAATAGTTGGTTTAGTTTAAAAGTTAGTCCAACTGATAACATATTTACTGGTGCAAAAATAACTGTTTTTGCAATGTACGGTGAAACAATTAACCCGTTAGCACCAGCACTTCCGGTATCACAAGGCGGCGGTAATCTTGGCGGAAATACAGAAACTGGTTCTGGAACTGGTGTTGCAAGTAATAGCTTTTCAACAATTTCCGTAGCTGGGCAAAATGACGTAATAACAACTAGTCCAAATTCTACATTAACGTTGGTTGCAGGCAGCAATATTTCTATCACTACTAATAGTACTTCGGATACTATTACGTTTTCGGCAGTAGCTAGTGGCGGAAGTTCTACGTATACATTACCTACGGCAGATACTAGCACACTAGGTGGTGTTAAAGTTGATGGTACTACTATTACTATTAATTCCAGTGGTGTAATTAGAGCAAATTTCCCAACAGTAACACCTTATACATTGCCTACAGCATCTACTTCTGTTCTAGGTGGAGTTAAAGTTGACGGAACTACTGTTACTATTGCTAACGGAGTTATATCAGCAGTAACATCGCCGGGTGCAGTTAACGCAAACTCATTAACCGGCACAACCTTATCTAACAACGTAGTTAACTCAAGTTTAACATCAGTTGGTTCATTAACAGGATTAACCGTTGCTGGTCAAGTTAAACTAGGAACGCAAGCTAGTAATTGGGCAAGCTCGGGTATTACTAATGTCCTTGAAACTTCGTGGGGTTCAATTTTTGATGTTGGCAACGGCGCTGTCGGATATGGTAATAATTTAGGTAATAATGGAATTAGTTACACTTATACAAATTCTGGCGCAGCTTCGATATTATTTCAACAAGGCGGCGGCTGGGATTTTGTAACTGTTCCGTCAAGTGTCGGTGGGGGAGCTGTTAGCACTTTTAATTATGTTATCAACATAAGTAATGCCGGCACGTTAACTATCCAACAAAGCACAGAAAAACTTAATACTAAAACTGGTGCAACTGGTGTAGTGGCGCACGACTTTACAACAGGTGCTATTTGGTATCATTCTACTATATCAACAAATTTTACCGCTAATTTTACCAATGTTCCAACTACTGATAATAGAACTATTGTCTGTACTTTATTACTGGCGCAAAGCAGCTCGGCATGTCTTCCTAGTGCAGTGCAAATTAATGGAGTGGCTCAAACTATTAAATGGCAGGGCGGAAGTGCGCCTACTGGTAATGCAAACAAGCTAGATATTTTTAGTTTTACTCTTATTCGCACAGGCGGCGCATGGGCAGCAGTAACAGGCTCATTAAGCACGTATGGATAACCTATGCCACGTTTAGGAAGTATTAGTTCAATACCATTAACAGGCATCGGAATTTCTGTTCCAGTAATAAATGCAGGAGCTGTATATGAACGTGTTACTAGCACAACTATCACACTAGGCACTGGAGTAACTCAATCTGCTAGTATTAAAAAATTTGGTACTAGTAGTTTACAATTTGATGGAACTGGTAGCATTGGTTGGTCTAATACCGGTGGCACTGGATTGCTATCATATAACGGTGCTAACGGTTACACAATTGAAACTTGGGTTAATTTAAATACTACAGCGGCGGGGAATAAAAGTATGTTTTATCTGGCTGGATCATCTCCAACTAATCAATATATTACAAATTTTCATGCTGTCCCTGGGGACGGAACACAATTTGACATATATGCAGGCGGCCCGAGTCTAGCAGTTGAGCCGACTATTTTAATGGGTACAACTATGTACAATACATGGGTGTGGTTAGTTATTCAATTTAAAGGACAAGAATTATACGTCTGGGTTAATGGAACTCAAGTTTCAGCTAGCACTACCGGAATTTATAATGCAGGTGCAACGCAGACAAACCAAAAAACTTCATTAACAGTTGGCTCTAGCTTCTTTGGCGGTTGGAAAGGATATATGGATGATTTTAGAGTAAGCTCTGGATATAGATATTCTAGCGGTAGCACAAGCATCACAGTGCCAAGCAGTAAAATATCCGCAGACGGTACTACGTTAGTTCTGATCCAGACGTAAAATACAACTAAATATACTAACAGGATAAAAAATGGGCGTTATTCAAAAACCACTAACATCAACCTCTGGCTTTAAAAGCCCGGGTTTTATCGTTGATGCTGCTGGCAATTTTACAATTGCAAACCTTAATACGACTTCTAATTATAAAATTAATGGTGTTTCTGTATTAAGTGAAATATCGCTAGGATCTTCTGTTGTTAGTAGTAGTTTAACTTCTGTAGGAGTTTTAACTGGTTTAGGAGTTAACAGTGCATCTAATGTCGATGTTAGTACAACCGCTAATTTAATGCTAACGTCGAATTCAACAACAATCACATCAACAAATTTAGTTTTAAATTCATCGGGAGCATTGGTTATTAGCTCGGGCACAACTGGAAACCTTGATAACGTTGATATTGGTACAACAACACCCGGCAACGGCACATTTAACAATTTAATAGCAACCGACACTTTGTTTGTTGGTTCACAAAACATTAAAGCATTATCAGCTGCACTAGCAGTGGCGCTTTCATAAATAGAAAAGACTCGGAGATATAGATGGCAAAGAAACGAATAGCAAATTACGCATTTTTTCCAGGGGTGTCAAGTGACAGCAACGCATACCCTAATGCGTATTCTTTGTTGAAAGCTAATAAAACATTTATTACAAAAGAAGCATCAGCATACCTTGCTTCAAAAGTAGTATCCGACACTGCACAAAATTTATATCCAAATGCAGTAGCACTTTTAACAGCTAACAAACAATACATCCTTGATGAAATTAGTGCATGGACGGCTTATCAGACTACTAATGCATTAGTTAGCAGCCCGTTTTACGGTTATACATATGGTGCAACTGAAATTGCAAAATGTAAACGAGATATGGGATATCTCATCGATGCATTAATATATGATATTCGATATGGCGGAAATGAGCAAGTTAGCTACGTAGCAAGCCAGTATTACCTAAGCGGTGTTGTACAACTAATTAACGTTCCAGTTGAGTTACTAATTCAAACACAACTTTGGAATTTAATTAAAAACTATATTCTTACAAAAACCTTATATTCATCGCAGCAAAGTCCTGTAACAAGTACACAAACTACCTCGGGCAATACTGTTGAAACTGGCGCAACAACTGCGGCAAATACATTATCAACAATTACTTATAATGTAATTAACGGCGGACTTTCTACACTACCGACATTAGTCTACTCAAGTTTTAATTTTGCTGGATACACATACGACACTAGCAAGTGCGAACGAGATGTTGGTTTTATTTTAGATGCGTATGCAAATGATTTACGTTACGGTGGAAATTTCCAAACACGATTAATTTCTAGCAGATATTGGGACGGTGAGCGTCCACAGATTATTGGTGATAGAAAAAGTGAAATTTACACGCATCAATTTATTAGAGATTTAATTAACCACACAGTATTTTTTGGTTCAATTAACACAATAAAATGCGAACGAGATATCGGTTACTTATTAGATGGTGTTAAGTATGACATTGCACTTGGTACTAATTATAACTCTGTGTTCTTGGGATTAGCAGAAGACAATTCGCAAGATCTTAGCGCCACAGTTATTACAGCAATTCAAACTGCGCAAACAACTGTTGCTAATTTATCAGCAGTATCTAGCAGTACAACAGCAACTACAAGATCCAATTCGTTTTTTACACAAGTATTAACTATTGCACAAAATGGTCCATCGAGTGCGAGTCTAGTAAACTATACTAACCCAACAAATGCCACAAATAGCCAAATGGCTGCTAACGATAAACTTGTTAATAACAAAGCATTTATCCAAGCAGAAGTAAATGCATGGGTTGCATTAAATTATCCATCATCGACTCATGATCCAGTTAAGTGTTCTAGAGACATTGGTTATGCAATTGATGCATTAGCATATGACATTTTATACGGCGGAAACAGTGCCACTTATCGACAAGCAAAATTCTTCTTTTATGGTTTTGCAGACGGATCATCGGGCATTGATGCAACTCATACTGCCGTTACTATTGCCGCATACAACTATTTTAAATCAATTGTTGACAACATTGTACAGGGTCAAACTGTAACTCCAACAACTGCTGGAACAAATCCAAACACACAAAGCCAGATAACGTCTGGTAATAACGCATCATCATCTGATGCTACTATTTGTCAAAACCTAGTACAAATTACAACAAACGTAATTAACGCAGGTACACAGCCAGCCGCATTAGCTTATTTGGCAACTATAACACTAACATATCCTGATGTTAGTTGGTCTACTACTGCATTAAAAGCAGCAAAAACTGCAATTGAAACAAACCGTGCTGCTATTATATCAGTATCAGCAGACTATGTTCCTTTACAAAATTCTTATCCACGACAATTGTTAAATGGCATTGCTGGAGAAGACGGGTCAGATGTTGTTATTACAAACCTAGCATCAATTGTAACTTCAGTAATTCAAAACGGATTAACTAGCTTACCTACATTAGTAAATGGTGTTACAACTATTAAGGTACAAGGACAATATACCCTTGATAAATTGTTACTAATTACTAATGCGTCAAACAATCAATTCTTGTATAACTTTAGTGATCCAACATTAGGTGCAATTGCAACATTTAATGGACCCTATGATAGTAACGGCCATTTCCAAGATGAGCAGTTCCCTCAGTTCTTACAGACATCAGACTATGTAACTACCCTTGTACTAAAAGCAGATACCTCGTTGTGCAGTTCAACTGATGATGTACAAATTTTTGTAGAATCAGAAGAACAAAAAACTCGTCCATATGATTTTGGTACAGATGCTATTGAACGTATGCGTGTTGCTCCTCCGCAGTCAATGCTTGACGCTGACTTTGAATACGGATTACAGCCAACTAAGTGGCAGGCAATTGGTATTGCTCGCGGATATCCGTCAGTGTACGAAATTCCAGGATCAGATACAGCAGTTCTTACAGTTGTAACTGATGCAAGTGCAGGCACTGGTGGTATTGGTGAATCTTTGATTACAGTAACTACAGCGTCGGCACACGGGTTTAGCGTTGGAACACCGATTACTATTCGCTCATTAGCTAACACAGTATCTGGATTTAATAGAGCAGAAGGTACATTTATTATTATTAGTGTTCCGACTCAAACAACATTTACCTTTTACGCCGCAGCAAAAGTAGGTACAACTAACGGACAAATTCTTGCAACCACTTACACGCAGTTACGTAAAGGTGCGTTCTATACCGGTGCATCGATTGGCACACCAACGTTGAGCGTTTATAATAACGGACAAGTTGGATCGTTCACTACTAAATTTATTACTCCGGCAGGTTCTGGACAGATCGCCGTGCAAGGTGCTATGCCAACACTTGGAGTCCCATTATCTGTAACTGGTTTAACTACTGGTACGCAAGTTACTGGTACTGTTGGAACCGGTGGACAAGTAGCTACTGCTACTGTTGGTGCTCCTGTTAATATCGGTGATACTTCGATTGCCGTAGCGAGTACAACGGGAATCCTTGAAGGGATGGCAATTGACAACGGGACTGGTACAGCATTGTTTGTTAGTAGTATTGTTGGAAATACTATTAATTTTAACGGCCCAGTAACTGCTGCAAAAGCAGGTAGCGTACAGACATATCTAAACGTATCAGGTACAAACGTTACCCCAGGTGGCACAGGTGCACAGTTTAGTATCAGTCGAGTATCAGGCGCATATAATAACCTAATAGTTCAAACAGGTGGTGCAAGCTATGTTCCAGGTACAAGAATTAAAATTTTAGGAACAGCATTGGGTGGGCTTTCTCCAATTAACGATGCTGTTATTAAGGTAGGCACTGTTATCAATGGACAGTTAGCAACCTTTACACGTGCCGGAACAGCAAACTCACCGTTTACTACGGTAAACGGAATTAGTCAATCGAGCACTAATGGTGCCGGGTTCGGTGCAACATTTAATGTGTCTGATGCCGGAGGCGGAGTATATACAGTAACGCTAGCTACTCCGGGAAGCGGATATGCAGTTAACAACACTATTACAATTTTAGGAAGTTTTCTAGGAGGTGCCGACGGTACTAATGATTTAACTTTAACAATTACCGCGGTTAATAACGGAGCAATTGGTACAGCATCATTTGTGTCTGGCAATAGTGTGAGTGGAGAACGCTCATACACCGGAATTACTCAATCTAGCACAAGTGGATCTGGATCCGGTGCAACCTTTGACATCCAGACAAGCGGCGGAGTTTATGTTGTTACACTAACAAGTCCAGGTTTAACTTACGTACTCAACGAAACAATAACTATTTTAGGTAGCGTGTTAGGCGGCGTCAACGGTGCTAATAATTTAACTGTAACAGTTACTGCGGCGTCTCCATTTGGTGGCGGCATCCAAACATACAACTCGGCAGGAACACCGAGCACAACTGATGCAACCTTTACTAGTTTATCAGGTACAAAAATTACACCGGCTACAGGTGCAAGTTTTGATATTACAAGAAGCGGTGGATCTTATTCACCCCCTGTATTAAACCTAACTGGTTCTGGCTACGAAATTAATGACGTTATCCTAGTTGACGGTGCTCTACTAGGTGGATCATCGGGTACTAATGACGCAACAATTACAGTTACTGGTGCAACACTTGGAGCAGTAACATCTGCTTCAATTACTGGTACTGCGACAACCGGTGCAACTGTTGCGTTCTGGTCAGCAGTTTCTATTAGTGATGTTTCGACTTCTAGCATTGCAGATTCAAACTCAATTACAACTATTGCTATTGCAACTATACAAATTACATGGCCAACACAGCACGGACTAGTTCCGGGTATGAGTTTACTTGTTGACATTACAAGTAGCGGAACTAATCACGCATTAGCTAAAGGTCCGTTCTTTGTTGAATCTGTTCCTAACTTAAACACTATAAGATATACTGCAAGAACAAGCGGAGCATTTGATACTAACACTGCATTAACTGGAGTAGTATATGCACGTCCAGAGTCATTCTTTATTCACAGACCGTTCGATGGTGGTGTGCAATTAGGAACTGGTGGTCCACAACACGGTAGTCAAGCAGTTCGTATGAGTAAGAAATATATTCGTTACCAATCTGGTAAAGGTATTATGTATACTACTGGTGCATTATTTGCTCCTAGCTATAATTTACAATCTGCAACAGCACTCGGAACAGCCGTAGGATCTTACATTACATTTACAACTGACGACGTTGATCACGGATGTCAAGTTGGTGGTAGAGTTCAAATTAGTGGTATTGACACTGCTGGATATAACGGAATTTATACAATTGTAAGCATTCAAACTGAACGTATCTTTACAGTACAAGCGCAGTCTAATCTAGGAAGTCTATATGGACAGATTACTACATCTGCTCAAATGTCAATTCTAAATTGGCACGGTGCAACTGTACGTGCAGGAACGTTTGATGATCAAAACGGTATGTTCTGGCAATACAATGGTAAGGAACTAGCAGTTGGACGACGTTCTAGCACGTTCCAGTTATCAGGAGTTTCGAGCATTGCAAAAGATACAAACTTAATTACTGGTACAAACACTAGATTCCGCGATCAAGTTAAATCAGGAGATAAACTTGTCATCAAAGGAATGACACATACAGTAACTAACGTTAACAGCCAAACATCTATGTCTGTAACTCCAGACTATCGTGGTGCTAGTGACTGTCTTAATGCCAAGATTTGTTTAGTACAAGAAATTTTAATTCCACAAAGCCAATTTAACTTAGACAGATTGGACGGAACAGGTCCAAGCGGATACAACCTAGACATTACTAAGATGCAGATGATCGGTATGCAATGGTCATGGTATGGTGCTGGTTTTATTGACTTTATGTTAAGAGGATCAGACGGTAATTATGTATTTGCTCATCGTATTCGTAACAGTAACGTAAACACAGAAGCTTACATGCGTACTGGTAACATGCCTGTACGTTATGAAGTTCATAACGAAAGCGCATTTGGTAAATTAAGAAGTTCTATAACTGCTACTCAGACAACAATACCATTGTTTGATGCAAGTGCGTTCCCTAATGAAGCAGGTTATGTTTATGTAGACAATGAAATTATTGCGTTTACTGGTAAGAGCGGTAACGTATTAACTGGTTGTACTAGAGCTGCTCCTATGCCACAATTTACTGGCGGATCAACAAGATTGTTTACTGCCGGTTCTGCAACAACACACGAAGTTAATACTGGTGTTATTTTAATTAGCAATACTATTACACCTATTATTAGCCACTGGGGTAGTGCGTTTATTACAGACGGACAGTTTGATAACGACCGTGGATACATTTTTAACTATGCATCTACTGGTATTCAAGCGTCTACTACAAAACAAACAGCGTTCTTATTACGACTAGCACCTTCTGTATCTAACGCTATCACAGGTGACTTAGGCGACAGAGAACTTATTAATCGAGCTCAATTATTGTTACAAGCAATCGAAGTTACATCAGATGCTGGTACTGGTGGTTTAGTTGTTGAAGGTATTTTAAATCCTCAAAACTACCCAACAGATCCAACTCAGCTTACTTGGTCAAGTTTAAACTCAGCAGCCGCAGGCGGACAGCCTTCGTTTGCCCAAGTTGCACCAGGTGGTTCTGTAAGCTGGTCAGGTGGTGCTACAACAACTACATCTACTGCAACTACTACAACGTCATTGAGTGGTACAGCAAGTGTTCCGAACAATTCATTGTTTACACAGCCTATTGGTTCAAACATTATCTATGTAACTAAAACAAGTTGGGATACATTAGGTGCTAGTGCCGGTTTTGCTGTAGACTCATCGGAAACTAGATTCCCAAGTGGTACTACAGTTTCCAGTGTTGCTTCTAATCCGAACCCGATTGCAACAACGCTAGGTTTAGTAACAGGCACAGCAACAATACCTCCAAGTACTTATTTTGCTACAGCAGCCGGTGCTAATACTTTATATTTTACACAGGCAAGCTGGACTGCATTAAATGGTGCAATCGGTACTGCTGTTTATAGTAATGATTTCCCTGCAGGAACAACAGTATCAAACGTAACAGGTCCTGCGGTTGCTGCTGGACAAAGTTATTATGCAGTTACGTTTAGTGCAAGTACTACATCGATACATAATCCGATCCAGTCAACAGTTAGCACAACTACTATTAACGTTACTAACAACGTAGTAACATTATATTTTAACGCTACACAAACTTACACACCGTATGTTGTTGGTGAAAACTTAACAGTTAGTACGTCTTATGCTACAGTTAACGGTACAAGAGCAGTAACTGCATGTACAACAACATATGTACAATTTGCATTAGTAACAACTAACGTAGCTAATACAGCAATCACTGGTACAGTTCAAAACCAGACAACCTTAAACAATGTTACATTCTATGTAACTGGACAAGCAACATCCGGTGCAACTAGTTTGAATTTTACACAGGCAAGTTGGGCTGCATTACCAATTGGTACCGCTACAGTTACTAACACTGTTAATGATACTGGCAAGTTTGCAGCTAATACGCAGATTAGTGCTATTAGTGCGTTGAAGACATTTAACGGAGTGAACTATTACACTGTATCATTCAACAGTTCGTTACTAGCAAGCCAACCAGTAAGTACTGCGGTAACATTTAACTATACACCGTATTACGTTGTAACATTAAGTAAAACTTCAACAAGCTCTGTAGTGTACAATACAACTGTGCCGTTTACACCTGCAATTATCGGTTCTAACACATCTTTCTTGTATTTTACAAAAGCAAGTTGGGAAACCTTAACATCAACGTATGGTGCAGGCGCAGGAACAACGGTTGCTGATCCTACCAAATTCCCAAGCGGAACATCGATTCAGTCGGTCACTGTGTTACAGTCATTTGGTGGAACACAGTACTATCGTGTAAACTTTACACAAAGCTCGATTACATCAATTGCAGGTGGAGCTACAGTTACATTCCAGTTCGGTCAACCACCATATGCGTTACCGGGTGAAACTGTATTCTCATTCATTGCTGCGCCTGGTACAGGTAGTGCGTTAGACTTGTCTAGCTTGAAAGAATTGACTAATACCACATTAGGCGGTAGAGGAACATATCCAAATGGTCCGGACGTATTAGCTATTAACGTGTATAAGACATCTGGTTCAGCGATTCCAACGAACATTATTATTCGTTGGGGTGAAGCGCAGGCTTAAAGAGTATCAATAACGTCGATAATATCAAACACTGTTTGAAATTTATTACGTATTGTTTTATTTGAAAAGCTATTTCGCAAACCTTGATGCAAGGGTTTTGGAGCATAATCAACTGTGCTCCATGCCCATGCGCAGTGTTCGTCGCTTAGTATTGGTATAAACTCATCCTTAACAACACACAAGTACGTGTGAAAATTAAAAACTTTGTCATTGCTAACAAAGGTTTCTAATGGGATTGTTTTGATAATTTTTGGAATTGATCCGATTTCTTCTTGGATCTCACGTTGAAGTCCTTGCCATGGGTTTTCGTCTTGTAAATTAGTACCGCCTACTAGACCCCAAGTACCTTCATGTTTGCCACGGGCTTTTTGCAACAATAAAAATCTTCGTGTTGATTTAGCGTAGATTAATGCTCCGCTACATACAATACGATCCTTTATAGTTCTATTCTCCATGCGCCTACGTTATAAACACCTTCAAATGCTTTAGCCCAGTATACGCCATTCCATACGTATTGAACTCCACTGTATATATTAGTTTGATAGATGTTTGAATGAGATTCTTGAGCAGCTTCAAACACAATATTCCATTGTGATCCATCCCATTCGATAATGTCGTTTGCTTTGGCTACAAAGTCTACGCCGCTTAAAGACTTCCAAGCATCAGGACCGTCTTCATTAATTACATCGCCGATATCTTCAACAATTAAGAATCTATCACCTGCTACTACGTTTTGCATACCATTGCCTGGATAAACTTTTTGTGGATCAATAATAGCATCAAAAGTTCCGGCACTCATGTTATTTGCTCTGTTTTTAGTAGTAGAATCATACGGTTCTATCAAATCATTTGTAGTTCTAGTATCGTTATCCCAAGTGATAGATAACAGTGTAGGATCTAACGGATTAATAGCAAATGTTCCTACAACAAATGTACCGTTTGATTGTTGTAAGTAGATAGTAGACGACCCTGCTTTATATTGTCCAGGATATGCGTTAAACACGGCATCCCACGGTATTGGAGTACCTTGACGAGTTGGAATTTCTAAAGTAATTTCTCTAGGAATCGCATTTTCACCTTCGCCTAAAATAATTGCTTGATTATTATAAACTTCGATGTTGTAATCTGTAATAGTTGTAACAACCTTAGCTAGCACGTTAGATAATGTAGTGTCTGGGCCAGCCAGCGGTTGTCCTAATCCTTCTATATATGTACTAGTATCAGTAGATGCTGACTCGTACAAACTAGTAATGATATTAGTAATAACTCCAAGGTGTTTAACTTTAGCAGGAGGACTAATCCAAATAGGAGTATCTAATGTTAGTGTACCAATATCAATAGGAGTATCTGCTCCAACAGGAACTGTTCTAGAACTCCAAGAAATATTTCCTAGATTCAATACAGTTAGACTAGTCCAATCGATATAGTTGTCTGTAGTTTGTAGCTCTAAACTTGGATTAAAGAACACAAGTAGCTGTTCCATAACTTGCATTTTTTGATCAGTGTTAGCAGTCCAGATGTCACACTTCATAGTTAGTTTGAACGGAGTTGGCATCAAACGCTCAACAGTATAGTTACGTCCTTGCCCTTGAGTATATTCCCCAGCAACAACATCACGTTCTCTAATATGCATTTTACCGACATAGGTAGCATCTGACAACCGCTCTCTGTCAAGTTGTAAATCAGTAATGTAAACGCTAATTCTTGGTACGCTATTAACTACATTTTCACTGTTTTGGCGCATAATAGTAGCCGCTTGACGATCAGCATCGCCGTATACTACAGGTATACGATGAATTGTTCCATCACCATACTTAACAGTAAAATTACTAAGCACACGAATAACCTGTGCAACATATCTTCTAATTTGTCCGTCGTAAAAATGTAACATTATAAATCTGCCCTAGGTCTTAGTACTTTACTCAACGATTGTCTTTGTTCAACTTTATTGTTACATAGACTCAATTTCCATGCACCTGCATACGGAACTGCTTGCTGTACTGAACCAACAATTGGCAATGTAATGCGAACCCTGCCCGCATGATTTGAAATCATTGAAGGATAAGTTGCTGAATCAAAAGCAATTTCTACAGTATCTAATTTAAGAACAACGTATGCAGCAGTTATGTAATCTAATGTCGAGTCAATTACATACTGGTTTACAGTTAATGTAACATGATCAACTCCGACAGCATCGTTGTAGATAGCAGTAGTATTATTAATAAAACTAGTTTTAAGTGTCTGACGCTGATTGTTGTTAGTCATTGTCATGCGTACACTATCTTCTACCTTAACCCATCGAGAACCATCAAATCGAAATAAACGATTTGGCATAAAATCTGTGCGTAAAAAATAATCGTCAATTCCGGGAGTGTCTGGAAATTGAATCCCGTGTCCAAATTGTGCTCCAGAATTTAATCCGTTTGGAGCCCATCCGTCACCGACTAAGTATCCTGTATACCCTGTACGCACTGGAGCTGACGCATTTTCGCTAGCATTGTAAGATTCGTTACTGGCATCTAATGAAGTTTCGTCAGCAGTCTCAATCCTAGGCTTACCATTCTCGTCAACAGCTAAAGTATAAAATTGTCTAGTCTCATATCCGCTTAATGGAGCGTCTGCTTCTGCTTCTGCAATTTCGGCATCGTTGATTGCAATTTCTTTATTAAATGTGCTTAGTAAATCTTTTAAGGTAGTACCGTCAGCCATCGGGTCGCCGTTTGCATCGAGCGCAGCCTTATTAAAGATGTCTGCAAATTGTTGACTATCGGTTACTTTCTTAAGTTTTAATCTATATAAATGCGGATACCAAGTTACTGAAAACCCTTCACTTGCACGGCCTACGTCTTCAATAACATAATAACGAGGTAGCCCTACATCAAAATTGTTAAGAGCAAAATTGTCTTTTAGATGAGGTAATTCTAACACATCACCGCTCATAGGTTTACGACCAATGTACTTAATAAAATCATTAATATGCACAGTCATAAACAGTGTATCGTTATCGATAAACAAGCCAAATTGGCTTAAATTAAAATCGATATTTTGTACGTTGTACATGCCACGGATTCTGTAAACCGACGGATCGTATTTGCGATCACGATTTTCAAGGAACATTAAATCCTGGATTTGTGTATGGTCTTTGGCTATTACGTTACCGTTTGCATCCATTGCTTCTGTACCGACGTACTTGTGCAAATAGACGTCTGTACCGCCCGCTTGGAACATTTCTGAGGCTTGGCGATCTATAAACTTATAGTCGTTGCCTTTTTCTGGTTTATAAAGACTTAATCTTGGCATAGTAGTATATTTATCGCCGCATAAATATGTATGGAGACTAAAAATGTCAGAACTTAATTCAACAACAGAGCGCAATAAGGTATTTGATTATGTACGCACTATGCTAGGCGATGGCATGGTCGAAGTAGAGCTTGATCCAAAACACCTAGAAATTGCCCTAAATCGCGCAATTAACAAATTCCGTCAACGCAGCTCAAATTCCGTTGAAGAAAGTTATATGTTCCTGGAACTAATCCAGGATCAAAACGAGTACCGCTTGCCCGACGAAGTGATCGAAGTGAGAGAAGTGTTTAGAAGAGCAATTGGAAGTAGAAGTGGGTTAGGTGCAGGCGGTACCCTTTTTGAGCCATTTAACTTAGCATATACAAACACCTATTTGTTAAGCGGAACTATGATGGGCGGACTAGCAACATACGAAATGTTTGCTGGATACCAAAAATTAGTAGGACGTATGTTTGGTAGCTATATTGAATACAAGTGGAAGCAGCAAAACCATACTCTTACAATACTGCAAAGACCCTTTGCAGCAGGCGAACAGATACTGTTACGTACATACAACTACCGCCCTGATTACGTGCTGCTAGACGACTTATACGCAAAGCAGTGGCTATATGATTATACCTTAGCAGTGGCTAAATTACAACTAGGCGAAGCACGTAGCAAATTTGCTAGTATTGCAGGCCCTGGCAGTCCGATTACTCTTAACGGTACTGCACTATTGCAAGCTGGCAAAGAAGAAATTGAAAAACTTGAAAAAGAAATTATGGATATGGTTCCAGGCGGAGTACCATACACATTTGTGTTAGGATAATTTATGAGCATAAGACATTACATTGAGATTGTAGAAGCAGGAGGAGAGCAATGAAAATCAACGAAGTAACTCGTAGAGGATTTTTAAAAGGTGTTGCAGGTCTCGCTGCCGCAACAGCTCTACCCGTAAATACTATTGAAAAACTTGCTAGTGCTTCGCATGTTACTCCGGAAAATCTTAATATTTTCTCTCAAATGGTTCAAACAACTAATCTCAAAACAGCATCAAATTTTGTTAAAATGTGGGTTGATGCTGGTACTATTGCAGATGTTCATCCCCGCGAAGATTTAAAAGCAGTGTGGAACGCTATAAAGGATTTTCCAGAATTTAAATATAGCACTTGGCAAAGTGCAGTATCAGAATACATGGAAGATCATGACATTCCGGAAATTGAACAATTAATCGGACGAGAATTAGAAGTATCAAAAATTTTTAATATTATTAACTCTCACAACCTTGATAGCGAAGACTTTTCTCAAGATGTATATAAATTTCAATCAGAATTAGTTAATAAAAATGTTACTGATAGTACTCAATGGGGACATGATTGGGAAATAAGTAAACCTACTGCATCTAATACAGTATCTAAAACAGTATCTAATGTTGCAAGTGATGCAAGAACCGCAGTTACTGCGTCTAAACTTCCGGGTAATATTACCAAAGCCGTAGGCGCATTGAAGACATTATATAACAAGTTTGCTGCTCATGCGGATCGCAAATCAGCTGACAAAACTGATCCTACGCAGTCACATACACCTGACGCACTTCCAGCACCGACACATGCTGCACTTCCATCACCGTCGCAATCAGAGTTTGATTTAACACCGGATTTGAGCAGAATTAAAGATCTAGCTGGCATTAAGAAAAAAGGCTAACAAATATTTGACCCCTCATAGGACTGTAATATATACTACATCTTATTGAGGGGTTTCTTATGATTATAGGCGTATGCGGTTTTATTGGGTCTGGCAAAGATACTATTGCTGATTACCTTACAAATTTCCATGGATTTAGAAGAGAAAGTTTTGCCAACAGTTTAAAAGACGCAGTAGCGCAAGTCTTTGGTTGGGACAGAACAATGCTAGAAGGGCGCACTAAACAAGCCCGTGAATGGCGAGAACAAGTAGATCCGTGGTGGGCAGAACGCCTAAATATGCCTAACTTAACTCCTCGTTGGGTACTACAATACTGGGGCACTGAAGTATGTCGCAAAGCATTCCACGATGATATTTGGATTGCATCCTTAGAAAACAAACTCCGCAATAGTAAAGACGATATTGTTATTAGCGACTGTCGTTTCCCTAACGAAATTAAATCAATTAAAGAAGCTGGCGGTATTGTTATTCGTGTAAAACGCGGCCCTGAGCCAGAATGGTACCGTGATGCTGCTGATGTTAATGCTGGCCCTAAATGCCTAAATTGGGCACTAGCAAGTGGCAGGATGTCAAAGCTAAATATTCATGCTAGTGAAACTGCTTGGGTAGGGACTAAGTTTGATGCAATACTAACAAACGATGGTACTATAGATGAGCTTATGGGTAAGGTTAAAGATCTGGTGTTAAACCGCCCTGTTTCCACTTCACACCCTCTCGATGAAGCAGCCGCTGACAATTTGAACACACTGTCTTAAGATTTGTATGACGGCAATTGTTTAAATCGCCGTCTACATGAAACACGTCGAACACCTCTAGATAAGGGCTTTTAAAACCGCACTTATCGCAGGTGTTTTTCTTTTTATATCCAGCAAGGTGCCACCGAGGGTTTTTGACACCTCTAGCACAAAACCCACATTGTCTCCTATAGAATGCCTTGCTATTTTTGTAATAATTAATGGCTACTGGGTGTCTTCCACATGAACATAATGGTCTCATATTTTATTTAAGCCTTTTTACGGCCTTTTTCAGGTACTATAACTCGCTCAAAATTTCAAAATGCACTAAATACATTTAGAATATGTTATTCATGGAGATCATACAATGGCCCAACTAAGTTCACCAGGCGTAAGCGTTAGCGTAATTGACGAAAGTTTCTACACACCCGCTGCCCCAGGTACAGTTCCTTTAATCGTAGTTGCCTCTGAAGAGAGCAAACAAAATGGCGCAGGCACTGGCACTGCACCAGGTACACTAAAAGCAAATGCTGGTCAAGTTTACTTGCTAACAAGTCAAAAAGACCTATCAGATACTTTTGGTACACCGGTATTTAAAACTGATGCTAACAACAATCCAATTCATGCTGGTGAACAGAATGAATACGGTTTGCAAGCAGCTTACAGTTTCTTAGGCGTAAGCAATCGTGCTTATGTCGTTCGCGCAGATATTGACTTAGCTCAGTTAGACGCATTAGCAGAAGCTCCTGCAGGCCCAGCACCTGATGGTTCTTTCTGGTTTGATACAGCAAATACTAAGTTCGGTATTTTCGAATGGAACGCTGCTAGCGCAACAGTTACTGGCGGACAAACATTTACAAACAAAGTTCCTTTAGTTATTACAGATTCAACATTGATTACTACTGGTGCACCTATTGCTAGCGTTGGGTCAATTGGCGATTACGCAATTGTTGCAACTACTACACTAATTAAGTTATGGTACAAGAAAGCAGCTACACATACCGCTGCCGGCTTATGGGTAGAAGTTGGAACAAGTGACTGGGTAGAAAGTTGGCCAACAGTTAAGAGTTCAGTTGCAAGCCCAAACATTGCTAACGGCGATACATTGACAATCAATGGTTCAGGACCAACACACACTATTACTGCTAGCGTAGGTTGGGGTATTAGTGAAGTTGTAGCAGCAATTAATGCTAACAGCACTATTGCTGGATTAGGAATTACAGCAGGTGCACCAAACGGTTTACTAGAAATTTACTCAACTGGTGTAAACGTAACAGTTGGCGGCAATCTTGCTACAACATTCGGCTTATCAACACACGAATACTTACCACCAGCACTAGCAATTTCTAAGCATACATCAATTCCAACATTTAAGTTAGCTGAGAATTCAGGTACAGCAAACGGTGTAGCAACTGGTGCAGTATGGATTAAAACAACAACACCTAACTTAGGTGCTGATTGGATCATCAAGAAATACAGCAGTGCTACAGGCGCATGGACAGAACAACCTGTGTCACTATACAGTACAAATGCAGAAGCTCTTGCAGCATTAGATACAACTGGTGGCGGCATTAACTTAGCAGTTGGACGTTTATTTGTAAAATACAATGACGACGAAGGTAGTCCACTAGACGGTTCATTTAAGATTTATGCACGTAGCGCATCAGGCGCAACATCAATTACATCCAGTGTAGTTACAGCATCAACTTTCCCAAGCGGATCATACAGCTTTACAATTAGTGAATCACTAGTTGGAACAGCAGGTTATACTTCAGCAGCAACAGTTGCAATTGCCGGAACAGGTAATGCACATGATGCATCAACGTTAGTAGCTGCAATTAATGCAGCATTACCAGTTGGTTCAAATGTTGCAGCAACAGTTACTTCATTGAATCAAATTGTTATTACACACGCAGCAGGCGGTGATATTAAGTTTGAAGATGACACTGGCACTCCGTTAACAAGACTATTTGGCAATCCTAACGCCGGTCCTTCGACAGCAGTTACTAACTTCCAAGCAGATGCAGCAAGTGATGGATCTGACGGAATGTATGTAGCAAGTCTATGGACATCATATGTTCAAGATAGTAACGGTAATAACGTTGGGTTTGCAACAGCAAGTACAGATGCACCCACAACTGATCCAGTAGACGGACAGTTATGGTACAGCAGCATTGTTGACGAAGTGGATATCTTAATCCACAACGGTACAACATGGGTTGGTTACTTAGATGCAACTGCTAAAACAATTAATCATGCTGGTATCAATGGCGAGCCAGACACAGATCCAATGGGTCCAATTGTTAGTGCTACACAGCCAACAACACAAAGCGATGGTACTAGATTAGCTAACGGCGATTTATGGATCGACACTAGCGATTTAGAAAACTATCCAAAGGTTGCAAGATACAATAGTCTTACTAAGAAATGGGTAGTTGTTGACGATGCAGATCAAACAACAGAAAACGGTATTTTATTCCATGACGCACGTTGGAATAAAAACGGTTTAACAAATACACCAAGCGCAATTGTAGACTTGTTATCAAGTAACTTCTTAGATCCAGATGCACCAGATCCTGCACTATATCCAAAAGGTATGTTGCTATGGAACTTACGTCGTTCGGGCTTTAACGTTAAGAAATTTGTTGTAAACTATATTGATACAACACAACGTAACTTACGTCACAGCAATGAACAAATGACTGATTACTATCCAAACCGTTGGATTAGTGAAGCTGCTAACCAAGAAAACGGTGCAGGTACATTCGGACGTAAAGCACAGCGTAAAGTTGTTATCCAAGCATTACAAGCATTAGTTAACAGTAACCAACAGATCCGTGACGAAGAATCACGTATTTTCAACTTAATTGCAACTCCTGGTTATCCAGAATTAATTGGCGAAATGGTTGCACTAAACTACGATCGCGGTATTTCAGCGTTCGTTGTAGGTGATGTTCCAGCTAGATTAAAAGCAGATGCTACAACACTAAGCAACTGGGGTAATAACGTAAATGGCGCATTAGAAGACAACGACGAAGGTTTAGTAAGCTTCGACGAATACTTAGGTGTGTTCTATCCATGGGGTTACACAAGCGACAACATCGGTAATAACGTAGTTGTTCCTCCAAGCCACATGATGTTACGCACAATTGCATTGAACGACCAAGTTAGCTATCCATGGTTTGCACCAGCAGGAACACGTCGTGGTGGTATTACTAACGCAACAGCAGTTGGTTATGTTGATCCACAAAGCGGAGAATTCCAGTCAGTTGCATTGAACACTGGACAACGTGACACATTAGCAAGCATTAAAGTTAACCCATTAACATTCATTACAGGCACAGGACTTGTCAACTATGGACAATACACTCGTGCTAAGAATGCTAGTGCATTGGATCGTATCAACGTAGCACGTTTAGTAATTTACCTACGTCGTCAATTTGCACAATTGGCTAAACCATATGTGTTTGAACCAAACGACAAGATTACACGTGACGAAATTAAGGGTGCAGCAGAAAGCCTATTGTTAGAATTAGTAGGACAACGTGCTCTGTATGACTATATCGTAGTTTGCGATACAAGTAACAACACACCTTCAAGAATTGATCGTAGTGAACTATATCTAGATGTAGCGATTGAACCAGTTAAGGCAGTGGAATTTATTTACATTCCATTACGCTTAAAGAACACTGGCGAAATTAAAGCTCTAGGTGGCGCATAATTAACGGAGCATAATAAATGGCTATTTCAAGTTTATCAAAATTTACAGTACCTTTAGCTAGCGATCAATCCGCTAGCTCACAAGGTATGTTGATGCCAAAGCTAAAATATCGCTTTAGAGTGATGTTTGAAAACTTTGGTGTATCAACACCGACAACAGAATTGACTAAACAAGTCCAAGAAGCTGCTCGTCCTAACGTTCAGTTTGCTGATCAAAAGATTGAAGTTTACAACTCAACAATTCACTATGCTGGTAAACCAACATGGCAAACAATGACTATCAAGTTACGTGATGACGTAACAGGTCAAGTTGCTAAGTTAGTTGGCGAGCAAATGCAGAAACAGTTTGACTTCTTTGAACAAAGTTCAGCAGCGTCAGGCGGCGACTACAAGTTCTTAATGCGTGTTGAAATGTTAGATGGTGGTAACGGTGCAAACACTCCACAAGTTTTAGAAACTTGGGAATGTTACGGTTGCTACATTACACAAGCTAACTACAACACATTAAGTTACGGTGGTCAAGAAACATTGACAATCGACTTAACAATTCAACCAGATAACTGTTTACAAACATCAGGCGGTGCGGCAGCTCCAACTGTGTTTACAAAAGGTACAGCAGCTACTGGTTCTGGAAACAGAGCTTAATAAGAAATGCCCACTTAGGTGGGCTTTTTTATGGTTTGCTATAAACTGCGTAGTTTATCTTTCGAATAAATATTATTATGGCATTCACACCTAACCGATTTTTAAACGAAACTAGTAACGTAACATTACGCGACTGGCAACATGCTGCGCGACTGTTTACAGACGATCAGTTCAGACTTGCACCTAAACACAAATTCCTGTTTGGAGTTGTGTTTAAATTAAACAAAGCTGCATTGTTAAACATTGATCTTGCTATTAAGTATGGTTATGAAATAGGCATGCTAGTAAAAAGTGCAGATTTACCAAACTATCAAGTTAGCACAGAAACATTAAATCAGTACAATCGTAAGAAAAATATCCAAACTGGTATTAAGTATCAGCCCATAACAATGACATTTCATGACGATAACATGGGTCTTATTAATATGTTATGGAAAAACTATTTTAATTACTACTATGCTGATTCTAGTTCTGCTGAAGATGCAGGTGCTTATAACAGAACTGCAATGAAAAACTTTAGCTACATTCAAGATACATATGGCTTAGACAACGGCAGTACAGAACCATTTTTTGATTCTATAAAAATATTTCACGCGGCACGTCATGAGTTTGTAAGTTACGAACTAGTTAATCCAATTATTACAAGTTGGAATCACAACAAAGTTGACTATGCACAAAATACTGTACATGATAATACTGCACAGATTGCTTATGAATCGGTAATATATAATACAGGAAGCGTTGTTGACTCTAATGCAGGAGAATGGTTATTTGATCCTGCACACTACGATCAAACTCCTAGTCCATTACAAGGTATTAGTGATCCGGGTGCAGTTGTTGCAAGTGTAAATTCTACAACAGGTGTTATGAATAACGCTTCTGAATTTTTAAATAATATAGCAACAACTATTAACGGCTATCAAAATACACAATCGTTAGGTTCTCCGGTACAAACAGGTTTGCTAAACAATGTAGTAGCTAGCGCACAGCAAGGCGTGAGCGGAGTCCAAGGGATAGCATTTCCAGTGTCGCAGACAGCTGAGAATATAACTACCGCAACACAAGTTAAAATTGTTTAAGTAGAATAATATGTCAATAAATTTACCATTACAGCCGTTACAAGGAATTCCAGATAGCTCGTCTGATGTTCGTCAATTTTTTGACAAATACTATAATTCAAAAATTAGTTTTCCGTCAAACCAAATAGATGCAGTAGTTGGATTTTTCTTAAAGAACGGCTTTGATGCAGAAAGTGCAAGAAGTGTTGGAATTGTATTATTAAATCAAGCACACGCAGATAATGTAAATGTATTTGAATTAATTGATACATTAAAGGCACTAACTGATGTTCAGTTGAGTCAAGTAGTTGCACAAATTTTAAATGCTTATCGAGAAAAGATAAGCCTATTAGGTTATAGAATTGCTCCTCTAGTTGACTCGTACGAATCTCGTAATATCTTAGTGTAATTTATGGCTAAGTTTGCTAAAGGTAAGTTCATAATGAAAAACCCTGGAAAATATGTAGGGACTAAAACACCTATATACAGATCCAGTTGGGAATGGCATTTTATGTCATTTTGTGATACTAATGAAAGCATACAAAAATGGGCAAGCGAAGCAGTAAACATTCCTTACAGAGATCCGTTAACTGGACGTAATACTATCTATGTTCCAGACTTTTTTATACAATACGTTGATAAAGTAGGCAAGATGCACGTTGAACTAATTGAAATTAAACCAGCAAGTCAACAATTACTTGAGCGTGTAGGTAAGAACAAATACAACCAAGCACAATATGTTAAGAACCAAGCTAAGTGGCAAGCAGCTACTATTTGGTGTAAACAGCAAGGTATCAAATTCCGTGTTATTAACCAAAACGACATGTTCCATAACGGTAGTCCAGGATAAGTAAAGTTATGACTAAGAAACTCGAAGAATTACTTAATTTGCCCGAAAGCAAAAAAATAGTAAAAGAAGAAGAAAAGAAAGTTAAGAAAGCTGAAGTAGCTCAACCGTTCCTACGCGACATGTCAGAGTTTGATAAAATTTCTGCTAGTTTGCCAGCAGTTAAGGGACTGGGTGATACGGCTGATGCAGAGTTTGATGCATTAGCTCAGCGAGCAACAGATGCATACGACGACTTAATTGACTTAGGTATGAACGTCGAAGCACGTTATAGCAGTCGTATTTTTGAAGTAGCAGCTAGTATGCTTAAAAATGCAATTGATGCTAAATCAGCCAAAATTGACAAAAAACTTAAGATGATTGACTTGCAACTCAAAAAGCAAAAGTTAGATCAAGATGCAGCAGGATCCGATGAGGGCAACAGCATTAATCTTAACGGAGATGGCGTAATTATTGCAGACCGCAACAGCCTGATCGAAAAACTTAAAAATATGAATAAATAATACATCAGGATTACGACTATGAAATCATTTAAAGAATATCTAACAGAAAGCAAAAAGACTTACGACTTTAAAGTTAAAGTTGCAGGTGAGTGCCCAGAAGGCGCGGCTGAAAAGATTAAAGAAGCACTAAGCATGTATGATTGTGCTAGCTGCTCAGCAGGAAACAGAACACCTATTCAAGAAAGTCATTTTGATTTTCCAGAACACAAGAACGTTGAAGTTACTGTGTTTGATGTATGTTTAAATTATCCAACAACTAGCCCAGAAGTACGTGCAGCAGTAGTTGAAAAATTAAAAGTATCAGAATCATGCGTTAGAGTACGCAACCCAAAAGAAGAAGCAGAAACAGTTTTAAATCATGCAAATGATGCTAAGTCAGGCGAAGCATTATTAGACAAACCTTATGAAAAATCTAACAACCAAGAAAGCGTTGGTGAAAAGCATAAAATGTCAATGCTAAAAGATTTACATAAAAATAAAAAAGAACACTTAACACAAGTTAAAGGTGTTAACGATAAGATTTTAGCTAAAAAAGCTCCAACAGATAAATCAGTTAAGGCTACAGAAGCCAAGATAGAAAATACAAGTCCTGTCGGTAGCAAGAAGGTCACAGTACCTATCGCAAAAACAAACGGAGGACTATAATATGAATTTCCAAGACTTACTAGCAAAGATGAAGCAAATCGACGAGAATACTGGGACAATGGCTCCTCCTAGTGGTCCTCAGTTTCCAGATGATGGAAATGCACAATTAGAATGCGGAGACGAAATGCCTCCGAAAGCAGATAAGCCAGGACTAGCAGGCGATGACGAAATCCTAATTGGCGAAAAGGGCATGGAAGAATGCGGATTGCCAGGAATGGACAACATGCCGCACGGTATGATGGGCGCACCAAAACAACAAGATAATGTAACTATGAGTGTTAGCATGAACGGTTCTGGTGCAGGTGGCATTAGCGACTTAATGAAAATCTTACGCAATATCGAAAAGGGTGGCGAAGGCGATATCGAAATTGGAGTTGGTGAAGAAATCGACGGTGGGTTCCAATCTGCTACAACTGAACCAGAAACATCTGTTGCAGATACTAGTATGATGACACGCACTGGAAGAGATTTAGCTAGCAAAGATGGAGAAGCTATCAAAGTTAACGGCGGCGGAAACCCGATGCGCGAAGCACTAATACGCAAATTGAGCGAGCACTACGCTCAAGTTAAAGCACGATAACAATTCGTCAGCAGTATCAAAAAGCGGCTCTTTAGCCGCTTTTTTTGTGTAAATAAAGTATGGCTAAATCACTAGACGGCGTCTTAACAAAAAGGGCGCATAGACAAGAAAAATTTACAGAAGAGCAAGTACAGCACTTGCTTATGTGTTCTGATCCCGTTGAAGGATACATGCACTTTGTTCAAAACTTTTTTCATATACAGCATCCAACAAAGGGTAAGGTTAAGTTTGAGCCATTTGATTACCAAGTAAGACTACTACACAGTTATCACGATTTCCGTTTTAATATTAACATGATGCCACGTCAAAGTGGCAAGACTACGTGTGCCGCGGGATATCTATTATGGTATGCTATGTTCCATCCGGATCAAACTGTTCTAGTTGCTGCGCACAAGTATACGGGCGCACAAGAAATTATGCAGCGTATTCGATATGGATACGAACTTTGTCCAGATTTTATACGTAGTGGTGTAACTAGTTATAACAAAGGGTCAATTGAATTTGACAATGGTTCACGTATTGTAAGTCAAACAACAACAGGCACAACAGGTCGTGGTATGTCTATTTCACTACTATACTGTGACGAGTTTGCGTTCGTGCAACCTAATATTGCCGAAGAGTTTTGGACTTCTATTTCTCCTACACTGGCGACTGGTGGTAAGGCGATTATTACATCAACACCAAACTCGGACGAAGATACATTTGCTAACATTTGGAAAGAATCTCAAGATTTATTTGACGCTTACGGAAACGAACGCAAAGACAAAATGGGGCGTAATGGTTTCCATGGGTTTAGAGCCGAATGGTATGAACATCCAGATCGTAACGAGAAATGGAGAGAAGACGAAACGGGACGTATTGGTGAAGAACGTTTCCGTCGTGAATATGGTTGCGAGTTCTTGATTTATGATGAAACATTAGTTAACTCAATTAAATTAAGTGAGATGTTAGGTAAAGAACCTATTTTCAAAATGGGGCAAGTTCGCTGGTTTAAGAAGCCGCAGGCAGGTAATTTATACCTAGCAGCACTAGATCCTAGTTTAGGAACAGGCGGTGACTATGCAGGTATTCAAGTATTTGAACTTCCTAGTATGACGCAAGTTGCAGAGTGGCAGCATAACGTTACTCCAGTGCAAGGACAAGTAAAAATATTCCGAGATGTGTTACGATATATACAAGAAACAATCGGAATGGACAATTCAAACAGCATTTATTATAGTGTTGAAAATAACACAGTGGGCGAAGCTGCTCTAGTTGTTATTCAAGATTTAGGGGAAGAAACTTTTCCGGGTTTATTTGTAAATGAACCGCAGCGTAAAGGACATGTGCGTAAATTCCGTAAAGGATTTAATACTACACACGGTTCTAAAATTTCAGCTTGTGCTAGATTAAAGTTTTTAATCGAAGAAGACAAGATGAAAATATTCAGTAAAACACTTATTAGTGAATTAAAATCATTTATTGCAAAAGGTGTTACATTCTCAGCTAAAGAAGGGCAACATGACGACTTAGTAGCAGCATTGCTATTAGTTGTGCGTATGAGCGTTGTACTAGCAGAATGGGACCCTAAAGTATTTGAACTAATGAGTGTAGACGGGCATATGGACGAAGATTTTGAAGCTCCGTTGCCAATATTTGTTTCAAGCGGATTCTGATAAATATAACATGAACTCGAATTTAGATAAAATTGCACAAGATTTGTACGGAAAAATTCAAACCCGATTTAAAAATATTACAATCGGCGATGAACACGCACAAACTTTAAGTCGTAAGGAAGATATTCCTAAAGCTCGTTTCTTCGAATTCGAGTATGTTGAAAACGGTGAAAGTTTAGGTACTATTACAATTACATTAGACGAAGATGACGGTATTGTAATTCAAGTAGGTGGTGATTTAGTTGACGATGATAACGAAACTACTCACCACGGTGCTTACAAATTTATTCGCAGCTTTAGAGAATTTGCTAAAAGAAGACTCTTAAAGTTTGATGCGGATAACATCGGAAAAAGCAATTTAGACAAAAGAGATTACCAGTTTCAAGCGAAACGTAAGGAAGAACCAGTCATGCAAATGCAACCAGTTATGGAAAACAAAATGTACGGAAATGCCCGTATGAGCTATCAGGATTTAGGCGAAGCACGTTTAGTTATTAAACACAGCCAGCCAGTTAACTTAAATGTACCAGCAGGCCGTACAATGCATATCGAAAGCATTTACATTGAAAACGCAGACGGTGAAAGATTTAAGTATCCTTACAAACATCTAAATGGTGCTCGTGCGTTGGCAGAACATATTAAGCACGGTGGCAATCCATACGATGCTATCGGTAAACACATTTCTAGTCTAAGTGAAGAACTAGCAGGTTTACGCAAGTTTAAAGGGTTTGTTAGCCGCCAAACGCAAGTAAGCGAAGCAATGGGCTCTGTTACTGATCGAGTACTAGAGCGTATTGAGCAAATTAAAGAAACAATTAGCAAATTACAGCGTCCAGCATATTATGAATCATTTGTTGAAAGTTTTGAAGAACAAGAAGAACAAATTATTCCAGAAGAAATTCAAAATGATTTAATTGATCGTTTGACTATTCGTACATTTAACGAAGACTTAAAATCAATTTTTCCATATATCTATAAGTTTGTTAATGAAAACGAACTACCAGTTGTTGAATTAGGTGCCGATGATATTTTAGGCGAAGAAACTGAAGAATGTGATACTTGCCATCATACACCATGCACATGTGACGATGAACACGAACAAAAAGATGAGTCATTTGATCCAGAAGTGCAGTTTGAATCTTTTATGGATTCATTAGTTAACGAAGACAAGGACGAATTGTTTAGCCCGAATAAGGATGCTAAACTACGTGCTATTGATCAACTTAATCAAGTATTTTCAAAAGAATTGCCGGGCGGACCGGGCGGAGTTAACGCAATCGAAAGTCTTAAAGGCTTAATTGACGAGCCAGAATTATTTGATATTATTAGAGATTTAAACCCAGATTTAGACACACGTCCTGTTATTCAACAATGGTTGCATGACAACATGGGCAAGTTTGCAGGTGACGCAGCCGAAACATTAGCTATGCTTCATTTTGCAGGTCCTGAAGGCGAAGGGATTACTGAACCGTCTCCAGAAGAAATGGCACCTCCTCCAGAAGCAATGCCACCGGCACCAGAAGCTAGTGCAATACCGCCAGCACCGGAAGCTAGTGCAATGCCACCCGCAGCACCTCCAGCACCTGGTGCAATGCCGCCCGCAGCACCCGCAGCACCAATGGCTGAAAGTATTGCTAGAGCTTTAAAGAAAGCAAAACAAGCAGGTGCAACTCTAGAAACAGCTTTAGATTTTGGACACGGTGTTAAAACTATTGCTGAAATTATTGACGAGTGCGGAATGGATGCTGCTGAAATTGGTTTTGATCAGCCACAAGAAGCAGGTGTTCCTGCAATGTTAAAATACCTATCTGGTTTCTATAATAAAGAAGGTGGAAACTTTCCACTAGGCGGAACAAGATTAAAAATTAAAATTAAGAAAGCATGGGAAGATGGCGAATTTGGAAATTGTTCCGAACAAGACGTCGTTAAAGTGTTTAAATTAATTGATGCTAAAGATCCAAGTCCTGGCTCAGATCAAAATCCTGAGCAAGCGCACATTGTTAAACTAGCAGGTGTTGCACCTCAACAATCAGCAACTAGCGGATTAAACACTGATCACATCGAGCACGATATGAGCAAGATTGATCCAACAGACATGATGAGAGCCATCATGCAAAAATTACAATTCTAAGGAAATCATGATGGAACACAAAAGTTTTAGAGAATATATTCAGCTTGTTGAATCTGCTCAACAAGTTCAATCAGAAGATGCAGCCCAAGTAGGCAACGTTATTGGACAAGCAGGTGCAACGGCTGTTAATGCAGCAACAGCGGCACCTAGAGCTATTTGGGACGGTGTAAAATGGCTTTATAACAAAGGTGCTGACGCAGTTGACAGCGCAGTTCAAGGTGTTCAAAACTTTGCAAACGGAGCAGCACAAGGCTTCCAAACAGGCGGGTTAGATCCTTTGCATCCAATTGATTCTGCACAACAAGCGGCACAAAGTTATGCACAAGCAGGCAAGCCACAACAAGGTGCTACACCTACTAAGCCTCAAGGACAACCAATGGCTCCAGATGCGCTTAAAAAGATTCAACAACAATTAGGTGTTGCAGCTGACGGTATTATGGGTCCTAAAACTCAAGCAGCTATTAAAGCGTTCCAACAAAAGAACGGGTTAGCAGTTGATGGTATTGTTGGTCCTAAAACACAAGCAGCATTACAAGGCGCTGGCCAAGCAGGTACTTCACAAACTCCAACTGCTAATGCAACAACTACAAATGCCGCAGCAGCGCCAGCTGGCAACACTGATCCATCAAAAGGTGCAGTTGACTACAGTTTAAATGGTTCTGGTGTTAAACTTAATGCAAACAATGCAACTGCTAATACTACAGGTGGTCCTAACATGGGTCAAGTTAATACGGCAGGTGGATATGATCCAAAGGCACCTAAGGTATCTGAGTCAACTGGTTACGATGAAGTACAAAGAATTATGAGTTTAGTACACCACAGATAATTGGTGGAAAAATATCACATTTAAGGCACCAATTGCCTTGTAATGATAAATAAAAACGCATACACTTACATGTATGCGTTTTTTATTGAAGAAGGTCTTCAATAAATTAAGGCACATAAAAAAACATAGGCTTATTACAGGAGAAAAACTATGGCTACATTAGCAGAAATTCGCGCAAAATTAAAAGCATCTGAACAACGTGGTTCAGGAGAACGTACAGGCGGTGATAACTCAATTTATCCGTTCTGGAACTTAAAAGAAGGTCAAGAAGCA